AGAAAGGTGGTGGTCAAAGCCAGATCTGAGGTCTAATGGTGTCGACCTGACTTTCTCCAATGATATCAAGAGGTTAGGTGGGGCCAGGGGCCTCTAGTATGGCCTTTCAAAAAAGTTCAATGATTTCAAGGGGTTACAAGGGTGCGGAAATCAGGTCGTGTAGGGTGAATTGAACTCCGGTATCAATGTTTCCAATTACGTTCCCGGCGGGTGGATCTATCTGCGATCCTCTATGTTGAACTTCCCTCTACCTCCTTGCCCTTATTGTTCTTATAGTATATGGCCAAAGGCACCTAAAGTCAACCAAAAAAACCCCTAAAATAAAATTATTTTTTGGTAAAATAATGGTTGACATTTGGATTCAGAGATGGTATACTGTAAAGACAATAAGGAATTAGAGAGGGCATAGAAAATGAAATTAGCGATCCACACACAATACAAAGAGAACTATGGCGCACATGACTGGGACGGCCAGGGTGAGTGTCCGCAGTATTGGAAGTTCAAAGGTGGAGAGACCTTTGTTATGGCCATCGAGGATCCCAATCTTAGACCTGAGAACATTGATGATCTGCGTGAGTTGATCGAGTATGCTTCTGACTACTCTGAGGAGTATGTGTTAGATTGGAGTTTCGTGGACGAGGGAGAGGCTGTGTGTGAGGACTGGGAGACTCCCTGGACTATATACCGTGAGGCAGATGGGGCCTACTATGCGAGCCGTTGGGTGCCTGCAGAGGACTATTGGACTCCCGGCTACAAGGGCAAGGCTCAGAGCTATAAGATGGAGCTGGGTGGCGAGAGAAGCCACTATCAAGAGGAGTACGTCAAATTGGCTGAGCCTGAGATGGCTTAGACGTGGACAGGTAGGGAGTGGAAACCCGGTTAGGCCTTAGACCTATATACAACTAAGGCGGGAGAGCTAGGCGCCCTCATAGAAAGGCCTAGCATTTATCTGTGGCATTTGTGCAACACCTGAGCCTTCGCCCATCGGGAGCGTAGTTTATTATAACATATTTTGGACGAGATGTCAACCAAAATAATTAGATTTTTTTTGGTAAAAAATGGTTGACCTTAGACTATTTTGGTGCTATAGTGTAACTATAAACTAAACAACGCAAAGAGGGCAAACTATGCAAAACATTAAATTTCCGTTCGCAGTACAACTTGCAGGGGACAGCATTTGGGGCTATGAGGGTCCGCAAACTGTCTCAGTCTCAGACATCGCTGTGTACGAGGATGAGGACTACAAGATGATCGACGTAGTACACGATACAACGTGGGAGATCTACACAGACAGTGGCTTTGAGGCCGCAATTAGCAAAGCACTTGGCTATGAGGTGCAATTTACAGAGCAAGGTATGCAACAAAACGGCATGGCCTCTATGGAAGCATAGCATAAAAAAAATGGTTGACACTATAGCATTTTGGTGCTATAGTGTTAATATAATTAGGAGGGCAATATGAAAAAGACTATTATAGCAACAGCGATCTTGGCATGTTTGCATACGGCGGCCGCAGGGGCAGAGAAGCTGACATCATTCGATCACGCGGCAGAGCTAACAGATCAAGCCAAGACCATACTATTCCAAGAGCTGAACGATCAGAACGCAGAGAACCACACACATCCTGCGATCACTTGTCTAGCAGAGAACATCTACTTTGAAGCACGAGGCGAGAGCTTTAAGGCCAAGATAGCAGTGGCCAACGTCACACGTAATAGAGTAGAGGACAGCAGATGGCCGAGTACCTACTGTGGTGTGGTACAGCAGGGGCCTGTGAGGGAATCATGGAAGACCAAGAAGATCAAGGACCTTCCGGACAACCAGCGAGTGTATTACCCACGAAAGCACAGATGTCAGTTCAGTTGGTACTGTGATGGGGTCAAAGATGTGATATGGGCCAACATGGAACGCACAGGAGAGACCATCGAAGGCAATGCTAGAGCTTGGAGAGAATCAGTACGTATTGCGATAGCCACACTGGCTCAGGGTGATTACATCATCAAGGACAACACTGGTGGGGCCACTCACTACTATAATCACAACCTAGTTGATCCGCATTGGGCAGACAGCTATAAAACCACAGCCGTTGTGGGCAATCATACGTTCAAAAAATAGGGGTTGACAATTGGATTGGATGATGCTATTATATAAACACAATAAGGAAATGAGGGCACAATGAAAATTTTAGACATAGAAACAGATGCAACATGGCAGAGTGGTTCAAGCCTCGCAGGCTATGTGACAACCACTTATGAGGATATCGTGGCCAAGTTTGGTGAGCCAACAGCCGCTGGTGATAAGACCACCGCAGAATGGACACTTGAATTCAAGGTTCTAGAGGACGATGCAGAGGACGAGGACGATTGGGACTACGTCTACGCAACCATCTATGACTGGAAAGAATCAAGCACGCCTATGGGGCAGTACCGTTGGCACATTGGTGGGTTCGACAATCGAGCTGAAGAATGTGTGCAACAGGCCCTGGAAAATAATGGTTGACATTTGGATAAAGAGGTGCTATTATATAAACATAATAAGGAGGGCAACTAGATGGGCATGTATAATCTAATAGAAGACAACGTAAACAAGTTCTGGGACATAGCCAACGACAAGGCTGGAGAGTGCGAGAGCTTGGATGAATTCGTTGAAGCAATGACTCCGCACGTGGATCTACTACAGGGTAGTTCCGAAGGAGAGTGCGTTGAGGAAGCAATCAGCGAGGCTTGGGGCGAATACTGGGCCAAATATAATATGTAATTAGGGGTTGACTTTTGGTTAACTTGGTGCTATTATATAAGAACAATAACAAACAAAGAGGGCAAAATGAAAACAACGATTAACACAATTTCCGGACTATTGATAGCAGTTGGACTGATGGCAATGGCAGGTTCAGCCAACGACTGTGATGGTGCTTGTATGGACACGGCCAACACCTTAGGTGAGATGCTAATGGTAGCAGGTGTAGGTTTTACCATGGTGCTGTTTGGTGCAATGGTCTTAATCAGCAACAGCCAGGAGCAATAGGATGTTGGAAGTAATTGGATTCATCGCTGTAGCATATCTTATCTTTAAATTCGCACCCGCAATCATCGAAGCAGGGTTCAAGTTCGCTGTGATCTGTTTGGGATTCGTAGCGTTCCTGTTCATCTGTGCATGGATTTGGGGTAGCATTTTGGTAATGATTAATTAAAATAAATGGTTGACATTCAATTAAATTGAGTGTATACTGTAAGTATAACAATTAGGAAACGAGGGCAATATGAAACTTAAAAACATTGGTTCAAATATGACAGAGATCGAAGTTAACGGCAAGAGCATCATGTTCAGCTATGAGACTCCGGTTGCAGGCTACTGTGAGCAGGGTGCGTTTAGAACAGACACCAAGTTCAGCGTAACCACTAGCAAACAGATCAACAAGTACCTAGGTGGCAAAGACGTAGGTAGGGTTGTACCCCAGGCTTGGATTGAAGGTTTGGTAGCCTAATGAAAACGATTTTGGTAGTCCTTTGTGCTATGAGCTTGACCGCTTGTGGTACAATGACTCCAAAAGATATGTTGAAGACCGCGAATGCGTTCCGAAATGTATCTAAGATTACCGCTCCAGGTGTAGAAGAAGAATTGGTTGTTATGACCAAAGACATCTTTGATCCTGCAAGGGGTGGTGGTTTCAACAAATAATGGTTGACATACTCACCATTAGATGTTATTATAACTTGAGTATGAATAGGCAAACAATAGGAGGCCAACAATGAGTACCACTAAACTGTACACGGTAGCCGGCACGTCAAACAACAACGGCAAAACAAAAGTAAGGTTCGCGAATGACTATGTGAGTAGATTCAAGATCCTTGTAAAGAATCAACACGAGGACATCAAAATCGTAGAACTGCCATCAGCAATGAACAAGGCAGATGTATGTAAGTTCTTGTCAACTCATGCAGAGTTCCAGACAGAAGCACAACAGTCTGCGATCAATGAGTTCGTTGTAAGAAACATCAAACTTGATGCGACTCCAACAGCACCGGCACAGCCTGTAGCTGAAGCAGAGACCATTGAGGTAGAGCTAGAGACTGCATAGTATTGCAGTCCAATAGGGGAGGCACTGACTAAGAGCCTTCCTTTGAAGAAGCTGGTTGTGAATGGTTAATACTAGTTCACGTTGCATTAAACCAGAGCCCGAACGTTGCGTACCAAGGCTCGGCCAGCTTACTTCATAAATTTTCATTTAGAGGTTGACAACCGTCCTTGGTTGTGTTATAGTAAGACATCATAAGAAGATCAGAAGAGGATCAAATCAAATCATTTTAGTTACTGCCCTTAGCTCAGCTGGATAGAGCAACAGCCTTCTAAGCTGTAGGTCGTAGGTTCGAATCCTACAGGGCAGGCCAACAATGCTCGCGTGATGGAATTGGTAGACATACCGGACTTAAAATCCGGAGGCTGTAATGGCCGTGGCGGTTCGAGTCCGCCCGCGAGTACCAAAGGTAAGTACCGCCCGGGGGAGCAACCGCCCTCATGTAAGACTTCCCCGGGCAGGGAAATAAAATGGTTGACAAGTGATCCAATTGGTGTTATAGTATATGTATAGTTAGAACAAACGGAGGGCATCCAATGATTAGAGTACACACAACAGGACTTGAAGGTGAACGTTTCCTCAAGCTAGATGAAGTCAACATCCACACACAGAAGATTGACTCTTACAACGGCGCACCATACATCTTGTTCGAGCACAAGGACTATCCAGGAGGAGCGTTGAGTGCTACATTCGATGGCACCTATTGGGACTGTGATTTAGATTAATTAGGGGTTGACAACTGCACCTTTTGGTGCTATAGTATAAACATAATAACAAATGAGGGCACTATGAACAATCAATATGAAGTTACCAAGCAGAACGCAAAACTAGCCGACATTGGTCGTGCGATGATGGACTATTCAGAGTTCTACGGTGTTGCTAATGGACTGGGTCATCTCAAAGATGCTCAGCTGGCCACACTGAATCAGCTCACCCATGTAGGCGGAATGCTTACCAAAATTGGTGTGCTGTTTGGACCGCGAATGAGTGATCTAAGCGATAGCGACAGAGAATTAGTTGCAAAGTTCAGCAAAAAAGAACTTGACATTCAGAACGTTTGATTGTATACTGTAAGTATAAACAATAAAGAAGAGAGGGCAAAATGGCAACAGATTTGAAATCACACGCACAGGGCGTATCATTGACAAGGTTCGCTGGTGGTGTGGACCGCGGAGTATGCGTCCAGGTCACAACCAAGAAGCGTCAACCTGTAGGCACAGAGTTCTTTGACTCATTGCAATTGACACGAGCACAGGCCGCGGCATTGGCGGCTGACTTGATGGACTTTGCTCAGGGCAGAGAAACAGAAGATTTTGAATAATTAGAGGTTGACAACTGTAGCATGTGATGCTATAGTATAAGAACAATAAGGGCACACTAACACACACAACTGAGAGGGTTAACATGACAACACAAATTGAAATTAAAAGCGGCACGTACAAGATCCGTGGCAAAGACGTAGAACTTGCGGGCATGGTCTTTCCAATGGTGGAAGAGTTCAAAGTAGGTAGCCAAGGTGGTTACGTAACAGTGGATGGATCAGCAATGGCTGGCTTCCCAGACCGTAACATCAAGATCAAAGTTAACAGCAGTGATGACTATGCTGTTACTAAAAAGAAGACAACTGTACGTGAAGAAACAGATGAAGAGACCATTGAGCGTCTTAGAGAACGTTTCCAGATCCTAGAAGACATGACCAAAGCATGTAAGAAAGGCGATGTACGTGCAATGATCGTAACAGGCCCTCCAGGTGTGGGCAAGAGTTTTGGTGTAGAGAAAGTGCTAGGCAAGCATGACATGATCGCAACGTTAGGTGAACGACCTGCCAAGTATCAGGTAGTCAAGGGTGCTATGAGTGCAATTGGTCTCTACTGTAAACTGTTCAACTATGCAGACAAAGACAATGTGCTAGTGTTTGATGACTGTGACTCAATCCTACAAGAAGACCTGAGTTTAAACATCTTAAAAGCCGCACTGGATTCGAAAGCTTCAAGACGTATACATTGGAACACAGACAGTTTCAAGTTGCGTAACGAAGGTGTGCCGGACAGCTTCGAGTTCAAAGGCTCATGCATATTCATTACCAACATCAAGTTTGAAAACGTTAAGAGCAAGAAGATGAGAGATCACCTAGCGGCAATTGAAAGTAGATGCCACTATATCGATCTTACCATTGACAGCGAACGTGAGAAGATGTTGCGTATCAAACAAATCGTAGGTGATGGCATGTTAGCTAAACATGCACTAGATGAAGAAACACACGAACGAGTGGTAGACTTCATCGACATCAACAAAAAGAATCTCCGAGAGCTTAGTCTAAGGACTGTGCTTAAGGTGGCCGATCTCGCTAAAGCCTTTCCAGACAACTGGGAAGCAATGGCTGAGAATACAGTACTGCAACGAGCCTAATAGCCCTCAACCCTGGCTCTGTACTGTACCGAACCCCTGCTAGTGTGCCCTCGCTATGCAGGGGTTCACCTTGACAAAAACTCCATAAAATAAATGAAAAAAACCTGCTGATTTTGGTTGACATATTGGATTGCAGACTGTATACTGTAAGTATAAACAATAAAGAAGAGGGTACGCAATGAGTTATATCACAGACAAATGGAACGCTGGTGAAGTACACTTCCAAGATGGCGCGGCTGGTTGGAGGTTTGATTCAGGTGAGTTCCGTCCGCTTATGGACGATGCTATGCGAGAACTACACTATGAAGGCCTGGTTGATGCAGACTGTGTAGAGATCACAGCGTTTGCCAGAGACTTGTACACAACCAAATCAATTGCAGAGTACCGTGTAGCACAGAGTCAACGTAGTGCAGAACAGATTGCTGAAGAACGAAGCGAAGCTAGAGCCGCTATGGGCGAGGGTGTAGAGATGGTAAACATCATAACAGGAGAACGATACACAACTTAGAGTTGTGTATTTTTTGGTTGACCTTTGGCTCAACTGAATGTATTATAATAGTATAAACTAAACAAAGCGAGGGCAATATGCAAACAACAACACAAACAACAGACACAGAACTATTAGTAGACACAGCACGTAAGGCCGCTGAAGGTGCACAGGCCAAGTTCCTAGCAGAGTGGACAGCCAACACAGGTGGCAATGAGTATGGTGAGCCAATGTACTGTGGCTTTGCTTGGGTTACTATACACCCAGAGCACAAGGGCAACACTAGGTTGGGTAAGCTAGAACGTAGAGTAATAGAGAGCATGGGCTTTCGTAAGGACTGGACAGGCAAGGCTTATCAACTGTGGAACTGCACAGGCTATGCTGGTCAGAGCATGGACGTTAAAGAAGCAGGGGCACAGGCCTATGCTGAGGTACTGCGAGGTGCAGGGTTTAAAGCATACATGGGTAGCAGAGCAGACTAAGGGAGGTCACAATGTATACACTACACGTACCAGCAGGCACATATGCAGAGACTAGCCTACTACGGCTAGCAGTACTAGTCTTAGCACATAGGCTAGAGCACTTGTTCAAGGGTGAAGGCTTTAGAGATTAGTCCTAGCCTCTGAGGAGCGTGACACTCCATCAAGTCACAGAAGGAGGATCGGAAACGGTTCTCCTTTTCTTTTGACCCCTGGAGGCATAAGAAAAAAATAAAAAATAATTTCGGCCGGGGGGCATATATATAATATTTTCAAACACTTACACAGCACATGCATGGTCTAATTCCACCACCCAACTTTGAAAAGTACTTCACCTTATTTTTTTGTAATCTAATTTTTTACCCTGCAGGACCCATTTCGGAAAATAAATACATGTATGCACAAGGACGTTCCCACACTAGAAGACCGTGTACTAGCTATCAAACTGCGTATAGCACAGTTCAAAGCTGAACACCCAGGGTTATACACTAGTCATACTACTGCACACACTAGCAGTCATACGACTACTACTACTCGTACAGCTACTACTAGCATCAAGGACAAACTCAATAGCATACGCTAAGAGTGCCTCGCGTGTAGTACTAGTATAGTCGCTACACATGCAAGTGTCAATGTGTGTGTTGTTAAGTGTATACATAATGATACGCACACAGGTTTAAATACTACTAGTACACAGTCAGGGTAATCTATTTAGGGGGCTAAGTCAATTATCGATCCGTTCACAGCCATAGCGGCGGCTACCACTGCATTCAATACTGTTAAGAAGTTTGTACATGCAGGACAAGAACTAGAGAACACACTTGGTCAAATGGGCAAGTGGTATACTAGTGTGAGTGACTTTAGACATGCACAACAGCAGGCCAAGAACCCACCATTGTTTAAAAAACTGTTTGCCGCAGGTAGTGTAGAGGAAGAAGCACTAGCACTACTAGTACACGAAAAGAAAATAGCAGAACAAGAAAAAGAACTACAGCAGATGCTCAACATGCGTTATGGCTGGGGCACATGGGATGAACTAGTACAGATGAGGCGTAAGATACGTGCCAAGCGAGAAGCTACTGTATACGCACAAGAACAACGTCAACGAGCGTTTATTGAAGCTGTGACCATAGGGGCTATGATCATAGCGATGTGTGTTGTCATCGGCGGTATTGTATACGCTGTGGGTCTAGGGCAAGGACGCTGGTAAATGCTACATGCGTTCATGTTGATGGTGCTCATAGCTGACGTTCCACAACCAAATCCAATGTATTTTCGTAGCATAGATGTATGCCAATACTATGCGGCACGTGTACCACGTCAATACGGCAATTATGGTAGCAAACACCTAGTACCTGCAGAGCATAGAATAACTGCTTACTGCAAGCCTGTGTACATTAATAGCAACACTAAGACCCTATACGATCACTAGGTTTAAACGCATTTAAACAGCGTTATACGCTTGTTTCCACGTCTGAGCAGTATGTGTACCCTAAAACACCTTAAGTGCAAAATAAGAGCCATTTAGGCTGGATTTAGGCACACTACAGACACCGTAAATGCATGGTAAAAAACACCCACGAAAGAGGTTTACATTGTGATTTAAGAGGTGGATAAAATTTTGCGTACTGCACTTCGTGCTCTAAAATTACCGCGATCGCCTAAAGGCTCTAAATGGCTTTACCGCTTCGCGGCTTTGTCTGCACATGCAAACCAATGTGCAAGTTCTGGATGCTTGTCCTGGTTGGGTATTAGTTGTGTGGGCAATGGCGCATCTCCCAAACTGTTGAGCATGTCCTTGTAGACCTGTGCATGATCACGCCATTCAGGATTGTTGGCTATCCAAAATATCACCCTGTCCAAGTATACGTCATAGTCTGGTGTTAGACTGTTTGGGGGAAGTGTTTGATCTTGTGTGTGACTCAGCTCTACAACTACACCGTAGTGTTCTTTGAGTTCGTCTATCCACTGTAGCTGATCCAAACTAGCTGTAACTGTTAGAGCACTATGTACAAACTCAATGCGTACAGGATGTCCGTTGGTCTTTGTGGCTTCTTGAAAGTGCCATTCAACTTCTTGTTCTATGTCAGGCCATTCACTGCCATAGTGTTTGAATCCATGTCCTTGTAGTCTAAGCATACTAGTATTTAAACTTCGTGGCAAAAACACCAAGTACTTGTGAAATTTTTTTTGATCAATTTTTTTTTACTCTACAATGGGAGTTTGGGTAAAATCGTATACTGGCACATACCAATGAGCATCATTAAAGAATTTTCCCTTGATGCGTAGTTCCATGCGTTTTTTACTTTTTAGTACATAAATTTTAGCATGTGTTGGATCTGCAATGTTTAGAATATTCATTGTGGTTCCACTAGGATTAAAACAGCATTGTGTGCTATCGTAGTTGGGCATAGTACCTGCATCTATTCGAAACATAACCAACCTAATATTTAAATCTTTATTGTGCCGCCAAAACACACTAATGTAATAGTTGTCTTTGTCAAACACTTTTTTAATCCACGGGTCCACAGTACTGTTCCAAAGTTCTTGACTATTTTCTTTTTGAAAGTTTTCATCAATTCGAAATTCAGTTTTTAAACTTTGTTTAATACTTGCTTCACTGCTGGTTCCAGTCCATGATCCACTAAGTCCTTTTACATCATAATGCACATGGTCGTGTACACGAACGTCTTCAGGATTGTTTCCATGACCTACCCACTTACCACCTTTCCATTCTAGTGCATCTGCAAGAGCATACTCCCATGCTTCTTTTGCAATTTGAAAAGGGCGACCCTTTTCTAGATCTTTGCGATTAGGACCAATTCTACTTTCTAATTCAATTTGTAAATTATCCAAAGTAGTTTGTTCTAGTAGGTCACGGATTTCATCCGCAGTCATAGGGATCATTGAATACATTTAAATTAGATCTTTCGTGTGCCGTCAAATACGCACACAAAGTACAAGCCATAGTCGCCTGTGTTGTGTACTCTATGAAAGTAACCATCTTGAATTAGTACCACGCTTCCAGGACCAACAGTCTCTAGTGTGCGTTCTCCGTTGGTTGAAATCAATTCCATTTCACCTACACCTTCTACAAAGTAGTATACTTCTTCTTGTCCTACGTGTGCATGTCCTGTAGTACTCTTACCTGCTGTAAGAAACGTACTGCTCAATGCTAGGTTACGTAGACTTGTATTGTCTTTGACTATGTAGCGATCGTCTTCTTTTACAATTTCACCACCGATGTCTTTGATATGTACTTGCATATTAACTCCCGTATAGCTGTTTGTTTAGTTCTACTAGTTTAGGTCCAATTTGTTTGTGTGTGTCTTTGTCATCGCTGTGTAGCTGATGTATTTTGAATCCGTCAGTTAGATCCAAATCATTTCCTGTGAGTATGCTGTTGACACACTTGTCTGATAGCGAGTCATGGTTGTCACGAATCATATGATTGTAGCGAGTGTCAATGCCTCGTCGGTACCATAAGTCTCTTTGTTCTAGTGTAACGAATTCATTGTTGCTTAGTGTATTGGTCATATCACCGTGTACTCTAACCAATCCTTTAAAGTCAATGGGCATTTCAAAACCCGGTATCAACAACAGACTACAACCTACAGTTGTTTGTACACCCTTTAACCATGCTACCTGTGTTTCAAATCTAAACTGATCAATGTCGTTGCGTTGTAGATTTACAGCATAACCTTGTACACTATCAATTACATCTTGATCGATGTGTTCTTTTGCGGCCATCTGTGACCAGTTGCCGATCATATAGTTTGATAGTTCTGGAAAGTCTTTGATGAACCAATGACGATATAAACTTGTAGTAACTACTACAACTACATCATTGGCAGTTAGTGTTGGAATACATTCACGTAGCTTCATTAGTATCCAGTCATTGCTGGTACCTACCATACTGTGATTGACTAATCCGTCCACATGCAGTTTCTCTGCAAGTTGTCTTGTCCAAGTCCAATCTGTTTCGTAGTCTACTGTAAAGCTGTCGCCAAAGAAATAAATCTTTCTACTCATCGTCATCACCTAGATTAGCAAGGAAGCTTCTAAGTTTAGTACTGTCTGTTTGTGCTCTTACTTTGCCTATTGGAGCACCTTCGTTGGGTTCTTTTGGTGTGTCTGGTTCTTTGTCTGTGGTAACATTAGTGTTACGTTTTAGACTGTCCATAATACTACTCTGCGGAGCCGCACCATAACCACTGCCGTCATCATCCTCATCTAAGTTTCTAATACGCAAACAATCAATGTCAAACTCTAGATCAATCTTTGCACCTACACCACTTGATGAACGTGTCTTCATTAGCTGTATTTGATATCTACCACGTTCACGCATAGCTCTACTTGTAAAGATACCAATCACGTTATCAGCAGTTTGAATCTTACTAAGTCCACCACTGATGTGACTGTGATCAAATTCAATTTCTTCTACACTTGATCTATTCAACTGCGATGCTGTAACAAAAATACAACCCAGTTCCATTGCCAAGTTACGTAGTTCTTCACTTACATATTTGTCTTTAACATACAAGTTCTCTGCACTAATCTTTTGTCCTATTGGCATAAGCAAATCCAAATAGTCAATCAATAGTACGTCTACTTTGCGTCCTGTTTTAACTTCATACTCTTTGATATAACTTCTTACATCATTGGTTGTCTTACCACTTGGCATATACTTGACTTGTAATGCACCTGATTTCTTGCCCATCATCTTGACTTTCATTTCAACACCGTCAAGATCTTTAAATATTTCTCTGCTAGGTATCTCAGTCATCATACTGTCAATACGCATACTTACTAGTGCTTCACTAAGTTCTAAACTTAGATACACAACATTCATACCTTGTGTTGCCCAGTTAACTCCTAGGTTAGCCAAGAACAAACTCTTACCTGCACCTGATCCACCTGCAAATATATTAAGCTCGCCTTTGTTAAAGCCACCAAACAGTTTCTTGTCTAGTGCTTCCCAGCCTGTGCTTACTTGTCCGTTGTTGTCTTTTAGTCCTAGCAGTCTACCTTTAGGATCTTTAAAGTAGTCAATACCTAAGTCTTTTTGTAATCCAATCTGTACTGCTTCTTTGACTAGACTCTCGCACTGACCATACTCACCTTTTTCAATCAAGTCAGCACTTGTTAAAATTGCTTTCTCTAATGCTTTGTGCCTACTAAATGTTTCAAAGTCATTCAATAACCAATCATAGTGTTGTTCATTAAGTCCTGTTGGAATTTTTAAATTAGTACCTGGACATGCACTATTAACAATTTGTTCTGTAGGAAGTGTGTTGTGTTCTGCAACAAAGTCTCTAATAAATGTAGCACCTGCTTGTAGATTACGGTCAAAACTTTCTGGATCAAAGATACCCTGACAACGCACAAATGTTTGTGCATCGCTTAACATAATTTCTAAATATGTTTTTTGGATATCAAATCCGTAATCAGTATTTTGTTTCACGCAGTTATTCCTTTGTTATGCTTTACTATTATACCACATTGTTGGATCAAAGTCAATCGTTCGTTTCTCCAATGCAAGTACTGCACCAATACAACTTCCAGGATCACCTGGGTTTGGCGGTACGTAAATTGAATTCCAATCTTGTTTGATTCTATTTACTGCATCTCTATTTAATGCACATCCGCCTGTGAGAATTAAATTTCGACTTTGAAGATTATTTTTACACCAAGTACTTTGACTTTTAATAATCAATTCAAATACAAACTGTGTTGCATTAGCAAGTCTTTTCATATCATATTCAGTGGTTAGGTCTGACTTGTACCAACTAGCACCACGGTGTAGATTGTGTTTAAACTTGACACCTGGTACACTACCATCTAATGGTCCATCAATGAATGTATCAACCATGTGATTGATCAATTCTAAATTTTCTGACGTAGCAATGTCATTACCCATTTGTGATACTAGATACTCATCTCTGTTTGCTACAAGGCCCATACGTTGTGTCATTGCACTATAGAACAATCCAATGCTGTGTGGATATCCTTGACTGTAAACTTTTTTAAGTTTACGATTCTTATCACTATGCCAAATAGTAAATGTTTCAAACTCACCAATAGAGTCTAAACACATTACAACTGCATTCGGTTCTGCTTGTGTGTAGAATCCATATGCGGCATGACTAGTATGATGTTTAGCAAACCTAACAGGGCATTTGATGTCCCATTGTTTTAGATAGTTTGTGATATTGTTTTCCATAAGCACTTCACGTACTGTGCCTTGTCCTGCTCGCCATTGTCTAAATGATTTAAGGTATGGTAGTTCGTACCAAACAACTTTGTCTGGCTCGCCGTATAGTTTACGTGCCATTGCAATTTGTTCGTCACTGTGTTTAGGATCTCCTGGTACGTCACTAAAGTCTTTTGCAAGACTAGCCCACAGACATTGTAGATCGTCAAACGGTCCTTTCTCAAAGACTGCTAAACTAGCATCGTGACTGTTACCAACCATACCCCAAATAATCATTTATCTTTTCTCCGAGATCTTATCTGCAAGTCCGTATGCAACTGCTTCTTCGGCACTCATAAAGTAATCACGATCCATGTCTTTCATAAAGTCTTCTCGTGTCTTGCCTGCTGAGTTGTGCTTAACATACAAGTCAGTTAGATTCTCTTTTAGGTATTGAATCTCTTTGTAACGTATTTCAATATCACTTGCCATACCCGAAGCACCGCCGCTTGGCTGATGAATCATTGTACGTGCATTTGGTAATAGGATACGCTTACCTGGTGTGCCTGCTTGTGCAAGGAATGATCCCATGCTACATGCTTGTCCTAATACTATTGTGCTAACATCACTTTTAATATATTGCATAGTATCATAGATAGCCATGCCACTAGTAATAACACCGCCTGGGCTGTTAATATAAAAGTTAATTGTTTTTTCTGGTGCTTGACTTTCTAAGAAAAGCATTTGTGCTACTACAACGTTTGCACTATGATCGTCTACTGGACCATTTAACATTACAATTCTATCTTTTAGTAGTCGACTGTAAATGTCATATGCTCTTTCGCCTTTGCTTGTAGATTCTACTACCATTGGTACTAACATCTATTCTTCTCCTTGGTTATGATTTGGCTCAACGTTCCATACGTTAAAGCTCATGCTTATTCGTTCAACATCGCTTTTAAATGGATACACACTATGCTTTAGTCCTGCATTAAACAATAGTATGTCTCCGGTCTTTGGTATTACTTTATGTGTTCCGTTAACGCCTAACACGTCAGAACCATAAAAGAATTCTAATTGCCCTGGGCAACGCATATTACTTCTTAAATTATCATTTGCTTCTTCTGCAATTACTTCTGGCACATCAATATATAATATTGCACTAATCATTCCTGAGTGACTGTGCATAGGATTAAATTCATTTGCCTTTTGAAAGTTAATCCACGGTCCAGTGTTTAAATTAAAATTCATACTTGCAAAGTCAGGTGTTTCAGTTGATGGGTTAATCATATGTGTTTGTCTATGATCCCAATCTGTTTGCATGTATGTAGCTAAATGCTTACTTACTAACTTCATAAACTCCTGTTGTTGATCAGGATCCATAATTGCTTGTAGTTGGTCATCAATGTTACCTGCTAGATCACTGCCCACGTTTTCTTTTACATCACGTGTCCACGTTGCACACTTATGTAGCAATGTCATTAGTTCGCTACTCATAGTGCTACGATAGATAGTAGGACCAAAAGGTCTAATTAATTCATAATCCATTATTTGTAAATGAAAGGATCTTTCTTTTGAAGTTCCTTAATCCTCTGTTTAAATTTTCTATTCTTCTGCCATTTCTTGTACCATCTAATTGGAGATAGTAACTTGTCTTTTAACCAAACCATTTTTTACTCCTAAGTTTAATCTTTAATGATGAGCTTTCTGAATGTGTTACAATTTGATGTAGTGTATATATTCTTCCATACTTTGTAATTGCATCGTTCACATCATTAATGTCTTGATCCCAGTCCGGCATACTAACACTCCAACCAAATTCTATTGCTTGATCAATTAGTTTATGTCCTGCTTCATCTCTATCTGGAACTAGTATTACTTGCTTATTTAACGACTTGATGAGTAGGTGCTGTTGATCTTTGACTTCGCTACCTAGTAGTGCTAGTCCTTCTATGCCAATAGCATCCATAGGTCCTTCAACTACAATAACAAACTGTCTACGATAGTCTTGTTGATCCATATTAAACACATAACCAGGCTGTTGCTCACTCATATATTTTGGAGCACCATCAGTAACTTTCCTTGCTGTGTATCCTACTATTTGATTGTTAAAATAAAACGGAACTATTAATCTATCTCTGTATCCAATCTTAGGTGTCCAATGAAAGTTGTAGTCTTCTAAGTACAACTGTCTTGACTTCATATACTCTAATACTTTAATTAAATGAGCGTCAGTAGTATCAGTATATTCGCTTATTGGCTTTGCACCTTCTGGCAGTTCTACTGTCTTAAACTCTGGCATACGTGTTATTGCTTGTAGAGCTTCGTCGGATTCAAATTGTAATACTGCTAGGGATAGTTTATTAATAGCATCATCGCTAACGTTAATCCATTGCAAGAACTTTTTCATCTTGTAGGTAATACGTCTACCTTTATTCCAACTTGCTGTGTAGCCACAATTGAAACAATGATAGCTTACACCTTCTTCTGCATTTTGGATTAGTCCACCACGTTGTCTAGTATCAGCACCTGTACCATTGTGTACGCAACAAGGAGCATTGAAGCTGGTCCAACCACTTGGTGTAGTTTTACGCTTCGCAGGCAAGTGTGCTAATATAGTTTCGTGTACGATTCCGCTCATAGTATTATTATACTATAAGTCTAGATAAAAGTCAACTAGTTTCTTACTAGAATTTTATCCAATGTACCCGATCCCGGAGTAGTATATGCTATTCTTAAGTGTGAGTAAACTCCGTTAAAGTTTACATATTTTGGTTGTGTTTCGTTGGCTAAACTTACGGTTGCAATAGTACCCCACGGTGTTCCATTAGTAACTTGGTTATCTAACGTGCCTTGTATTTCTATATCACCTGTAAAGTTTGTTGAGTAAACTGCCGCTGTGTGTAGTGCTGAATTACCATTACGTGTTGCTTCAGCAGTAATTGCTTCACTAACATAATTCCCTGTGCTTGGATTAGTTTCAGTAAACGTATCAATACTGTACGTTGCACTTGGTCCTGGAAATGCTTCTGAGCTAATCATTATAGTGCCTTTAACACCAAAGTGACTATCAGCATATGTTACTACGTTAGTATTGTCGCTGTCCTTAGTTAAGAATACATTATAACTTACATACTGTTGTTTAACATCTAACAAATCATTAGCAGTAATTAGTATAGAGAACTGACCTTTCTTTGACGGTGTACTTGTTTCTAGGATGGTACCAGTCTTCTCTAGAATTAATACATTGTTTTCATCGAATGCCATTAGCTTAGGTGTGTAAGTATTAAGTATGCTTACAGGTTTTTGATCTGAATTTTTAATCTCAAAAGATATTGTGTTATCAATACCTCGATATATTTGTAGGGTTCTCTGGTACACTGGTCTATACTCCGTTATGTTATTAGCCAAATCCGCAACTAGGCCAACTCTATTACTTGCTAAATATCTGTATGTTAATTGGGACATATACATATTTATTCAACTTAAAGAGAAACAATGTTACTAAAAGATATCGAAACTAACTTCCCGTTCTTAAGCATCGTACAGTATGGTGGCAACGAGTATGTTGGTATCATTAACAACCAGGATAATTATGTAACAAGCATGTATGTTTATACCGCATTGAATACAGACGAATCAAAAAAAGCATTTCTCGATCTTGGAGAAGCATGGTGGTTTGAAAGTAATCGAACAATACCGATCAGTATCTTTCTACCGAAAGAGTTTCCTGCATTTAGACATTGTCTAATGACAATGAATACTAAAGATGTAAAAGTAACAGTAGGACCGGTTGTAAACTTAGGAAACTTAGCAATTAAAAGAGTAAAACGTAAGAGTGTTCAACTAGTACGTAAACCCAAATAAATCTACTTGTAGCGTTTAGTTAAAAGTTTTGGTCTATAGTGCTGAGCCTTAAACAGGCTGTTATGTATGAATTGCGTAATCTTACTATGTGAGCTTCGATAATCGCCAACCGCCGTCTCCATTTCAAATGTTTCACGCTTAAAAGGAATAACTTGAGCTAAAGGCATTCCTCTCTCAAATGTAATTTCTTTGTCAATAGGTGCAGTAAAAATTGTATTGACGTGTAGTTCATGATAGATATCTGTATCAACTACTCCATGCATTACTTCTAAGTTATCATTTTTTGAATATGTAGGAGTTATAATTAATGAACTATATCCAGGAGGAGTTCTTAACATCCAAGGATTCATAAACTTAAATGCGCCTCTGTAACTATCTTTATGAAATGGATAGTTGTCCATTTGTTCTTCTGGATGAAGCTGTGCAGTAAACATACTTGAAACGTTAGGCGGAGTCGCATAACGTACTTCAGTACCTTGCATGTTTTTAACTTGTGTTACTTTATAATCACACCACAATGGAATAATATAACCCATACCTAGTACGTCAAGTACAGCCGGACAACGTCTTAAGGTGCTTGACTCTCTACGATATTCTTTACTGTCATCTGTATTAGCTCTTTGATTTTTAAACCATTCAGGCCAAAACTTTGATGCAGGCAATACTGGTAATGTTTGTTCTAGTTCTTCGTACCCTGTGAAAAATTTAATCTTCGTTGTCATGTTTAATCCTTTCGCACAATAAGTTCATGTGAACAATAATAGCATGTGCGTAAGCTACTGCGTGTGCTTTCTTAAAGTAGTATGCTCCATCAGTTGGCTTTGTCCACACTTCCTTGTGTATCTCTTCCCAACTCTTGTTCGCTAGATGTCTCTTCGCTGGTCTTATTATCGCTAGTGTCGCCGCCAATTCTAATACCGAGCTGGGCTTCAAGACTTTTAATAGACTGCTGTGCCCGTTTAGATGAAAGACTTTTTCGCTGAAGTCTTCGTGTTCCAGAAGTTGCCATAGTGGTTTCCTTTCCATTAGTTCGTTTAGATGTTCTTCGTTTTTTACTTCGTCATAGATTGATACATTTAAAAAGTCTAATTTAAAGTATCCTCTTTCTTCTGCTGTGTCGTGATCAACTGTGCTTAATAAGTCAATAGGATTATGTGGAATCTCAGTTGCGTAAATTCCTGTGTTATGCTTTTTACCTGTGTTTAACTTTGCTACACGATGTTTTAATTTATCGAGTATAATTTGTCTGTCTGCAAAGTCAATATCAATATCTGGCATATATTATAATCCTGCTTTCTTTACAATTTCTTTTACTAGTTCAACATCTACTGGACTTCTTTTAAATCGTGTACTCCAATGACTTGGATCAAGAATAGCATATACAATTTGTAATTGTTCATCATTCATTTTAGACACCATCTCTTTACCAGACTTGCAATTTAATATCAACCACGGACTTACTTTGCCGTCTACTATATCTTGACATACTCTATTTAAACTTACATAGTTAAAGTAGTCTTGCCACCTAGCTTCGTTGTCGTCACCCCATTCCATCATGTTTTTAACACTACGTTCAAGAGCAGTTTCAACACCTTCCTTACGAATAAGATCAAGTGCATACTTTTCATATAGTTCTTCTCTACACCAATGGTCTAGTTTAACTCCGCTTGTAACTACATAGTCAATATACTTCTCTGGGTATAACGGTCTTACGTTACTAACAAAGCTACCAAATTTTACAAATGCATTGTAGTACTGACTATTGCAAAACTGTTCATATGTTTTAACACCATCAAAGCGTTGACATAGTTTATAAAATCTATTAAACGTTAAGTACCCTAGTTGTACACGTTTCTCGTCTTTTTGTAAAGCTCTACGTTTCTTTTCACACATATGTACTGCAAGAGTTTTTTCTCTTGTGTACGATACTTTACAGTATGGACATTCAAATCCTTCGTTAGACTTTGACATCTTTTTTATCCATCCCGTGTTGCTCGGCAAGCTCTTTAAGTTCTTTTGTTGTAGATATTCTAGCAAGTAATTCTACCTCGTCTATTTTCATATTAGGAAACATTTCTTTAAGAAACTTAACAGCCTTGTTATCAGAGCCTTTTTGTTTTAATCCTAACCATTGATGGTGTCTGCTTTTACGTGTTGCGTTATGTGTTGCACACAACAGTTGCCATTGTAGCTGTGGATGTCTTGTTCCTAGTACATTCCAATTCTTGTTATAATATTCATTAGTGGCAATAACTGCCCATTCTTTTGCGTCTTGTGATCCGCTTACACTACTTGCATAACGATTAAGCAACCAAAAGTTTAATTCTTTACGCTCTTCTTCAGTCCATTCTTTATATGCACCTTTGGCATCCATATCCAAAGCCATAAAGATCTCACTTAAAGGTAGTTTATTTTTCTGTTTCATTACGTATAGTATACCATATTATAAGTGCTTTGTCAAGTTGTTTTTTGAGTGTATAATTTGTTTTGGCGCAATCAACCATATCCAAATATTCTTCAAAGTCCAGGCGTCCTTCATGCTTTTTGATTGCGTCAGAATCACCACCAATAATCCAACGAGGAATCTTATTGTGTGGAGGGTCACGATAACGAGCGTAGACAATACCATCGCTACGCTCATATATCAGTGCTTCACCTGGAAGCATCTTAGTCAAGATTATTTCTTCTTGGGTTTTACTTTTACTGTGCCTGCTGTATTCTTAGGTTTTGTACTCTTAGGCTTTGGCTTTGGCACTGGCTTCTTTTGTTCTGCCGCAACAATCTCACCAACCTCAGTAGGGTTAGGCATAATTGATTTAGTTATTTTACTTGTTGTCTTTTTAATTGAATCCCACATTCCCATAATATATCTCCTTATTTTTTTACAGTTGAGCCGCTAGTACGACGAACAATGTCATCGTGATTAAATTCTGCCCAGTATAGTTCAAAAGCGACTCCGTCTTCTAAACCTTCAAACTGGTGAATCTTTCCTGGCTTCACTTGTGTAAAGTCTCCAGCTTCAAGAATAGTTTCATCAACTAGTCCTTGATCATCTTGCCAAACACGAACAAGCATCTTGCCCGATTCAACAAAGAATCCGTTCCATTTATATTGATGTTCATGTTCTGAACATTTGTATCCTGCTTTATATTCGATACGATGAAATTCTAATACACCGTTCGCATGGATCAATTCTGTTTGACCCCAAATTTTGCCTGCTTTCATAATTATCTCCTAATCAACGAATTTAAATAATTTCTCTTGTACATGTGCATCAATGTTTACATACCGTCTAATAGTATTTGGATTATCACGCGGAGTTACTCCATGTAAACTATTCACTGTGTTTAAAAACATAACCATAGTGTTACGCTTGTAAGGTACATGTTCAACTACTTCAATATCGTCTGCTACTGCTTCACGTCCTGTTATTCTACGCCATTGCTTGCCTGCTACATTTCTATATACATTTAGTCCGCCATCAGTATTTTTATCTTCAGGCTTCTTAAAATAAAATAGACATGCAAACAATTCTTTACTTTGATCAACATGTGGAGTTCTAATTTGTATGTTATCTATTGCATTCATAACAAACTGCATTTCCATTCTTATTGATCCGCTCTTAGGAGCACGTCTTGGTGCAACATCACTACGTATATACTTGGTGTATAAACCTTCAGGGCAAAACTGTCCCGGTGGGTAGTGTTGTTCAAGACCTGGTCTAAATACTCTAATAACTTCGTCTTTAAATTCTCTACTAGTTGCATATGCACTAAATTCTTGCCATGCTTGACTTACTACTGCGGATTTATCAAAGTCATGATCTAAATAACGTGCAGTTCCAAAGCCGGTTGTTTCGCCTTTAGAAATAAATGTTTCTGGATACTCTGCTTCTAACTTTTCATACAAGTCCCAAGGTAGCACTTCCTCAATTACAACATAAGGAAAAGGATCCATTCTTAAGTTTTCTGGTTTAAAGTTTTGTAATACACTATATTGGTTCATTTGTAACGGTTCGCAATCTCATCGCTAGATATATTATCACCTGCATACAAGTGTTGCTGTGGCATCTCAAATTCTGCATCAGTTTTGCGTTTCATAATAGCAACAACCATAGGATCTCTTTCCCATTGATCTAATCCAAACTTACCTCTGTAACCTTTGTCACGTGATAACTTTTGTCCTAGCTTTTCAATGTGAGCACCGTCACTAGTGCCAATCCATACACCATGCATTTCATAATCGTTTTGATGTGCTAGACAGAAAAATAAGTTAGGATGAAAGCTATAAAAGCCGTGATCAACCCAACGATAAAAAGGAAGCACATGGATCATATATCCACCTACTTTGGTCATGTCGTGTATGTTTTTAAATACTGTGTACTGATTGAATACATGTTCGCCTGTGCCGTTGTTAGTTACTAGGTCAAACTGCTCAGTAAAATTATATGCTTGTTTGCAATCCAAATTAAGATCCATTGCAATAGCATCTTTTTCTGTGTTAACATCAATAGCAAGATATCTTCCAAAGCCTAATGCTTCAAAGTATTCTTTAGTTGTGTTAGCATGTTTATGAATACCACGTGCATTAAAAATTTTAGCTCGTGACTTATTATTCTTTAAACGTTGATTACCCATCTCACAGACTGTAGGAGTTTTGTTTGCTTTGATATCGTCGTATACGGAATCAATAGCTTCTGTAATTAAATTAGTAAAGCTCATATTATTTTCCTAACACTACTATGTATTTGTTATTTTCATGTACGCCACCACGCTTGTCTGTTCTTGTTTTCTCAAAGAACTCATGATGTATAATTTTTACGCCTGGCATATTAGTTTCAATCTTTTCTTTCCACCAACCTGGAGTTTCTACAATTAAATGTGCATTACGTCCGTCTGGCAAAAATTTCTTAGCAGGGCTAGTTGCAATAATAAGGAATGCATTTTTCTGAAACAAGTTGTGAATATCTTTTAATACGTCATCTAAAAAGAAAGGTTCGATATGTTCTAATACATCTGTACTAATAAGCATATCAGCTGGCTTTTTATTATCAGGAATGTTAAAATCTGGCATTCCCGGATCCCATCCAATTGCATTAATTTCTGGATAGGCTTCTTTAAGTGCTAGTACAACACCGCCTTTGCCACATCCATAATCTAAAATAGATTCTGGTTTAAATTCCTTAATCCATTTTTCAATTGCTTTCAATCCTTTAGCATCACCAAAACTTGCTTTTTCATCATGTAGTTGTGCTAACTGACGAGCGTACTCTTCACTAATTGTTTTCATCTAACTTCCTTTGCTTACTTATATTGCGTATGGTTTTTAAATAACTCCCTACTGAGGAAATATTAACTGTATTTAAATTATTCATAGTTTCAGCGTCTACTAAGTGGACATTAAGATCAATAGGTTTTTCACTCATTGGAATTAATTGTAACCAAGGATCACCAACTTGAATCTTAACTTCACTGTTATACGGTACCATAATATTATTTAATACACTATGTTGATACTTATACTCTGTAATACCCGGAACTCCCCAATACGCTAATGGATTCTTAGTATGCCAGTCTGTTTTAATCCATACCCACTTTACACCTGTAGTCTCTTTAATAAACCAAGGTGATCCTAACTTAACATGTGCAAGTCCGGGTTTATGAAAATCAAAGTCACGTTCGTCATGCGGTATTGCAGGAATAAAATCAGGAAAGACTCTTACTTCCTTTTCTCCATGTTCGTTTACCCGCATGTGTAGTTCACACCAACTAGGGAAAATAATACCTGCTTTTAATATGTCATTAATTGCAGGACATTGTTTCATTGAACTTATCGGTAAGTCGTTATAGTAGGCTTGGTGTGTGGGTCTACTTGCTGGTAACCCTTTCCACCATTCAGGAATATACTTCTTAGCCAACTGCGGTTTACATTGATCATACGCATATTGTTGGTTTGTGTATACGTCTACTTTAATACTTTTAGATAAGAATCCCATAATCAATTACTTCACTTTGTCTACTAATGTCTTTTACAAACCATGCACATTGTGGGTTATCACCGTCAGTTAAAGGTACACCTAATAGTTGTCCATTTTTCATTTTAGGGAAATACCATTTTACATCATTGTAAAAATTGGTAATTTTTACTTCACCCCAATTCATCATTGTACTAGTTAACGGATTAAACAAGAAGGCTTCAAAGCCTCTATCGTTTAAACTTGTTAATGGTAGTACTTCAATATCTCCAGCACCGCCACTGTCACCAACTGCTAGATGCCAATCGATAGGCATAGTAATTTCTTTGCCTCCAATTTCCATTACCATAGCAGGTGAGTTAAATGACTCCAAAAAAATCAAAGGAACATAAAAGAAGTCAGGTTCTTTTGGATTACTATTATCCAAAACCGCAAATCTAATATCGTCAGTTAATTCGTCAGGTAGATGCTCGAGTTTATAACATTCGTTATCTAATGTTAATATTCTCATTTATTTTCCTTTGTTTTCATAATTAATTCCAATCCACTTTCTCTATAGTAAATGGATACTGTGCTTCTTTGTAAAACTTCTTTCTTGATGTTAAATGCCTTTTTGCGTATTTACATGTGCTAGTTATATCCCAAATTTGCACAAAGTCTTTATCTTCTGCCTTACGAACACCTCTGCCTATACTTTGAATTACTCTTACAAAAGACTTGCCAGGCTCAATAAGAACAAGGTTAAAGATCCTAGGGATATTAATACCAACAGCGGCAACCCCGTACGTTGCAATAATAACCTTATTAGTTGCTTCTTTAACTTCGTCATACTGTTCCTTTCTATCTTTTAATTTCATATCACCTTTAACAAACACGCTATCAGGAATAATTTCCTGTAACATTTCTCCTGCACTAATTCTATCAACTAGAATAAGTGTATTGCCTGATTGTGAAACTGTGTTTAATAATTTGCCTATGTATTTTATTCTTTCTGCATCTGTTACTAGAAACTTTAATTCTTCTGGATAGCCTGCAAAACTTTTAATGTCAATCATTTGTACAATGTTAACATGACAGTTTGATAGTACGCCCTTGTCTTGTAATTCTTTTGCACTAATGTTGCCAATGACTGGCCCTATACTTGCTAAGATACTTTGAAACTCAAACTGTTCTTTAGGTACTGTTCCAGTTAAGCCCCAACGTATAGGTGCATGTTTTAAATTTTGTGTAAGTAATTTTTTAAGCACTTCTGCTTTTGCTTGGTGTACTTCGTCAATAATAATTGTTTGTACGCCATCTAAAAATTCTGCAAGTGTTAGTACATCGTCATAGTTTTTACTTTTCTTATCTAGTATGTTTAGACTTTGCCAAGTACAAATAGTATGTGTCTTGCCTAATTCTTTTCTATCACCAAAGTAAACACCTACGTCTAATCCGCAGTTAACATAATCTTCTTCTGTTTGTGTAACAAGACTCTTGTTAGGAACAATAACCAACGTCCGACCTAACTTTTCCATTAGGTGTGATAGTGTTGCAGTAATAATTGTTTTACCTGCTCCAGTTGCAACTTCTTGTAATGCTTGTGGATTATTTAAAAATCCGTTAACAGTTTCAACTTGATAATCACGTAGAATAATTTCTTCGCCTGCGGCCATATGTCCTTCAGGCCAACATACACCTTGGTCTGCCCAATAGCGTTCATTAATTGCTGTAAATGTTAAATCGTGTTTTGCTCTGTTGTCTACAATCTCAGATATTTCAACACCTTGCTCTACAAGACTGTTAACAATAGTATCTAAATGGTTAACATATCCTGTACCACCAATACCAAAGAACGCAACAGTTCCGTCCCAACGTCCTAGTTTATATTGAGGCAAGTAACGTGCATAAGGAACTTGAAACTTTAACTTGTTAGCAATCTTTCTGCGATTTTCAACAGGCAAGTTTTCAACTTTTACGTTTACTTCATCTTGAATTACAATTCTACAACTTGTCATATATTCTCTACTTTAACTTGCCATCTATTATAAGGTGCTACTATTGATCCAACATCATATGTCATTGTTAGATCAATTCCGCATATCCATTCATTAATAAGGTTCAAAGGTTGCCTTGTTATAGACAACGATGTTATTGGTTTCCAATTACTTTTAAATAACGGCTTAGGAACTTTATTACTACTAATATACACTACTTTAGTTTTATTGTCAACATAATTATTTAATCCCTTATCATGGACGAATTGGTTAAATTCCTTAGCATAATCTAATTCTTTGTTGTCCAATCTAAACATAACACTCATTTGTTCTTTTGGAATAAAATTTACAAATGAATTGTGTAATTCAATTATATTATCTAAACAAGTTTGTGTATCTAACACTACCAATAACGGAAACCTATCTAGTTGTTGTAATGCAGAACAAAGTTGATCTCTGTTCCATGTATCACTGTTAACACAAATTTGAAGATTACTTCTATTAGCAATCTTAACTGCTAGTGTATCACAGTTATTAATTCTAAAACTTTCTGTGACATCAACGTCATCAAAGTATTCGAGACCATAAAGACCTTTACGGTCAAAATATTGATAGAGGTTGTTAACATTTGGTTGTCCTAGATCTTTTGTACATTCAGTAATGCCAAGTTCGTTGTAATTAATAAATTTATAATCTTTAATGCCAGGGAGGAATTTGTGAACATTAGTATCCATAACTTTAAGCTCATTGTATATTTCTTGAACTTCGTTAGAAATATCAAACTTAGCAGGAAACTTATTAGCAATATTTACAACCTTCCAAACATATTTTTCAGTTAACGGAAAGAAGTGTTTGTGTTTTTCATAGAAATAATCTTTGTTATTACCGTTTTTTAATTCTTCTAATCTATTAATAACTTTTTTATTAAACGGAAATCTAATAACAAGCATTTGCTGTTTTACATTATCATATGTAACTTCTTGTATTTTAACCCAATGCGAACTGTCTATCTCTCTTAACGGAGTTCTTAAATTATCTAAATGGTTCTTAAGTTCAATGTTATGCTTTGTAAACTGTGGTGCGTAGTACTCTACTAATAGCTTTTTAACAAGCTCGTGTTGCTTAGGCGTGAGTGCAGTACCTCTAAAACATTGTTTAGCAATACTAAACATAATCTTATGGTTGTCGTCATGCAACGTAAATGAGTGTAAGTCTGCTAACTCTTTGTTACGACTAAACTTAAAGTTACTGATGCCAGCAACTAGTTCTAAGCAGTCTTCAACGGTAAGGTCAGCAATGTCGATTGGTTCTTTTCTAAGCATGTGTATATTATACTTGATTATAGTTCAGAAGTCAAGTTCTTTAATGGTAACCCTTGAGCTATTTCATCCAAAGTCCATTCAGTGTGAGCGTAATCGTTTAGCCATTGTGTTCTATCTGGCATTACGGGCTGTTCAATATCATGTAAGAAATCAATGTCATTGCCTACAGGATAAGCAAGACTGTGGGTACTAACAAAAGCAGGCACACCCTCGATGATACTATGTATACCCGGGTTGCTCGAATAACTGATAGTAGCCCATACATTATTAAATCCCATATCAAAATCATCATAGGTGTCTTTGACATGTTGTGGATCTTGTCTGTATACGTTTTTAAATTCTTTTTCTATATGCGGTAATGGACGTCTTGGGTGTGGTCGAAATATAATAGGACGGTCTGTGTGTTTACGTACTTCACTAATAGTTTGCATTAGCCAATTACTCATGCTTGGCATACCTTGCCATTGTAAACTCTTATCATGCTGTCCGCATATTAAAATGTACTCGCCGTCGGTGCGCCAAGGTTTTAGTAATAGCCCAAGAGCATTGCTACGAGCATTATTATTACCACTATCCCCAAAATAAGCATCACGATTGATTCCATTGAGACCTACTTTCCACGTTACGCCTCTATTTATTCCACCAACTTCTAATGCTATTACAGGTTTGTTTATTGCTTGGAAGTGTTCCCAAACTTTTTGGTTTCCAGCCATTCGACCAAACCAAAGCACACTCCATATAACAGCAACATCGCAATCCCACTCATTAAAACTAACGGTATGGCCACTATTGTGCAAACTAGTTGCAAAAGAGTCAAACACCGGTTTACTATTAAGTGCGCCATAGTCTGTAAATAAACTAAACTTCATTCCAATAAGACTCGCTTCGAGGTTCTAGTAAGTCTTTCTTTCTACTTCGACCTTCTGATTTTCTTACACCTTTTAAGTGATCAAACCATGCTCCAAGTTCGCAGTTGATTAGTGGATGCCCTTCGCCATTTATAAGATGGCCACTGAAGTCTTTAATATTAGGGTATTGTATTCTAATCTTTTTTAATACTTGATCAAATACATAGCTGTCATGCCACTCTTCCATTTTAAAGATTCCATCATCTGCTTCTTCATAAACTCTTTCAAACTCTTTTAAAAATGCATCGCATCCAGGAGTTCTAAGTGTAAGTCCGTACCAACCACATTCAGGCCATTTTTTGTTTCTACCTAAGTAGTGTAGCCATTGTGATGCAGGTACTAAGTTTCTAAATTGTCCGTAAGTAATAGGACTGTGTACAAATGTGTCGCCGTCAATCCAAACTAAGATATCTGTATCAGGATCTTTAGCGGCTTCAAATACTGCGTATGTTTTGTTTGCAAAACGTACTGCGTCCCATTTAAATTCTTTGTGATGATCTCTTGGACGTCTAGCAGGCCACGGACATTTGCCGTGTGCTTTTGGATCGTCTTTATGACGTTCTTTAAATGCATTAAGTTTTGGTAATGCTTGTTTAGCATCAACAACTTGAATATTTGCACCTGGCGGAACAACAGGAATACAATCCTCTGCATACACTCGTAAGTGTACAGCTGGGTGTACATTTTTAGCCCAACTATCAATAAGACGTTGTCCATATTGTTCTAGTCCTGGTTGGTGAAATGTAGTTATACAGGTTATTCTCATTTTACGTATTTCCTCATCCATTCCCATGCTTCGCCGCTACGTAAGTCTGCAAAACTCCAATGGCATTGTGCAATTTTTCTAACCCACTGTTCTCTATCAAAAGGTCTTAATTTTTGTAATGCATCTATTCTTTGAAAGCATACTTCTTGTACTTGACTTGCTTGCCAATCTTCACATATAACTGGAACACCCTCTATGATACTAGCTACGCCTGGACTACTATTGTACACAATAGAACAATGTGCAGTTGCTAAGTCTTGTGTGATGTCTTTTGCAAAACTAATTCTAATATTATTACCTACAATATTTTTTACATACTCAGGTGCTTTTTTATCTCCAGGGTGTGGTCTGATAACAATAGGCTTATTAGTATACTGTCTAATTTCTGCAATTTTAGTATTAGCCCATGTTACAACATCTTTACCCTTCATACTCCAGCCGCCATTACGTTGTAAGCACAATAAAATATTTTCTCTATCGTTATAGTTCCAAGGTTTCAATTTAACACCTAGGTCACGTTGAATCTTTTCCCATTGCGTGTCACCGTATTCATCGTTGCAATACTCTGCGGTATTAGCAAATACTCCGTCAAAACTATATCTTAAATAATGATGAGGTTCGTTTGTTTTTGCTTTAAACAAAAATAAATTAGCATCTGCTGTAATAAATCTTTTGTTAGCTGTGTTACTAGCAATACTTCTACGTAAATTGATATGCGGTACTGCTTGACTGTTTTCGTGCATCCAACCTTGCATTACTGCTACATCGCATTGCATTACATCAAAGCCGTCATATACTAATCCATTGTCACCACTTACTCTAACTCCGGATATAAAATTTTTAATAATATCTATTTTATGATTAGGCTTATTTGCTTTAAGTGATTTCCCTGGAGGAATAACTTTAGTGTATCCTATAACTCTCATTTTACTATGCTCCAGGCATATCCACTTAACATTTCGTCGTATGTAAATTGATTGTTGGCTAGGTATCTACACAAATAAGTTAACTGTTTCCTTCCTGGATGTTCTGCAAATTCAATTCTTTTTAAACTAGTTTCGCAAATGTCTTGAGCACAATTTGGTCCTAACACTACAGCAGGTTTGCCGTATATCATTGCTTCAAGTGCGGCAATACTATTATATGTTACTAGACAATGTACGTCATCTGCAAGTGCTTGTTCCATTGTATTAACACTAACACGATCTTCTCTACTTGGCTTCTTACGTAGTTGTACTGGTCTTGAAGTGTTCTTTCTAATGGTAGCAATAGTTTGATCAATCCATTGTTCTAGATCTTGATCAAAGTATTTCATTACCTTTTCACTAGGAGGAACAACTAAAATCTTACGTCCTGGTGTTGCATCTTTAAACGGAATTGCTAATGAATTCCAACGGCCGCCTCCATACCATTTATCCGATTCTGGTTTCTCTCTATCAGGCATGTGTAAATTTTGTAATGCATTTTTTACAATTCTATGATAAGTTTTTTTACCGTTTGGATTACGTGTACTTGGGTTGTTGCCTACATACCCTGTATCCATAAAGTAAAAATCTCTACCTCGCTCGATGCACATCTTAATTAGTTTTTGTTTGCCTAGTCCTCTAACTAATAATGGAGTGTCGTCGTCCCAATCAACATCGTCGGCACGAATATACTTACCGCCACTACCTAATGCCATGCCCATTACAAAAGAATCAATAAGTCCAAATGACCCTTTGACTTTCTTTTCTACTTTTTTAATTCCACTGTCTACACAAATTAACGGAGGGTTTTTTACTTCTTGGAAAACTTCTGCAACGGCTTCAACTGCAAATCTCTGTTCTCCTAATGCAACGCTGTGTAAGATCTTATCGATCATTTCTTTTAAATGCGGTCTAATCACTCGTGTATCCCATTCGCCTATATTTTGTTCCATGTCATGTTCCATGTTATCTGTCCATCATTTGAAATAAATTGTCTTTCCATAATTGAGCAAATTCACAGTTTCTGTAATTTTCAAACCACGGGCCTCCTTCTGTATAATGAATAAGTTTAGGCTTTTCAATATCATTATACACTCCTACTAGGTAGTTCCAAGTATGATCTAGTTCACCAATCTCTTCGTCTTTGAGCCAACTAAATCTATGAAAGTGTGCACCATTAAGTTCTGGCTCATTTACCATGTCTTGTGTTACTATAGCATTACTTGGATGTCCGCAGTTCCATAGTACCATTGAACTCCAATTCTTACGTGGATAGACTGTTTGTTTTTGTCCGTCCATCTTTGTATCTTCTGTTACTTTATAATCGTGTTGCACACACATAACAGCATACTTGTCGTCTGCTTGATCAAATAACTCTTGTATGTCTGTAGTAAGGATCATATCACAATCCATAAACACAGCCCAGCCTTTAAAGTTTGCAAGTTCTGGTACTAAGAATCGTGTAAATGTAAATTCAGTACTTGCTAGTTTATCAACAGGACGATTATACCACCCTGCACTTCGTAGTTCGCTTTGTCTTAATGGTTGCACATTTACATTAGAACTATGTTGTTCAATACTGTGCTTACATACTTGATAAGCAATGTCTTCTCTTGGATCGTATCCTACAAATACTTTATTCATTGTTTAGTTTTCCTTACGTATACTGCCGACCTATCAATAGTATGTATCTCGAGAGAGTCTCCAAACGCCTCATGAAAGGCTTTTTTACTGCCGCGCCAACTATGATAGTCGTCCAATACCATATACCCACCTACATTTAAACGTGGCCATAGTGTTAATATTTCTTGTAGTGTGCTTTCATACCAATCAGTATCCAACCGTAGTAATGCAATACTTTTGGGTATATTGTTTGGGTCTAATAGTGTTTGTTCACAAGGACCTTTAATAAAATTGCATTGATGTGGAGGAATATATTTAAATACGTTTTCACTAACTTCTCCAATTTCTGCTCTACACCACTGATCAAATCCGTTCTTTGCTTTTCGGCTAAATCTTGCATGTGACACAGCGTTTAGTTCATTTACTTTATGATCATGTACAGTTGGCTCAGTCATACCTTCAAATGTATCAAACAGCCAAAAGTTTCTTTTTGTTTTATCATTAGCTAACCAAGCACTAATAATTTGTCCGCCTTTCCACACTCCACACTCAACAATATCACCTGGAATATTATTAGCATCAAGGTCTCTTACAGCCCGTATAGTTTGCGTTATACGTTTTCCGCTTGTCATTGTATACGGAGCAACTTCTTCTACTATACGAAGCTCTTTTTTAGTTGGAATAAACTCCATTAGCGCCTTTCTATATCTTCTTCAACACATTGTTCGCCGCATTGTATTTCTAATATATGTGCATTTTCAGTTCCTGGGTTACTTGGTAAATGCCAAACTTCTTTATTAATTTCATATGGTCTACTCGATGGCGTTAGGTAAGCAATCTCAGTGCGGCCGTCCCATTCAGTTACCATTTTAACTTCGCCTTCTAATATATTCCATTGTTCACTACGTTTAAAATGTTTTTGATTACTTAGTGCTTTCCCTGGATAAATTACAAGCTCTTTTACTTTGTAACCTTTTTCTGGTTTGTCATCAAGTACACGCCAGTAGCCCCAGTCACGTTGTGTCTTTTGTGTTTTCCACTCGTCTAGTATCCAACTACTACTGTTAGCTTTGTTTTCGCCGCCAATTCCAAATGCAAATTCTACACTCGGATGATCACCGTATGTAGCATACTCAGGAGTTGTAGTGTTTGTTCTATCGCCACCGTTAGCAAATATAATTTTGCCTGTGGTAGTTGACATAGTAAGAAATATTGCACCACATGCACTATCATCGCTGTCATCAAAACTGATAACTTTATCTACAATAGCTAGTTCTTTAATGATAGCAAGACGTTCTTTAAAAGGCATAAATGGCCGACCCTTTTTTCGAGTCAGCCATTCATCTGAATTTAATCCAACAATTAGTTTATCACCTAATTGTTTTGCGGCCTTAAAATAGTTAATGTGTCCTGAATGTAGTGGATCAAAGCCACCTGTTACTAGTACGTGTCTCATACTAGTATTTAAACTTTAACGATTTAAAGTTTGTATATATTGGTTTACATTTTCAGGTGTTGACATTTCGTAAGGATCATTATCTGTTCCTTCGTTGTTATAGCCTTCTTCAATAAAACTTTCGCTAACAATCATGTTCTCAACATACATAGCATATCTCCATGATCTATTTGCAAAGCCTTTATCTCTTTTATTACAAAGCATACCAATAGCATGTGTAAAGTCTGCATTACCATCTGCTAGTAATTTAACTTTAGTACAACCTAATTCTTTTGCCCAAGCATTCATTACAAATGCATCGTTAACGCTTACACAATAAACTTCATCGACACCTTCTGCTTTAAATTGTTCGTACATTTTTTCGTATGCTGGTAGTTGTTCTGAACTACAGGTTGGCGTAAACGCTCCTGGTAATCCAAAGATAACAACTTTTTTATTTCCAAAAAGTTCTTGGCTAGTTTTCTTAACCCATGCACCACCTAATGCACAGCCGCCATCATCACCAACTTCATCACCTTCTCGTAATACAAAGTTGATATCGCCTGGAAGTGTGTCCCACTTCTCAATCGCTTTTCTTTCCCCTGGTAATTGATAATTCATATTCGTATTTTAGTCCTGTGTGTTATATACTAGCATCTTCCATGCCAGCTACTCTTAGTTTTACAATATTAGTAAGTTGCCATTGTTTTTGGTCTAGGCCCTTACAAACTCCTAGCCATTTGTTACGCATTAGTGCAAACTCATTGATAATCTTTTCGTAGTCAACAACGTCAGCTTCACCGTCTACATATTTTTCAACGTCTCGACTTGACAATGCTCGCGGGTAACTTTCAAGATATTTCTTAAAGAACGAACTACGTAACCTACGCAATTCGATGTTTAGGTATTCTAATATTGCTTCAAGTTCTTGTAGTTGATTAAATCGTTGTTCAACAACACCCGGCATCTCAGCTGATGCACGTTCAACATTGCCTTTAATCTTACATTCCTTTCTAGCTTCTACTAATTGATCTTCATAGTAGTTGATAGCATTAGGAATGTTACTAATGTCTCGAGCTATATCAGAATACCATCCCATCAGTAATCGTCCTCGTTATCGTACGAATCTTCGTCAACGTCTTCTTCTAAATAATAACCAATAGCTTTATCTAAGTTGCTGTCAGATCCTAATGCTTCTCTAAATGCTTCATCACTAGTACCTAGATCAGCACATAAATCAACAAACTTTTCAGCAACAGTTTCAATGTGCTTTTTGTCTAAATATTCTTTAAACACTTGCCACACTTCTATAATATTTGAACCTGTATCCAATGTAATCTCCTTAGTTAATACTGCTATAGTTATTCAGTTGGTTGTGTTTCGACTTCAGTTTTGACTTCAGTTTCGACTACTGATTCTTCAACCATGTCTACTGCTTCTGCAATGTTATTCCAGTCCATCATAATTGTGTCAAGAGCGTCACCGCCTGCTTCCCACACTTTACGATATTCTTTTACTTCATTACCTTTAGAATCAGTGTACTTTAGTCTATTTCCGTCTTTGACAAGTAATCCTTTTTTCTCAAACAAGTCAACCAATCCACTGTAAGGATTCATACCTGTTTCATAAGGAATCTTAACTTGTACGCCTTCGAACGGTTTTGCATAACGAGTTTTCATTACTTTACAACCTGCTCTAATACCACGCACTTCGCTAATTTTATTACCGTCAAGGTCTTCTTTTAGCTTTAGTTTTTTCATTGCAACAACAATACTTGATGCATAGATAAAACCTTGTCCACCACTGATCTTGTCATCTGGGTCAAACATATCCTGTGATGCATATGTATGATTAGTACAAACTAATCCTACGTTACAACTACCAATCATGTTAACAGTATTACGTACAAGTGATGTTAGTGCTTTAGGCTTACGACCCATATCACCTTTCATATCACCTTTGTTAAACTGATCAACATCTGTAGGTGTTAGCAACATACCCAAACTATCAACTACAAACAAAATCTTAGGACGTTCTTCCTCTGGCATTGCTTTGTAGTCAATCATAAACGTACTAATAGTTTTAGCAACGTCATCAATCATTGACATGTTAAGTTTTAGTAGTTTGTCTTCTGATGTATCTACATCAAGAGCTTTCAACCAACTTTCATCAAGTGCGTTCTCTGAGTCAATTAGAACTACAAAGATACCTTGATCTTGTGCCGCCTTTACAATATTACCTGCACAGATATATGATTTACCTGCACCAGATTCTCCTGCAAAAACAGTTACCTTACCTAGTGGAACACCTTTGTGGAAGTCGCCACTAATAAGATAGTTTAAGGCATAGTTACCTGTACTAATCCAATCCGTAGGGTCATTAAACCCACTACTCATGCCTGTGATCGATTTAGTTAAGTTTTTACGAAACTTAGAAACGTCAAATGCTTTATTAGCCATTGTATCTCCTTATCAGATTGTCTGAATAGGGTGTAGCATAAACTACTACACCCGCTCAGTATTAAACTAGCTTTGGCGGCTTCTGATCATCGCTAGGATGTCTTCTGCTTTGTTGCCATCGCCTGCCGCTTCAGTTGCCGTAGGTGCTACTGCATCAGCTACTGGAGCCTCTGCTGGAGCCTCTGCTGGTGCTACTGCTGGTGCCGCTGGAGTTGGTGTAGTTGCTTTAACTGGATCACCAGTTGCCGCTCTTACGCCTGCTGGTCTAAAGTATTGACCAAATGCTTCCATGTCGTATGCTTCACCATCTACTGATGCTTCAAACATTTTCTTGATAACTTCAACTGCTACTGCTTCAGGTTTCTTAGGCAAGTAGTCTGTCATGTTAAACAAGCCGTGGTCTTCGATAGCCTTATACTCAGCTTCATCTAACGGACGCTCTCTACGAGCCCAGTTTGATGTTGAGTAATCAGCATATCCACCTTTGGATGTTTTAGCGATTCTAAAGTCTACACCTGCTGTGTAGTCTGTAGGTAGTTCGTTCATATCTGGATCCATTAATGCTCCCTTAATAATTTGGAAGATTTGTGGACCAATAATGAAACGTCTGATTGGGTTTTCAGGTGTTGTATCCTCTGAAAGTGGATTATCAGTTACGAAGCCTTGGAATACGTATGAACGCTTTTTCCAATACTTACGACCCATATCCTCTAACTTTGGATCTTTAAACCAGCCACGTACTTCTGAAAGTACTGGACAAGTTTCCCCATACATTTCCATACATGGTACTTGTACCTGTACTGGACGAGAGTCTGTCTCGCCTTTAATTCCAGCAAATGGAAGTTTGATCATCAAACGTTCTTGCCAGAAAAATGTATTATTTTCGTCACCATCAGGTAAGAAACGAACTGTTGCAGTCTGTCCTTCCTTCAAATTCCAAAATGGGTAAATTGCGTTATCGCCGCCGCTGTTGTTATTAGAACCACCTGTGCGTGACTCTTGTTCTTTAAGTTTAGCTCTGATCTCTGCTAATGTTGCCATAGTTATTGCCTCCTATATGTTAAGCCTATGTGCTTTAATGCGGAACATTCCGCTGTGCCTGTTTGTAGTAGCACATGTTATATACTACTACAGTTACTTAGTAAAGTCAACCACTAGGTTGCCAAAAAAGTGATTCTTAGTTATTAATGCCTGCTAGTGATTTGATTCTTTCCATCTCACCATCTTTTCCTTGCACTAATCTTGCAATCATCTTCTCAGCTACTGGTACGCTTTCTTCACCAAATTCTTTTTCACATGCAGTTACTACTGCCTGCTCGCCTTTTGGAAAGTTGTTAGTTGTGTAGTCATAATAACTTTTAACTAGCTCTTCTAACTTCTCACCTGCTGTTCTTGTATCTTGTTCTTCTCCGTCCATGTCGTCCGGAGTATCAGCTTTCATCATTTGACCTTTACTATTGATTTTGACATCCATAGTATCGTCATCTTCATATTTGTCAGCATCTTTTTCTAATGATGCTTTACGCTTCATTAGTTCTTTTTTAAGTTCTGGATCTTTTGATGTCTCCGGATCTATTTGTAAATCTTGTAATGCTTTTTGTTTAGCATCGTAGTCATCTTTGTCTTTAGTTGGTGTATACTGTGATTCTGTTTCAAGATCACCTGTATCAATTTTTGTTAATATACTTGGATTTTTTCCTTTTAAGTATTTCATTACTAATGGACGGACACATGTATCTGCATCTTTTTGTCCAACTTTTTTGAACATGTCTAGTAGCATTGGGTCATCTATAATGCCCTTCATGCTTTCGATTGCATTCGTGCCGTTTATTCCGGCAGGAAAATGTTGAGCCATTAAGCCATTAATTTGTTTAACCGCGGCCGCTTGTGCTTCTTCGTCACCGTCAATTAATGCATTGTCTTCCTCTCCTACGATTGAATCTAACGCCCTTTCAAATTCCATTTCTGGAGTTTGTACTTCTGAAACTTCTACTTCTGCCTCTACTTCAGTTTCTGTAACAAAGTCTTCTGGCGATACTTCTTTTGCCGTTGTTACTTCACTTACTAACCTGTATACATATGGAAATACATCTTTTAATTCTTCGTTAAAAGATCTAATAGTTAATTGGTCAATCCAATTTTCTGCAACGTCTTCTGGAACATTTTCATTTACTACTGGAGTAAAGTTTTCAAATGCTTCTTTGTAATACGCACTACGTTGTAGTTTCATTACTTCTGTTTTAATATTTTCTAGTCTTACATCTACGGCTTCCATATAACCTTTTAAGCCTTCTGCCATTACGCTTGAACGGTTCATGTAAGTTTTAAACTTGCGTAGTTTGTTTAATTCTGTTGACATCTCAACAATATGTTTACCAAACTCGTCGTATTGATTTCCGCCTTCGGCAACATGTCTTGCCATTGCTCTTGCACCATTTAAATGTCTGAACGGATATTTAAATCTTTCGCCAGCTTCACTTTCAATATACATACTGTGTACATTTTGTGTTCTTGATCCAGGAACTTCTAAGTTTACTGGTTTGGTGTGTTTAAGTACTAAGCGAGCAGTATCGATATTTTCGAAACTTGTTCTACTCGTACCGTACATGTTTGACTCACTCATTTGTGTTTCTCCGGCAGTTTTTGTTAAGTGTGCGTAATCTCGTTTATCAAGATTACTTTTAGTAATATCTCTTGTATCAAAGTTTAGCATATGTTTTTTAGAAAAAATTCTAATTTCTTTTAAAAAGTTATACCAATTGTTTTTTTCAGCTTCTCCAGCTTCAGCCATAAAGTCTTGATTATATAATACAGTAATGCCTGATTTTTCATCTAGTGTAATACTAACTTTTCCAAGTACATTATTGCCTTCTTTATAGTCAAAGTCAAAATACTTTGCTAATTTAGGCTCGTCTGTTACTGTACCCATTTCATCACCAATTGTTACAGATGGAAATCTGCCTCTAATTTTAGCGAATAGTTTTTCTGACACTGGTTCTAAGTTGCTCATGTTAATATTTATCTCATATTAGTCGAAACGAATATAGGCATGGGCGGTTCGTAATCTTCGGCCGCTTCTGCTTGATTAAACGATTCGTACACTCTTGGATCCCAGTCTTTTAATACTGCAATTATACGCATACTTAGTAGTGTTGCACTAACTAAATCGTCCGTTTCTCCGGGTTTTGCTTTATAACTACTACCACTTGCTACAAATCCTTTAAGCTCTGATAGTAATACTTTACTGTTTACTTCTAGTTTATCGTTCTCAATCATAGTCTTTAAACGACTACAAGCACTAATTTTTGTACTGTGTGTTGTGTTAAATCCTTTACGGAACTTGCGTACATGTCCTTTACGCATAGGCTCACTTGTAAGTAGCCCTGGTATATTCTCTTCTCCAAGATCTCTAATAACAATTAATGCACCTTCTCCAATACTATTGTTCTCTACACTCCAATATATATTTGATCCGTTGTTATTACAACATTCTTTAATGTAATCACATATATCTTTTAAAACTCTAATTTGTCCTGGTATAGCAGTTTCATTGTGTCTCCACTCTGCTACTTGCTTATAGCTTGGTACTTCAAATACTTGTATTGCGGCAAAGTCGCCACCTGTACCCATACTAGGATCAAGTGCAACAACGTAACTATTGTCCCCTGTTGGTTTTTTATACCAACGTGTTTGGCCCATGTTAAGTATTGGATCTTTGCCTTCCATTGATGCTAACTTAATACTATTAATAAGTGTTTCATCATAGATTAAAAATTCGCAACCATACTCACGGCGAAACTTTTCTTCACCAATACGACCAATTTCATTCTTCCTCCATTCTTCATCTCTGTCAGGATGTTCGTCCCAACTACATGTAAATCCATGAAAGCCATTCTTACCAATATCTGATTCGTTACCGTGTTCGTCAAACTTATCTGCAGACTCTTTCCAAATAATAGCAAACGTATCTTCGTCTGAGTTAGGTGTACTTGTAATAATAGCTCTACCACCTGTTGCTAGTGTAGGTGATATTGATGTCCAAAATTCTTCTGCAATATTAGGATTAACAAATGCAAACTCGTCACAGTATAGTAATGATATGGACATACCACGTCCTGTGTTTCCTGTTGTAGTAGCACTTACAATACGTGAACCGTTTTCAAATTCCATACTACCTTTGTTGTAGTTTGTTACTCCTGCTCTAATATGATCAGCACACATTTCGTACACGTATCTAATACGTTGCATAATTTCCTGTGCGCCTGTGTATTTGTGTGCGGCAATTAGAATAGTTTGATCTGGATGGAACATAGCATACCAACACAAGTAAATTGCGGCAGTAGTAGTTTTACCAGTTTGTCTTGGTAACATATTAATATTAAAACGGAAGTCGTGATAACTCTGTAGTAACCGTTCTTGATATGCAAACGGATCAAATAATAATTTACCTTTTACAGGGTGCTGAATGAATGCAAACTTCTTAGCAAAGTACAAGTATCCATCTTTTGGATCCATGCATCTGCGTAGGTCTTCAATCTGCGCCTCAGTATATGTATCTCTGGTATGTGCCTTTTTTGTTAAGACACCATCTAAACTCTTTGTTGCCATACTATTATTTACTCAAAAAAATACCCGCCGGAGCGGGTATTGAGTTTGACGTTTTAACTTTATTATTATTCTTAACTACAGCCGCAACTTGAACAAGCCATTAGCTTCTTCTTGGTATTTTTACCACATTCTGGACATTTACCTTCGCCCATTAGTTCGGCATATTTGTTTTTTAGTTCTTCTTTAATCTCATCTTCAAGTGACATTGGATTGTCACCTCCAGCTGTTGCTGGGTAAGAACCTTTTTGTTTGTTAAGTCCACCACTTAAATCTTTAGTCATGTACTTAGTATCTTGGTGTTGCTCATCTGGGCTATTGTCATAATCTTCTGCTTCAACACTATCATTACAACTACTTGCACCAATATGTTGCTTGCCACAAATCTTGCATGGTGCTTTTTGCATTCCAGGTTTAAGATCATCCATGTCGCTTGGTGGTCCCATAGGCTCGTCTAATCCTTTAATTGCCGCCATTGATTTCTCAATGTCACCACGCATACCTAAACTTGGTGCCGGTGCTGGATTAATATCTTTATCGCCTAATACCTTAAACAGTTCGCCTACTTCTTGTGGACTATCACCTGTTAATGAAATATTCATTGATGCCGCTTCGTTAAGTGCATCAATTTTTTTATAAATGTCTTCTAGTTTCATGTTATTTGCTCCCCATAGGGCTAGTGTTACCTGGTTCGCCCATATCTTGAATTTGTTCTTTGTTAACTGCAACAGATCCAATTGGATCGTTTTCTCTTTCTTTACGTGCTTGTTCTAACTCTGCTAATAGTCCCATAATTCTTTCGCCTGTTACTGTCTTGTGAACTGCTGGATCTGATTCTGGTAAATCGCTTCCTAAATTTGGCTCGTAAACTTTATTGTATTCTGCATCTTGATACTGTTCTTGTGGAGCATCTAAATTTCTTACAATTAAATGTGACTCTGGTAGTCCGCATGTTTGTGTTAGGTATTCTGCTACTACTGGTGCAATAGTTGGATATGCTAATTCAGCTTCGCAATAGTTAACTTCTGTATTTTGTAATTGAGGAAAATCTAATGGACGTTCTGTAATTGGTGTACGTTTGCAATCAGTCATGTTAATAACGCCAAACTTCTGTAGTGCAGTTTCCATGGTGTCCATGCACCCTTCAGGTAGCTCTCCGGCAATACCAATTTTAAATTTATAAGTCTTTTTAGACTCTGTTAAATAATCTGCAAATGTCTTCATATCAGTTCCTTATATGTTTATTTATCCATGTTTTTCAATTTTTCAAGCAAACTATTACGGTCTGTTACTACGTAACCTTCGCCATTTACAAGTCCTGAATCTTCAAATCCACTGTCTTTGTCTTGCTTTTCTTTTTTAAGTTGCAAGTCGATCATTTTTAATTTTTTATCTAGTTTCGCAACTTTGGCATCGAGAGCCGTTTTAAGCATTCCTCCAGCCACTTCAAATACTCTGCCACTATACCTTGCCTCCACGTTCATGCCTAAATCCATTAAGTCGTCATATGCTGTAGTAGCTTTTAGTGCAATCTCGTTGAGTTCTTTATCTGCTAATTCTCCTAGACCTTTTACAGCTGGTAATGCCGCAGTAATCTTATCAAGCTCTGCAATGTCTCTAAAGTCTTCGTCAGTACTTGCTTTAACTACATTGTTAGACTTTGACTTTTCTTCTTGAATAATCTCTTGGCTTTCAGGCAAATTGAGTAATTCTTCTAGTTTTTTAGTCATTTTGGTTTTCCATTATATACTACTATTATTTATCCTATTTTCTCTTGCCTGAGTGGAAAATGTCTTTTTCGGTTATAACCCTAAAGAATATTTTCTTCTGTTTACACCATGCTCTTGCGGCTTCCCATTTGGCAACATTTTGGATATACTGTGCTTGACGCCATTTATCACGTCCAACATTCTCTTTCATAGTTTGGTTATCAGGCTTAACTTCAATTAGTTCAACATGTGGTCTACCATTTTTATCGCTGTACTGTATTAAGAAGTCTGGAACATAAACTGTGTGCTTGCCTGTTAATGGATTTCTATATGGAATTTTAACACTCTCACTTGCCCATTTACTAACACTAGGACTTTCGTCACAGAATTTCATAAATGCAAATTCCCAACTACTTCTATACAATGGTGTTTTTGTACCTAAGTATTTTTCAGGAAACTTTAATGAATAGCGACCTTGAGCAAACTTACCCATAGCATTATACCACTATGTTTCTAGTTTCTAGTTTATTAGTTGCTTGGTCCACTTTATAACCTAGTGTACTAATTTTTGCTCTATTATAATTTAAAATTTCTGTAATTACAGTACTCAACTGTATATCATCAAACCCTCCTAGAGTGTCTAATAATTCAAATATTTTTACATTGTCTATCTTTGCTTGTTGCATAACAATAGTAGCAACACTAGTTGAACTAACTTCATCAAACCCTCTTTTAGCAAAGAACCCAACTGTTGCATCAACTTCATTGCTTGAAAATTCAAACGGTTTTGTATAATATTGATCAAAGAATTGTTTTACTGATGTAGCACTATCTCCTGTTTTTGCAGGAAGGTTACCGTATAAGTTTGTTGGCGTTGATGGCATAATTTATTCCTATGTAAAGTCTAGGCTTGATCCGTTAGCATTTGCAATAGCCGCCGATCGTGCTTTAACTTTGTTTGCTTCACTTTGTGCATTGTATGCCGCAGTTATCATTTGCGGTATTGGACTGCCTCCATTGTTAATATGACTTTTCTTAAATGCTGTTGCTTTAGCTAATGAATCAGCCGCTCCTTTATTACCACTTAAGAAGTTAGTAACACTACTTAGTGGGTTTGGTATTTTTCCAGAAGCAATGCCGGCTAATCCAGCCACTCCTGCAACTGTAGCAATAGTACTAAAGTCTCCACCTAGTCCACTTGATTTAGGAAATGCAACGTTTGCAACGCCACTAACATCAATACCTGTAGCTTTGCCAATTTGGTCTTTTAAGATACCAAATCCTTCTTGGCGTAATCCATCTGATCCTAAATTTTTAGCATTTTGTGTAATGCTAGTTGCTTTTAATACTGTTCCTAAAAAGTTTGCCGGACTACTAAATGCCGCGCCGCTACTAATGTCTCCAAAGACATCTGCTATGCCTCCTGCAATGCCGCCAATGCCAAACACACTTGATGTTCCTCCACCTGCTAATGAATTAGGACTTGGTGTTTGATCATAATGTCCACTAGCACTACCAAAGCTCTTAGGAGCAATGCCGTCTTTAACTGGACCTCTAGCATACCATACAGTTTCGTATTGAACTGTCATTGAATTTTGTACTGTATCACTTGAACTGTTATCTAAACTATCATGTTCCCAAGCACTAATTATTGGATTAACTAAAGTAAAACAAGTATAACGCTTTCTTGACATTTGATAAATTTGAATACTTTCAAAGAACGGTTTGAAACTATCATTGTCCATTCCGTATCTATAACTATTTGACAATTCACCTTGGTACGTATTACCTCTGTTGTAGGCCGCGTTTGAAGTGTTAGGATTAGAACTACCATCTACACTTGCATAGTTTCCATCTTTAAAATAATATCTATAATATGCTTCCCACATAGCAGTTGTCTGACCATAGTTATCATCGTGGAATGTAACATTAATTGGATCGTAATCTAATCTTGTTTGTAAATTTCTTTTTTGGTTGTATTGATGTTTTAGCGTTGTTGCAATTTGATACTTAGGTAAGTCAACTTGTTTAACAAGCATATTAATTTCTTGTGTTTTTAATTGAGGAATTAATGCTACAGCTTCTGGATTTAAATTAAATGTTACATGATAAAGAAATTTAGATTTAGGACTTAATCTATGTGCATCATCAACATAAAGTCTTGCCGCGTGAGCCGCATCGCCTAGGTTTCCTTTAGGACTCAATGCTCCGCTTATTAAGTTGTTTAAAAAACCGTTAAGTTTATTTGCCATTTTTACGTATTCCTCATACTCTTATACTAATATTTATCTAATATAATTAAGTGCGTAGATAAAAAAAAAGGATGCCTAATTAAAGACACCCTTTTTATATACTTCAGGAAATATTGTTATTGTTATTAACTAGCGCCGCCGCCTGTAATAGCTGTGTTAACTGTACGTCCGATTGCTGTTCCTATGCCTGTTCCTTGTGGGCTTTGGATAGCGTTGTCATAACGTATCGCTAGTGCAACAGTTACTGGATCGTTAGTAGAGTAAGACAAGCTATTGTAGTTTGCTGACTCTAAGTAACAACCATACAATTCAAATGTCTCTAGTACACTTGCTGTATTAGCACCGTTACCACCGTCTAATATTTCAATTCTTGTAACGAATTTGTAATCGCTACCTGACGCCGCCGAACTTTGTTCAAAGAAGTCAAATTGTTTCTGTAGTTGCTCGCCAACAAGTTTTTGTACGTTGTTTGAAACATCTTCACGTAGGTTAAGTGTAATTGGTTCCCAAGTGTGTTTACCTGCTAGGTATACACGTGAGTTATACACATCTACTGTAATTTGTTCAAAACTTACGTTAGGTCTTGTTACGTCTACAACCTGTTTAGTTAGTTCTGTTGTTGGTGTTGATACTCCAAAATTTTCAAGACTCACTCTAAAGCGGTATTGTAGTTTCGGCATCAACAAACCTTGGTTACTAGCTGAAGAGCTAGAATCCAAAGGTACTGTAATTTTGCTTAGTGTTGAAATTGCCATTATAATATCTCCTGCTTATTAGTATTTATCATATTAAAGTCCTGCTATCTCACCAGTGTTTTTAAGTCTTAATGGAATGTAAATAAACTCCACAGCTTTCACTGGTTCAATTGCTATATCTAAGTAAAGCTCATTTCTATCAATTCTAGTTGGTGTGTTGTTTGATTCATCACACACTACTAAGAAGTCATATAATGCTCTTTGACCTACTAACTCTAATAGTAAACTATCTGCTTGTGCTTTAATCTCATCACGTGTGATTTTGTCATTTGGCTCAAAGATATAAGGTTTAGCAAGTTTGTTAAACTGTGAACGTAAGTAAATTACTAGTCTTGCAACGTTGATTCTGTCTAAAGCACTAGCATTTTTAGCTCTTGTCTTTTGACCAAAGTTAACAAGTCCTGCACCACTTAAGAACGTTACAGGGTTAATAGCATTGCTGTACAATGTATCACGCTGTCCTTCGTTAAGTGCTACGCTTTGGAATTCACCTTCGCTTGTAATGTATCCTGCACTTGAAGCATTTGTAATTCCACCACGTCTTGTTCCTGCTGGAGCAAACCATGGAAACGATACTTGATCGCTTAGTGCCATTGTGCGTAAGATACCATGTGAAGCTGGAACAACTACGTTGTTACCTGCGTTATCACTTGTGAATAAACTTGGATAAAACACACCTAAGTATTCATCGTATGTTACAAGTCCATCGTCATTGTCTTCAACTGCACCTTTTACGTTAGTTGCATATTCGTTCAATGAAGTTGCATCTGGTGTTAATCTAAACGGTAAGTCACCTACAACAAATGCACTAATGCCTCTATCATAGTTAAGTGTTTTCATTTCACCAATTAGCTCTGAGTAACCAGGTGTTGCCATCAAGTTAAAGATTCTTGAATTATCATCTCTAATATCAGCATTGCTGTTAACCATTGCTTGTAATGCTTGTACTACAACTTTACGTTGAGCTTTTCTACCAAAAGAGCCTGCACCATTTTCTTGGTTAGCTGATTCAGTTACCCATCTGTTAGTTGCGTATGCACTCATTGACTCGTCGTTGTTAAATCTAATATTAAGTCCTGTAGTATCAATGTAGTTACGTACATATTTCTTAACGTTAAATCCTGAACGTCTAGTATTCCAAAGCAACATACCTTTTGGATATAGTGCTGGATCTGGAGCGTCAAAGTCTAAGAAGTTACTTACTAGTAATTCAGCAATAGTTCCTGCTGTATCACCTTTAACACCTGAAATGCCATAACGTGCATCAGCAAACAAAATACCGTCTTCAGTAGTTTGGTCGCCTGTATCAAGTGCAATGAACTTCAATGAAGTGCCATTGTATTTGTAAATCTTAGGATAATTTTCTAAGTCTGCTGTACTAATCCAAATGTCGCCATTTTTAAGATCAGTTCCATCTGATTGCTTAGTTGGCTCAGTAGCTGAAACAATTGGTCCTGCTGGATCTGTTTTATCACCACTTACTGCATTATAAAAAGGTGCAGTTGAATCTTGATAACCTACCCATGTAGTACCGTTATGAATCATTAAGTCTACTTCGTCAACAATACTGTTGTACCATAATGCACCATCAGTTGTTAATGCTGTTGGAGCCAATGTACTTGCAGTATATGTTAAGTATTTCCAGTTACTAGCAACCATATCGTATGCATTGCCTGCGGCATCTGTATACAAGTTTGGTGTTGCTGTTGCCGCATTTGAGCCATTGTAAGCTACAAATCCTGCTAAAGCTAATCCGCTGTTAGTATCTGTAATGTGGATGTCACCACCGTCATTGTGTTCAATAACAATTCTGTTTGAAGCATCAACACTTGCTACAACGTTAGTTAATCCTGCGGAGTTAATTGCTCCTGCAACATCATCTGCATCATCTGCATTACCGTTTGTTGTAACACTTACTGTAACTGCCGCACTTAGTACAGCACTTGCTGGACTAGTTTCTGCAATATCAAAAGCATAAGTTCCAGTTACTAGTTGTGTTGTGATAATATCTGAAATAATTTTAGTATTACCAGTTGCTTGTCTTCTGTGAATCTTAAAGTCACCAATTGGATCAGTTGCTTCATCATTATTAGTTTTGATGTAAACTGCGCCTACAGGTAAGTTTTTACCGCCGCCTGCTTTATCTAATGCAAACAACGCCGCTTCAGGTGTTGCATACATTGGAGCTGACTTAGTTTCCCACAAGCTAGTTGTGCCGTTCCACATTTTAACTTTCCAGTTAGCACCTAAATTAGGTTGTGTAGTTTTAACCCAGATACTTCCTGTTGGACGTGGACTTGTGTCAGTTGACTTATATTCAGGTACACTAGTATGCGGAGCAATACTTAACTTCGGTGCTTTAAAAGTAGCCGCTGTTAAACCAATCTCTGCTAATAGTGTTGAAGCGTTAGTTGCTAATACAACGTCTACGCCTGTTGAATAAATCTCTAATTTGTTGTTAACTACTGCTGAAGTAACTCCAGCAATACCTGCTGAACCAATAGCACTTACAACATCACTTAATGCTGTTCCGCCACTAGTTACTACAGTTCCGTTAATGCTCATCGAAGCACCGTTAGTAATTGTTGCGTTGGAAACCGTACCAGTAACAGTTGCCCATGAACTAATCCATGCTGTAGTTCCTACTTGTACCCATGTACCATCGGATTTTTTGTAGTATAACTTGTTAAGTGTTGTAGTTGCAACGATAGCGTAGTCACCAATTGCGCCAACAGAAGTTTTTGGTGCGCCGCCTGTTACTTTAGTTGTATCTGTAATCACTGTTGGAATTTTGTTAGTAAAGCTCTGTCCGCCAGTAACACTAGCCGATGCGCCGTTCCATTCAAAAATACCAAACACACTATTTGCTGTATCAAACCAATAAGTGCCGTCTGCTGGATTAGCCGCTGGTGCTGTAGCAGATGCCATTAGTTCTTTAGTGTTTAATGATGCTCTAGTTACATAAGCTCTGTTAGCTACTCCTAAGTATGAGTAGGCCGCTTGTAACCCGTATTCGTTTAATTCACTACCGTGTAGTGCATTGTTGTTTGTGTCCGTATAGAAAGTTGGATCTCCAAACAAGTCTGTTAATTCTCTTTGTGAGGTAACCAAATATGGTTTGCCTGCATTTGCCGCTGTTGTACCTGCGGCTGTTCCTGTTCCAGCACCGTTCGTTTTGTCTTGTGCGGAAACAACAAAAATCATTGGTACTGTACCTGGCTCAGCTGGTGTATAGAAACTTTCGTCTATAACGCTGACCTGTACTCCTGGTGATACTAAAGCCATTTTATTTTCTCCTGTTGATATAGCATGTTACTATTATTTATACCATTTTGCTAAAATAGGTGTATAATCAACCGAGAAAAAGGGACCAAAAAGGGCAGGTAAATACATATATGAGACCTTTATGTAAATGCGGCACTAAACCTGTAGCTATAAACTACTACAAAAACGGAAAACCCTTTTATAGAAGTAAATGCGAGTCATGTACTAGACACGGCAAGCCTATACACGGTGCTTCTAAATGGAAACAATCAGGGTATGAAAAGAAAACAGAATGTGACAAGTGTGGGTTTAAAAGCAAACACCCGGAGCAGTTTTCAGTGTACTACATTGACGGTGATCTTAATAATATAAGGTTTAGTAATCTAAAAACAATATGTGCTAATTGCACTAAAATTATTTACAAAGAAGGATTTAGATGGAAGCAAGGTGATCTGCGACCTGACTTCTAAGCTCAGCAATAGTACCGTTGTTTTCTAATGTTTGTGAAAATTTAGTATGAGCCCAAGCCCATTCGCTAGGATGAATATCAGTAGGCTCTGTATCAAACTCAAGATACTCTGTAAACCATTTAGGATCTTCTCCACGTTTTACACGCCATACATGTCCGCCTACTTCATGTAGCATTTTTGCTTCATTAGGAAAACGTGTATCCGGTAATACCCAATTAATATCTGGATTGTCAGTAATTTTTTGTTTTACTAGAGATACCCAAATACCATCATAGAATCCGTTACGCATACATTCTGTACCAAATTCTTGTAATACTAGTCTAGGAGTAATTGTACGTCCAGTTTCTTTTGACCAAAACTCGTCTACTTTCTCACGCCATTCTCTAGATTCGATTGTTTTACCATCAAGCATATCTCTGCTCCACCCAAACATAACGCCTACGCTATCTTTAAGTTTATCTGCAAATGATATTTTTTGGAAATTATGCTCACTAATTAAATAGTCAGCAATAGTATCTTTACCACTACCAATTAAACCACATACACCAATAATCACAGGTTAACTCCTTATAAATTAAAACTATTATACAATAGATTTATCAGGAAGTCAAGTGTTTATTAGCCGATTGTGAATCCGTAGCCTACGCCGCCTGCTACTTGCATTCTTAGTTCTTCTTCTAGCTTTTCCATTTCAGCTTGTGCTTCGGCTTTTAGTGCATCGCCATTCAGAGTTGAACCTCCTTGTGGACCTGCAATAGTAGCAAACTTTGAACGTGCTTCGCCTAGCATATACTTACAACTTGCAAGGGTATAATCTTTAATCCATTGCTTTGCAAGATAGTCATTAAGTAATTCACTATCTGGTCTGTGATTGTAAACATATAGCAGTAATGTTTCTTCTGCTCTTGGGCGTTGTAGTAGTGTTAATTTTTTAGTTGTAGTATTCCAATTAAATTCAATAAAGCTACCAAACATTCGTCCTACTAATTCTTGGTATTGACTGAACATATCGTATGTTGCTAGTCCGCCCATGTTTGAACTTGATAACAAATAAGTGTTTGTGTATGCCATGTTAAATGGTTCAAATAATGTGCCACCATCTCCGCCACCTGAACGTGAACCAATTGAGCGTCTAAATAATTTTCTCACCTCAACTACTTCTTGCGGTAGTGTATATTCATTTTGATCAAGTATAGTAGGCATAAAAAGATATGACTCTTCTACTGAGTTATCACTACGCTGTCTAAATTTGCCAAAGGCTTTTTCTAGTGCAGTTTCATAATGAATAGGGTCGAGTTCAACATCGATCATACCACCGCCTAACATAGCGTTTACGTAATCGAATACCTCTTGTTTTTGTGTGCTTAATGCCATTTCTTGTTCTCCACTAGTATTTATGCTAACGATAAATACTTATACTATGCCAAGACTCAGTTTATACAAACCCGAAAAGGGCAACGATTACGATTTCTTAGACAAAACAATCACCGAAATGTTTACAGTTGGTGGTACAGATGTCTTTGTACACAAGTATCTAGGCCCTTCAAATCCAGACGAAGCAGACGCTACGCCTGCACAACCTCGCTATGATGCTGTTAAAGAAACTAACATACAGGATATGTTATTCTTAGAAAATAGAGATCGCAAATACGATCCAGACATTTATACAATACGTGGCATTTACAATATTCAAGATATTGATTTTGATATGAGTCAATTTGGTCTATTTTTACAAAACGATACATTGTTTATGACAATTCCAATCAACTATAGTGTTAGAACACTAGGGCGTAAAATTATGCCAGGAGATGTTATTGAACTTCCGCATTTAAAAGACGAATATGCACTTAATGATTATACTGTAGCACTAAAACGTTTCTATGTTGTAGAAGACGTAAACAGAGCCGCTGAAGGATTTACACAAACTTGGTATCCACATTTATACAGAATTAAATTAAAACAAATTGTTGATTCACAAGAGTTTAAAGAAATACTTGATTTACCTTCAGAAGAAGGAAGTACAAACACACTACGTGATGTTCTTAGTACATACGAAAAAGAGATGCAAATTAATAATGCAGTAGTTGCACAAGCAGAAGCTGATGCACCTAAGTCAGGATACGATACTACAAACTTATACACGTTAGCTGTAAACAAAGACGGCAAGCCTGATCTAGTTACAGTTGATATGAATGATTTGGATTCTAGTTCACAAGAATTATTAGCTGACAGAATTAATCAAACTCCAGAACGTACAGGATATCAAGGTTACTTACTTGGCGATGGTATTCCACCTAACGGAGAAGCGTTTGGACATGGGGCAAGTTTCCCTACAAATTCAATTGAAGGAGATTATTTCCTAAGGACAGATTTTATGCCTAATAGATTATTTAGACAAGACGGAAGTCGATGGGTCAAACAAGAAGATAATGTACGTATGACATTGACAAATACAGATTCACGTGCTACACAAAAAGGTACTTTTGTTAACAATACTACTAGTAATATTATTGGTGGCGAAACTGTAACAGAAAGACAACCATTGAGTAAAGCACTCAAACCAAAGGCAGATAATTAATGCAACACTTCTATGATGGACAAATAAGAAGATACATTACTCAAATGGTAAGACTACTGAGTAATTTTTCTTATGCTGATAGCAAAGGTAACTTAACACAAATTCCAGTCATGTATGGAGACATTACAAGACAAGTTGGTGCTATTATAAAAGACAATAGTGAAAATAAAATACCAAGTGCGCCACGCATTGGGGTGTATGTTACTGGCATGGAAATGGATCGTACAAGAACTGCTGACGCAACCTATACAGGTAAGGTGCATCTTAGAGAACGTACTTATGATGAAAACAGTAACGAGTATTTAAATACTCAAGGTTCAAACTATACTGTTGAACGATTAATGCCAACACCTTATATGTTGAATATTAATTGCGATATTTGGTCAACTAACACAGAACAAAAATTACAGATTTTAGAACAGATATTAATGTTGTTTAATCCAAGTTTAGAAATACAAACTACAGACAACTATGTAGATTGGACTTCGTTATCAGTTGTTAATTTAGAAAATATTAATTTTAGTTCAAGAAGTATTCCTATGGGAGTTGACACTGAAATTGATGTTGCTACACTAGGATTTCAAACACCTATTTTTATTAGTCCTCCTGCTAAGGTTAAGAAGTTAGGAGTTATTACAAATGTTATAATGAGTATCTTTGATGAAACTAAAGGAACTATTGACTTAGGACAGTCAATGCCAGAACTTAATGCATACGATGATAGCTGGGGCAACTCTATTAAAAACAAAGATGCAGATGGTAGAATACATCTTCAAGTTACAACAGCGTCAGGCTATGATGCTATTGTTACTAACACTATTGTTCAACTTGGTAAAAATGGAATTAGTGGAGAAATTAATTGGAGAGAAGTACTTGAATCTGAACCTGGTGAGTATGCCGCAGGATTAAGTAAAATATATTTAAATAGAATTGACTTGGCCGCACCGGTTGTAGGTACATTTGCACTTAACAACTTAGACGAAACACAAATTATTGTTAATTGGGACGAAGATACTATTCCAACTAATACAGTATTAGGATTACCAAATAGTCCACAAAAAGGAACTATTGATGCAATTATTGATCCGACTAGAGTTAACCCAGTTAACTTAAAAGTAGCTGGCACTAGAATACTTTTATTAGGTGATATTGGTGCTACAGCAAACACAGATGGTGCCGATGCTTGGAAAGACTCTAGTGGTAATGACACACTAGTTGCTAGTGAAAACGACATTATCGAATGGAGTGGAACACAATGGCAAATAGTATTTGACTCAAGCACAAAAAATAACCCAGCAACTGATGTTACATACACAACCAATTTAACTTCAGGTATCCAATACAAATGGGATGGTACAGAATGGACACTATCCTTTGAAGGCGAATATCGAAAAGGAAGCTGGCGCTTAGTACTCTAAATAAGTACTTGTATGGAACAAATTATTTGTAGTGGTGCATTATTCTATTCGTTGACAACACAACGTTTCTTATTCTTACATCGCACACAATCAAAACAAAACAATGTTTGGGGTCTTGTTGGCGGAACCAACGAAGATAAAGAAATCCCTTATAAAGCTCTACTACGTGAAGTTGAAGAAGAACTTGGTAGTGTTCCAAAAATTATCAAATCAATACCGTTAGAAACGTTTGTAAGTAACGATGATAAATTTCAATTTCATACTTACTTGTGTGTTGTAAAGGATGAATTTCTCCCTGTTCTAAATGATGAACATAATGGATATGCATGGGTTAGTTTTCAAAATTGGCCAAAGCCGTTGCATATGGGATTGCGTAACACACTCCAAAATAAACAAAACTTAACAAAACTTCAAACAGTATTTCAACTAGTATCATTATTACAAGAATCGGAAAGTTAAATGATTAAAGTTTACGGCGACATAATGTTAGACCGATGGATTTTGGGTAATACAAATAGAATAAGTCCAGAAGCACCTGTACCTGTTTTACTTGAAGAAGCCCAACAATATAGCATTGGTGGGGCAGGAAATTTGGCTCTTAATATTAAATCTATCAATGGAGACGTTGCATTATATGGTAGTATCGGTCAAGACGATGACGGATATAAACTACTTGAAATGATTGGTAACACAAAAATTGAAGCAAACATTGCATCTGATCATGCTGTCACAACAACTAAAACTAGACTAGTTGGACAAGGTGGGCAACACATTATGCGTTGGGACCGTGAAGAAACATATATAGGTACAAGTAGTTTACATAGACTACTTGATTCACTAACTGCTGACGATATTGTTTGTGTAAGTGATTATGCAAAAGGTACAGTACGTGAGCAAACAGTAGAAAAACTATTAAAACGTAAATGCAAAGTTTTAGTAGATCCTAAACAACATCCTAGTTATTACACAAATGCGTACCTGGTTAAACCAAACATGAAAGAATATGTAGAATGGTTTGGCGAATTTGATATTAGAGATGCTCAACAAAATTTGCAAACATATGGTTGGGAATGGCTTGTTGTAACTGATGGTGCTAACGGTATGCATATAATTAATGCACAAGAAAGTTGGCATTGTAAAGAAGAAGTGAGAGAAGTTGCTGACGTAACAGGTGCTGGTGATACTGTACTTGCTATCATTGCATATGGTATTGAACAAGGAAGAGATGTAGTTGAATCATGTAAATTAGCATGTTATGGGGCGGCACGTATTGTTGAAAAACGTGGTGTTGCTGTTGTAACCAAAAACGATTTATCAACTGGAATTGTATGGACTAACGGAGTGTTTGATATACTACATATAGGCCATTTAAAGCTACTAAGACACGCACACACGCTTGGAAAGCGCCTCGTGGTGGGCATTAATAGCGATGCAAGTGTAAAGCGTTTAAAAGGCGAAACTAGACCCATTAACGATGAACAAACCCGTAAAGCCGCTTTGTTAGAATTAGGGTTTATTGATGAGGTAATTATATTTGATGAAGATACTCCATTAGAAACTTTACAAAATGTCTTGCCCAATATAATTGTTAAAGGCGGAGATTATACAGTTGACACAGTAGTAGGAAACCATTTAGCTGATGTAGTTATATTTCCAACTATTGCCGGTGCGAGTACAACTAAACTTATAGACAAAATGAACGAGGTTGCAGAATGAATATTTTAATTACAGGACATGAAGGTTTTATTGGTAAACATCTTGGATCGTACTTACAACATAAAGGACACAATGTTGAAGGGTTTGAATGGAAGCCTAATGTTATTCCTGATCCTGAACCATATGATAGGGTAATCCATTTAGGTGCTATTAGTAGCACTACTGAACGAGACATTGAAAAAATTATGGAACAAAACTATGAGTTTTCAATGCGTTTGTTACAACTATGTGATCAAAAAGGAACATCAATGATGTATGCTAGTACTGCTGGTGTATATGGTGATACGTTTGTAGAAAATTCTAAACTACAACCACAGAGTGCATATGCATGGAGCAAATATTTGTTTGATAGATTTGTAATGCAAGTTCCAGAGTTTATGATTAATGTACAAGGTTTTAGATTCTTTAATGTATATGGACCAGGTGAAGAACACAAAGGTGACCAACAAAGTGTATTTGGCAAGTTTGAAAAACAAGCCAAAGAAACAGGAGTTATCAAAGTGTTTGAAGGCAGTGATAAAATTGAAAGAGATTTTATTCATGTTGGCGATGTATGTGAAATTATCGAAAAGTTTATTGATGTTGACAATACAGATATATGGAATGTTGGTACAGGTACACCTCGTTCATTTATGGATATTGCTGAACTGTATGCCAAAAAGTATAATGCTAAAATTGAAGAAATTCCTATGCCAGAAGAGCTTAAAGGACAATACCAGTATTACACCTGTTCAGACAATAACAAGTTAATTAATAGTATAGGTGTTCATAATTTTAGAACAATTGAGGAGTATGTAAATGCCAGCAAGACATAGTGGTAAAGTAGATAAAGGTTGGGGATATGAATTAATTTGGGCAACCAATGATTTATATTGTGGAAAAATTATGGTTTTTGAAAAGGTTGGTGCAAAGTTTAGTATGCACTTTCATAAAGAAAAAGATGAATCATGGTTTGTAAATGCTGGATCATTTAAATTGCGTTATATTGATACGCAAACAGCTACAGTTATGGAAAAGATTTTAGGTCCAGGAGACACATGGAGAAATCCACCATTGATGCCGCACCAATTAGAAGCACTTGAAGCGGGTAGTAGTATTACTGAAGTAAGTACACCCGATTCTATTGAAGATAATTTTAGAATTATTCCAGGTGATAGTCAAGGTGTTATAGTACAACCAGAGGCTACTTCAGATGCAAATCCACAAGGCTAATTTAGATTTAAATTTATCTCAGTTAAAACATAATTGCAGTTTTGTTTATCAACAAATTATAAACGAAATTGCAATACCTAACCTAAGTCTTGAAACACAACATACTTCAATACCTACCGCAGTAAGTCAGTATTATAATTTATTTACAAGTATTATGCCTGGGATGTTTGAACTACAACGTTCAATAAGAGAAGAATTTAAAAACATCGAGCATGACACTAGTTTAGAATATTGGATCGTTGGTTGGTTAAACTATTGGCCTAATAAAGGTCGTACACTAGAATGGCACGGTCATGAATACGGAGATAATGATAATTGTTTCCACGGATACTTAGGTGTACACAGTGAGCCTTCACAAACATTATATCGCAATATAGGCGAAGAAGAAATTACTAGCGTTGAAAACAAAAATGGTCAATTAGTTATTACTAATAGCAAAGGCGTTGAACATATGACTAGTGATTGGGAACAAGATGATCCTCGTATTACTATTGCATTTAATATACAACCTAGAGAAACTGTGTTACAAGAAATAGGTAATAAACTTAATTACTATGTCAGTCTTTAGAGAATTATTTTCTATTCCTATATTGGAACATAGTGTTCCAGAACGCATTGCAAATGAAGTTGAACAGTTTGTAGTGCCAAGACTGTCTTTAATTCCAAGACCTGATAACAATGCTCCCCACGCTACTGATTACTTTGAAGATAAAAAAGTAGTACATCTAATCAACGATGTGCCTGAATTATTTGGTGAGATACAAGATTGTGTTAATAGATTTCAACAACAATCTAGTATTAAACATTTACATGACGTTAATCAATACACTTGGTGGACACAAGACTATCACGAAGGCGATATACATACTGAACACGAACATGGTATGAATAAGATATCAGGAGTGTATTGGGTAAGAGCTAATGAAAACGCTGGTGGGTTATGTTTTAGAAATCCTAATCCATATGTTGAATATGCACATAACGAAAACTCACAGTACGGCCGCCGACAATTCGAATTCCAACCTATAAAGGGCAAGTTATTACTTTTCCCTTCTTACTTAAAACATGCAGTAATGCCTAGTAGTAAAAACGTTGTTCGAACTACTATAGCATTTAACGTAGTACGTTAAGCCTGAGCTTCACCCCATCTTAGAATAATGTTCGCTTTAGTATCTGTACCACCTGTTTTATAAACGTTGATTGCTAATACGTCTGGACCATTTGGATAAGTTCCTCTACCACCTAGTGTGGTATTAGTTAACTCTTTCAATGAGCTTAGAGATAATGAACTTGATTGTCCTGGTGTTGCAATAAAGGAGAATACAGTTTCACCTGGCTGTGCATAAGGTGGTTGTCCAAATAAGAACCCTACCGTATCACCTGCTGTTATCGTTGCATTTGAACTCTGTGTAAACGTTACTCTGTAATATGTTGTTGAACCAAATGATAGTTCTTGCACACCAGCAACCGCAGTACCCGCTGAGAACTTAGAGTCTTCAACAATGTCGCCTGCAATAGCGCCTGTTGCGTTCCAGGTTGTTTCTGTAAAGAACAAGTAGTTAGAACCAGTTAAATCTCCACCAATTCTAAATGTTACTGTTGGATCAGCATTTTGTACTAGAATATTTTGATTAAATCTTAAACGTACTCTACCGTACCATGGTTCTTGATAAACTTCTTCAATAGTTCTTGGATTACTTGTATAGTCGTTACTACCTGATGCAGTAACCTGCACACCTGTTGTAACTTCGCCATTTAAAGCGGCAAACTCTGCTGTTGACAAATACTGATATCTACTATTTCTATTACCGTATAAGAATTCAGCAGTTTGTGTCATTGGACCTTGTACTGTTGCACTTCTAATAACCTGTGTAGCACCAGTTGACCATACAACAGAACCGCCCGGAGCAACTTGAGCAAAGCTCGGTTGTCCACCAGCCGCCGCACCAGTTAGTGCAGACCAACCAACATCATTTGGATTAATTGGATAGTTTTGTGGATTCAAAATTCCTTCAACAACAATACCGCCAGTAATTGGATTATTTGAACTGTCATATCCGTCTGATGTAATTTCAATACCTTCTAGTAGCAACTGAGCTCTGTTTAGTAGTTCTCTTTCACCTAAGTCACCAACAATAGCGTTACTAACACTAGGTGCTAGTCTTAACATAAACACAGTATTTCTTAATGTACTAATATCGTTACCTGCAGAAGCGTATGAGAAAATATAACCACGGTCTTCATCAAATCCACCGTCTGTTAGGAACGCTGAACCCCAGTGTGATATGATTGGAGTAATTGTATTACTAATCAAAATTACACCAGTTCGCTCGTCATGTGGTACAGCACCACCTGCTGTATAAGTTCTTGTTGCACCTGCCGCAAAGTTTGTTAGTGGAGCACTTCTAGTACACCCTGTTAGGGTATCACCTGTTACACCAGTATAAGATATCATTTCGTTATCAATAATAACTGTACCAGTTGTTGGGAAGAATGAAGATGTAATTAATGGAATTGTATTTTGTGTTGCATCCATTGCCGTCGCTAGCCTATCATTTGGACCTTCGTTAGTAACTTCATAACGCACAGGCATGTTACCAGTACGCATAAATGCTTCTGTGTTAATGTTTGAGTTACGCATTCTGTGATAGAAAATAAAGTTACCATCATCACCACGTAGCATGTAGTCAATAAATCCAGCACCGTACCAACTGTACTGAATACCAATCATCTGCATCTTACTGATGTCCATGATATATCCACTACTTCCTAGACCGTCTAGTGTGTCTTTGTTAAAGTCAGCTTGTTTAGTTTTCTTATCACTAATCAAACATAATTTCACACCAGTAGCATTTGAATTACCTCTAAAGTCAGGTGTTACTGTCATAGCATTATCTGCTGTAATCTGTGAAACAACGTGTGTCATTCCTTTAATAACAATTCTATCACCAGCTTTTAACTGATCTCTAAATCTTGTTCCTGACCCTGTACATGTGTTTGAATCAACATTAATTGCAACAGTACCTGCTAACTGTAGTGTAGCAGTTCTTTGTACTGCACTAAAGTTTGTTCCATCGTACTCCATAAAGATTCCGTTTTGATCATCAAATGCACCTGAACGCACAGTTGCACCGTGCCAGTTAAGTAATGATACTTGGGCTCTTGTACTTAATACTGGTGTTAATGAAGCAGGAGCAATTTGCGAAATAACTTTAAATGTTCTTTCACTTACAATACTTGCTACTGTGTAATTTCCATTATATCCTGGAGTTTCAATACCAATTAATCTAATTTGTCCACCAACTTGTAGTCCATGGTCAACGTCATCTGTTGTAACTGTAATGAAAGTACCTGCTAGTAGATCGTCTGCTGTTACATCTAATAGATCGTAACTTGGAGCAAACAACGCACCAGTGGTATACATAATACCTTTACCTGACTGGTATCTAATATATTTTTTACTCTGTCTAATTGCTTGAGCACCGTGTTGCGGTCCTCCTGTTCCAAGCATAACTCCACCATCATATGGTCTGTGTACAAAGAAACTATCTGGTCTTGGATAAAGCGTTGCACTAATATCACCTGTTTGTGTAATAGTACCTGGAGCTCTACACTGATATCTTAAACTTGTTGTAGTTGGAACCTGTTGTGCAAAGAACGGTCCTTCTAATAGTGTATGATTGTTAACGCCATCGTCTGAGTTAACTGTAACAATAAATGCATCTCCTGGAATCAATCCATGTGCTGATGCAAATGAAACTTCTGTAGTTGCCAACGCCGCAAATCCAATTAATGTTCTAGCTGGTATTTGAGCAGTTATTAATTCTGACATAGTTACTGTTGCATACGTTACTGTTGTATCTCCTGCAACTGCTGTTCCTACAATACTTGCGTCAACAATACTACCGTCTGTTGCTACTTCAGCAATAGTAATTGTTGCATCGTTAGTTGGTGATGTACCTCCTAACTCTGTACCTGCTACTTTAATTTTATTACCAGCTACATAAGATTCACCATCAACTGTAATTATTGGATTACTATAACTGCTACTAGTTCTTTGAATAGTAAATTCTGCATTTGAACCAAAGTTTCCTAATGGTGTTGGACCAACATCAACATATGATCCTACTCCACTTGGTCCTGTACCTGCGGTAGATACTGAAGCAATTGAACCTTCTCCGGTTCTTGTTCCGCTATTATCTGTAGTAAGAATATTAATTGTTAAATCGTTTGCTGGGCTTTCGCCACCTAGTTGTGTACCCGGAACACGTATGTTTTGATCTGGAAAGTATCCAGTTCCTGGAGTATTAACTACTGCTGAATATACTTGGTTACTAATTGTAATATCAAATGTTGCAGTACTACCAGATAATGTTGTTATCTGTCCTGCTGATTGTGATATATCTTGGTATACAACCTCATCATTACCTGTTCCTGAAATACTTACAGTTAGGATCTCTCCGCCACTGTCAATAGTTAGTACAGTAATTGTTGCATCGTTTGCTGGAGTTGCACCACCTAGTTCGGTACCTGCTACTACAAATGTTTCGCCAACTAAGTAACCGCCGCCTGCATTAGTAATGTTTACTCCATAAACTGTTGCAGTTTTTGTAACACTGAAGTCTGCACCAACACCTGCTCCTGCTGGATATGTATACGTTACACTTGGATATGTTTCGTTAGCATTTGGTCCTGTACCAGTAATAGTAAATCCGGTAATAACACCAGAATTTACAGATGTTACTTCTATGAGTGCATCGTTAGTTGGACTACTTCCACCTGGGAATGTGTCTCCTATAATAAACATTCTGTCGCCAACTGCAAATCCCTGCGTAGGAGCCGCTGATGTACCTGTATGTGTAATACTTAAAATTGTTCCTGCGCCATCTACTGATGTAATTGTAATAGTAATATCGTTGGTTGGTGATGTACCGCCAACGTTAGAACCTAGTATTGTAAGTGTTGAACCTTGAGCATAACTATCTCCAGCTGTTGAACCTAATACAACAGTATAAGTTGTGTCAGCGTTTTGAGTAACATTAAATGTTGCTCCAGTACCAAAGACATTAAATCCTGATACAATATTAGTAAATGTTGCACTATTAACAGCCGTACCTGTAACTGAAACTCCTGTAATTTCACCACTACCACCAACGCTGTCGATAGTAACTGTTGCATCGTTTCCTGGACTTGCGCCACCTAAATCAGAACCAAGAACTAGTAAAGTTTCACCTTGTGTGTATCCTGATCCTGCACCAGGAGCGGTAACTGTATATACATTTCCTGTAAACCCTATGTTAATTTCAGCTCCAGTACCAATTGAACTTGTAGTAAATGGTACAGCGGAATAGTTTGCTACAGCATCGCCACCAATTCCTGAATCAGTGAATGTTAAAATTGCACCAGCGCCATCTACTGAATCAACAGTAATATCTAAATCGTTTGTTGGACTTGCTCCGCCAAACACAGTACCTGGAATTCTAATAACTGATCCAACTGTGTATCCAGCATCAAGTGAGCCTGCATTTTTTGTAGTTGTGTAAATGTTATTTGTTAATACAACGTCCCAAGCCGCACCAGTTCCGCCAATTTGGGTTTCTGGAGGTAAATCAGTGTATGTTGGATTATCTGTAACTGCTGTATAAGTTCCAGCACTACTAGTAACATCAAGAATTAATCCAGTACCTAAGCCGTTAAGATTAGTACCTGTTACATTTGTAAATACTGCATTACCATCAAACGCTGAACCTGTAAAGCTAAATGTTAAAATTGCACCACTACCGTCAACTGTATCAACTGTAATTCTAAGATCATTAGTATTTGATATACCACCTAATTGTTGTCCGTCAACAATTAATACATCGCCTGCTTCAAAATTAATACCTGCGGTTTGTAGTGAAACAGTATATTGTCCTAAAGTAGGATTTCCTCTATCAATATTAAATGTTGCGCCTGATCCCAATGATGTATAATTAGTACCAGTTATTCCTGTGTAACTAACTGTATTTCCTACAATGTTTGCTGTAGTATTTCCATCAAAGTTAAGTGTATTTCCTACAATAGTAGTAACATGAATCGCTGTTCCGTCACCTCTATCAATTGCTTCACCTTGTACAATACCTGTTGCATCAACAACATCAATAGCATTAGAGCCTGCTGGAAAATCTCCGCTAACGTCTAAAGTATTTAATGTACCACCGTTTTCAAATCCTACTCCGCCACCAGTTAAACTTGTAACCTGAGCGCCAACTGCAATGCCTGCTCCGGTAGCAACCGTTGCAACAACAAAAGTCCAATCAGCACCACCGCCGTTTCCTAATGATGCATCTGAAATAGTAATAATATCTCCTGGAGCATTATTTCGTCCTGGATTTTCAATTGCTGTAACTGTCGCGGCACCTGTGCCGTCAACAACAATAGTATATGTACCTACAATTAAATCCGCCGCAATACTATCGGAACTACCTGTGCTTACTGAATATGTTCCTGCTAAACGTGAAGCATCAGCCGCTCCATATGTACCAACAGTTGATACTTGTCCGCTTTCGTTAACCACTGGAGAACCAACTTCTGGAGCAACACCAGACCATGTAATAATATTTGCACCTTCTGCCGCCGTTAATGGGTTGACAAATGTTCCTTCAGCACCTTGTGATAAGATACTAAACTGTGGTTGGCCAATTGCCGCACCTGTATAAAATCCAGCTTGTCTTAATTGTGTGTAGAATGTTGATAATACTTCACCGTTAGTAACACCAACTTTTGATTTTGCAAAAAATGTAAATGTATTATCTGTTGGAACAGTTGAAACTACAAATGATCCTTCTGCTCTACTTGCTCCAGCAACACTATTTTCTAATGCTTTAATTGTAATAGGAGTACCTGCCGTAATACCATGTGGTCCAACTGTTGTTACAGTAATTTTACTTTGGCCAATACCATCAGTTCCAACTGATGCATCTGTTACAACTGATGATACTTGTGTATCAGTACCTGGTACTTCGTAAATACTTGGATATCCTCTTTGCATAGCAATCGCTTGCCATTTAGTGGGCTGTAACCCGTATTCAAAGTCAGCATCAAGCATAGATACTGAGTTACTAACACGCATACGTTCAATAGCATCTGTACCAAAGTCATGTGGTCTAGTAATAACATCACCTTGATCAATAAAGATTTGAATATCATCTGTATCGTAAAATTGTTTAACTTCTTCTTTGATTGGTAATACATTTAATCCGTTTTCAATAACGTTTGTAATAACACCAAATAGTTCTGTTACTCTTTGACTAACATTTAATTCACTAATTTGTAAAATAGTATTTTGTGAAATTGCACCTGCACCAACTTGTTCTGTTGGGTATAGTGTATTTGAAAAAATGTAATTGTTAATTACATCTCTAGCAAAATGTTTTGCTAAAATTTCTGGCATTCTATCGCCGTCAATTTGTGGCGTAGTTTGTACCCAATACTTACTAGCATTGTAATGTGTTTTTGTATTTCCAGAATATTTAATATCGTGTGTAATTCCTTCAATATTAAATCCCATATCTCTTTCACACTTAGCAGTATTGTATGTATAGTTGTACCATACATCTGAAATTGCATTAGCTGTTGCTGATACAAATATGTGATCTGAAGTATCAGATGAAATACCAACATTAATTGTAACTGTGTCTGTAGTAGAACTTTCAATTAAAATTGGTTTATTATAAGTTGGATCTGTTCCTGTATCATTAGGCACACCACTTGCTCTTGGATATGCATGTTCAGTAGCATGATTATCTTTAGCACAAGTAAATGTTAAACCACCAGGAGCAATTCTAATATAATCTCCTCTATAAAACGTATGACTAGGAATTGTTAAAACCATTTGGCCACTTGCTGGACTAAATGTTGCCGCAGTTGGAGTAAATCTTGTACTTGCCGCAACTTTACCTGCAATCCAAGCAACAGTTTCTTTCTTTAAAAACTCTAAGTTTGCTTCTAATAGTGCTACTGCTTTTGGAGAATAAACTCTATTATCTGTATCTTTCTTTAGGTATACTGTAGTAACTGTACCAGTTCTTTCAAGGAACTTTGGAAAGTCTTCTTCAATACCTTTAGTTAACTGTGAAGTATCATCTGTTTGGAATGCAGTTGACGCACCTAAATCAGGGTCACTAAAGTTATATAAAATTTCGTTGTTTGTTGAATCTGTAATCAACAATAAATCGTTTGCAGGAACACGAGTTTGAATTTTAACACTTGAAATTTGTGATCTCTGTAGTGGAGGAATAACATCTAAGCCGCCTGCAATAACAGTTGTAATGATTCCCATTAGTTCTGTTATTCTTGCATCAGTACCTGTTTCATAGTTACTGCCGTTGTCATAAACTTGCACTTGTGCTGGTGGTTCTGATTGTAAACTTGTGTAAGGAACTTGTGGTAGAATGTAGTTATTAATTAAACTAACAACAAAGTTCTTAGCCGCAATTTCAGGAGCTCTATCACCATCAATCTGCGGAGTTGAATTAATCCAATACTTACTTGCTAAGAAACGTGCTTGATAATTTCCGCCATAACGCAAATCCCAAAGTACGCCGGTTGCTCCGTCTGTACCTTCTAAATTGTATCGTGTATCTCGTCTACATAGTACATCATTGTATGTGTAGTTGTACCATATTGATCCTGGATTACCTGTATTTGCCGCAACTTGTGCAGTAAGCCATGCTGACAGTTCTTCAACAATAAAGTTAATGTTTGATTTTATTAGACTGTATGCATACGGAAATCTATTTTCACTAATAGGAATTCCTGGTTGAAATATATACGAGTCAATTTTTTTCTTTGCCATCTGTTTTCCTACATTCCGAAAGCAACAGCCATTGCTGATGCCCTACTGTCTACATATTTTTTGTTAGTAACTGTTGTAGCTGTTGTTGGGTTTGCTTGTACTTGTGCCGAAGCAAACGTTGCATTAGCCGGAGTTACTGCTCCAATTGTAGTGTTATTTATTGTTCCTGCGGTTGCTGTTAGGTTGTTAGTGATAACTGACCCTGGCTTAGTCGAACCAATACTTACACCATCTATATTGCCGCCACCTGCTGGTGCAATAGTTAATCTACCACTACCTGTTGGGCTTACATTTACATTCGCATTTAAACCTGTAAAGTTTGCAGTATCTGTTACTGTTAATAAGTTAGCAGTAATATCCATGTTATTAAGTGTTCCACCGTTTGATGGATTTATTACTACTGTTCCTGAACTTCCAGTTGGAGATAGTGTAATAACTGCATTCTCACCCTGGGCTGTTAAGTTACCGGTTGTTGTAATTCTACTAAAATTACCAATACCACTAACTAGTGGATCAATAACTGTAATTTCTACTAAAGGTATTTGGTCACCGTCACCATACCATAATGTTGCTGGTGCATTATCTGGAACTGCAAAGGTTATTTTACCTTCAAATTTACTTTGTGCATCATTGCCTGTAAGTGTTGTAAGACCGTCTTTAGAAGTATGTGTTAGCCCTGTATTAAAGTTAGAATATACACTACCATCAAAGCTGAATATATTCATTGTGATGTCACCAGTTATATCACCAGCTTCATTTAATTCTCTTAAAAATAAGTTAAAAACATAACTACTTCCTCGAACAAGCTCAATTGGTGGATTTAGTAATAACTCATCTGGTTCGTCTGGATTATATACTTCGTCAATAGTAAATCCGTTACCTGCTTGTCTAAATAAGAAATCGCCAGCTGTATCAACAACCTCGTCGACAACGGTATATGTTAATGTGCGTACACTAACATTACCAACTTCGTCAACTTCAAACCCTGGACTAGTAAATCCATACTGTGCTTGAAAGGGTGATTTAATTACTGCCATTTATGTTCTCCAATAGTATTTATCACTAGTTTTGTACTACTATTAATCCATGCATTGCACCATGGAATTGACAATTATAATGATATGTTCCTGCCGCAGTAGGTTCCCAAACTACATTTCCTGATGTTGAACCTTGGCCTGTAGCCGCTGGTGAAACAACATTGCCAGTACCTGTTGAGTTTACTGTCTTAATGTAGAACGGATGTCCTGGAGCATTAACAGCAAATGTAAGTGTATCGCCAACACTAACTGTAACTGTTTGATTATTTCCGGAAACTGCTCCTAATGCGTCTGTGCCTGATAATACATATGCACCTGACCCGTCATTAGTTGTATTAATTGTATAGCTATCTCCTGGTGTTGTACTTGTGTCGACAATAGCTAAGTTAAATGTTGATTCGCCATTATCTAATGAAATTACAAATCCTTCATCGCCTTCTGTTGTTGCATCAGCAGTTGCAGTAAATGTTAATGAGTCTGTTGTACCAACAACAAAGTTACCTGTTAAAGAAGCTCCTGCTAAATCTGCACTAGTAACACCTGTAATTGTATAAGGTAGTACTGTACCATTGTCAACATTTGAAGTGCTAAGTGTAATTGTAAATGCGTTTCCTTCGTTAACTGTTGTCTGTGTTGATCCTAAAGTATAACTTGGAATTAAAGGACTTAAACTTGTGTCGCCAAACGCAACTTCAACTGTTGTAGCAGTACCGTCAATTGACATTACAAAAGTTTCGTCGCCGTCAGTATTTAAATCTTCAGCCGCAGTAAACACAATAGATTCTGTAGTTCCTACTTCAAAGTTTCCAGATAGATCAGCGCCGCCTATGTCTGAACTGTCAACGCCAGTAATTGTATATCCAACTAAAGTTCCTTCTTCAACATTTTCTGCTGTTAGAGTAATTGTAAATGATTCACCTTCGTTAACACTTGCCGCTGTTGATGTAAGTCCGTAACTAACAGATGGTGTTGTACTTGTATCTTGAATAACAATACTTGTAGTAGCTTGGTTGTTGTCAAGTTTAATTTGCAGTACTTCTTGTCCTTCTGAAGTTGAATCAACAGTAATTGGAAAACTAAGAATATCAGTAGTACCAACAATAAATGATCCTGTAAGATTAAATCCGCCTATGTCTGCACTTTGTATTCCTGAAATTGTATAAGGTAATACTGTACCTGCAAGTACATTTGATGTAACTAATGTTATTGTAACTGTTTGTCCAAGTTCGCCTGTGTTTGTAGTACTTGGGTTAAGTGTATAAACTGGTGCGTCGGCCGCTCTGCTTGATCCTAACAATGTTGCTGTAGGTTCGTTTTGTGTCGCATAATAATTTGCTGAATAAATTACTTTTGCACCTTGGATAGCTGTTGAGTCATCTTGTACTCTTGGATATGCTACTAATTTAAAGAATGAATCTGTAACTTCAACTTCTAATTGTATTAGATCGTTTCCTAAATTACTACGTCCATATACAACAATATTTGCTTCACTAGTACTAGCAGTTGCTAAACACTTAAGAACTTCTTTGCGTTCACTGTTTACATCACACGCAACAGTATATTCAACACCGAAATAACTTCCTACATACCAGCGATCTAATTCTGTTCCTGATTCTACTAGTGTATAACTTGGACCTGCGTAAGACAAGTTGGTTCCGTTACGAAACTCAATTGTACTGTTTTGTCCACGTCTAAAATATTTGGTGATATCGAAGCTCATTTTACCTTTTACATTCCTCTTTAGTATATTTACCTAATTTGCAGACTGTTACGAGTTATGAGAAATACCTAAATATCGCAGGTCTAATGGGTGTAATTTACTAATTTTTTAATGTTACTAGCTTTTGATATTCAGGTAGATAAAGATATTCGATGTCACTATTAGCAAGTGTACGTACTGCATCATCAAGTGTTTCAACTAAAGGCTCGCCACCTAAATTAAAACTTGTATTAAAGATAATACTAATACCTGTGCGTTCTTTAAATGCTTTAATTACATCATAGTAGTGTTTATTTTGATCTCTATTAACAGTTTGAATACGACATGTTCCGTCAACATGAATAATACTTGGAATCTTATCTGCAATGCCGTCTTGGCAGTTTACAGCATACATCATTGTTGGTGAACTTTTCATTCCACGTAGGTCAAACCATTCATGTACATCTTCTTCTAAAATAGATCCTGCAAACGGACGAAAGTATTCACGTCTTTTAACTTTGTTTACATAATCTTTACCATTAGGATCTGTTGGATCGTACATAATAGTTCTATTACCTAATGCACGTGGTCCGTTTTCTGAACGTCCTTGGAATAATGTAACGATTTTTCTATCTACTAATAATTCTACTGCTTTTGCGTTGTCGCAATCTTCAACAGTTGCTTCGTATTTTTCTACTACTTTGTTAATATCATCTTCAGAATAACAGTAAGCCGGTCCTTCATATAATGTTTCTTGTTGTTTTTGAACTTTGTTACTTTTAGTTAAACGTCTGTGCATTAACATTGCACCGCCCATGGCTGTACCTGCATCGTTACTTACTGGCTCAACATAGATTTCAATTCCGTCATCTTTTAATGCTTCTAAATAATGATAGTTAGCAACACAGTTAAGTCCATATCCTCCACTAATAACTACTTTATTTTTTCCTGACATTTGAACTGCTTTACGAATTAATTTAACAACTTCTTCTTGGCTTTCAGTTTGAATATTATATGCCATGTTGCGTCTATTTTCTAAATAGGTTACGTCTTGCGTTTCTGGATTGTCGCCGTGGTCAGTTAAGTAAGGGTGCATATTGTAATTAACATGAGCTCCATTAGGATATGTTGGAACAATAACATGTCTATCTGCTTGTGAAGTTAATGTATCATGTCTAAAGATTTTTGGTGCAGTATCAGCTTTTCCATATGGAAATAGTCCCATAGTCTTGCCTGCTTCAATAAAACTAAATCCACAGTATTCTGTTACTGCCTCATATGCTTTAACAATTCCAGCATTTTCTGAAATAACTAACTCATGTGTAGCTTCTTTATCTTCGTCATACATTTCACTTGAAAACTCAGGTATCCAAGCACCCATTAAAGGACCGTTAGCACCAATGTGCTTGTATAATGTTTTAAAATTGTCAGGATAATTACAATCGTAAATACTTTCAGTTTCCCAAACAGTAGTAGGTTGCCCGCCAATATCTAATGTAATAAAAGTTCCTGCACCATCTACAATAAGTGCTACTGCATCTTCAAATCCTGAACGATAAAATGCACAAGCCGCATGTAACTTGTGATGAATATTTGACATGTCAATTACTTGTGGATGAGATGTACCAGTGTAAGGTAATCTTTTAATTAATCCTAACTTACGTGCAAGACCTGTATAAACATCGTCTCCACTAAAGTCTACTTTACCAGCAGTTTGATCTAAATTTTGTGTATGTGCAACAACTAAAAAATCTAATGTATCAGTGTATTCAAGTATTTTAACCATACTTGCATATGGCCCGCCATCATACTTTTGTCTAGTTAATCGTTCTTCTTCAATTGAAAAAACAATTTCACCATCTTTTAATAAACATACTCCGCCGTTGTGTCCTCTAGCGATTCCTGCAATCCATACTGGCTTTTTAGTTGGCATCTTTTATTCCTCTGTAACTTCTATCCCAATTTACTAACTTAGTAATATTTTTAATAGTTTGTTTATAGTCATTAGTTTTACACTCTATAACAGTATCTATCATTTTTTTCGTTGTATCATCTAAGTTCTGGTTTAAATATGACTGCACAAAACTTAAATGTTGTGTTGGACTAGGGTGTAACTCTACCCATTTTTCACCGTTTTCTTCAAACCACCAACTGTGTTCTGGACTATTCCAAGCATGTAACCCTAAAGGTTCTAACCATTCAGGTCCTTCTAACACATATCTATATTGTTCTAAATTAAATTCTTTAAATGCATCAGCAAGTTCGGGAGTATTTCTTAAATTTTCTCCATGTCCTTTTTGATGCGGTATATCAGTACCTAACGTTTCTAAGTTACTAATACTTGTAAAATAAAACTTGCAATTAGTATCTTTTAATAATCCTTTAGTAAGTATGATGTTATTCATTGTATGTAAAAACAATGCTTTCTCATCATAAAAAGTTTCTATCCATTTATCATCAAATACTTCTTTATTCTGATAACTGAATATACTACCTTTAGTTTGCCAAGGTTCTTTGTGCTTAAAGTTAAGATAGTCGTAACGTAAATGACTTGACCATTGTACGATTACTGTATCGTCTTTGTCAATTTCATTTGTAGCATGGCATTCTGCAACACGTTCAGCAATGGCTCTGTTACCTAAACCTGCGTGTCCCCAGTTTTGATATTCATCGAAATCTTGTGCATATATGTCTGCATATGTAGGCCAATTCCATGATGTATAGGAACATCCAAACACAAATAAACGTTTCATTATTAAGCAGTTACAGTTGTTTCTTCAGTAGCTTGGTACTTTTCACCAACTTTTTTCTTATTTCTAATTCCTGCTGTTACTGATTCACAAATGACACTTTCAACTTTTTCGTTCATTGCCATAATACCGTCGTTGGTTCTGTCTGCATATTCGTCTGTTGTAACTCTAATAGGTGAATATACTCTAGCACCTTCGCCCATATCTAAAATATCAAAGTTTTTATCTTCTGGATATGAAACATTAATTGGAAAAGTTGATCCTATTACTACTGTACACTTCTTATCTAGTGCATGAGCAATATGCTGTCCTACACTATCACACCCTAAAAAGTAATCTGCGTTTGCAATAATGCCTGCCCAATGTCTTAGGTCTGCACCCATTGGACTTGCTACAGGTTCTTTACAACCGTGTTTTGAAAAATCAATACCAAATTCTGCCATATGTACTACAGCATATTTCTTTGAAAGTGACTTAACAATGTTGACCGAGTTTTCAGCTTCAAAACTTCTGCCACTCCAGTCAGTAATAACACCGTTGTCGTGTTGAACTGCTCTTCCAAATGGTTGGAACACAACTACTTTATCTTTTTTAGTTTTTTCTCTAACTTCATCAACTAACTTTTTACCAAATAGCATTTCTTCTCTTGATAATTTTAAGATAGGTCTTTGTAGTTTACGTAATCCTTTATTATTAATTTGAATATCGTATGCTTCTGCAATACTACATTGTTGATTATAGTACTCAAACACCCTGTATGGTTCAGGTGTTAATAAATTCATGTCTTTAAGTTTATCTTGGAAGAGATTCTTGTGCCAGTGATCATATGCCTTTGCATGTAGTACTGGATGACCTTTATAAAAGTCAGTACCGCCTTCGCATACAATGATAAAGTTGTCTTCTGGATTTTCTTCTGCAAACTTTTCAAGTGCTGGAATACTAGCAAGAACTCTGCCAGCACCACCATTGATAAAAATAGCCGTATTTCTTTTATCTGTCATTTTATATCCTTCTACAATTCGTGTAATTGCTTGTATAGATATTTAATGTAGATCAGTTTAGCTTGTTTGTTTTCTGGCTGTAATAGTTCCAGCAATACGTGTATTGCCTCTTGAATCTGTAGGAGGTGTTGGAAGCCCATCTGCAATGCCATCATCATATGGTGTACCGTCTGTGCTTAGACCTAATCTAGCCAGATCATTTGCCATATAGTTGCCGCCTGATTCAGGTGGAATAAAGTGTCCAGTTGCAGGATGATATGTATGATCCATTAACCAGCCATCTGCAGGGTTGTTACGATCTTCTTCACTTGTGTAACGTCCTATTGCACCCGGGAATTGGTCTCTTTCACCATATACACCTGGTCTAGCCGCGTTTGGACTTTGTGGAAATCTTACCTTCCAAGGATCAATTCTAGCTACTTTACTTAGATTAAATGTAGCACCTGAACCAGCATCTGTTGTTGGTGTAGTTGCTACTGCGTCAAGTGTTCTTGCTTCTTTAATATGTCTTGCGTTAAATGCATTACGTGTTCTAACACCTGTAATTGCACCATCTGAATCAACTGATGTAACAATAATGTTTACATCTAATGAATCGTTTTCGTTAACAATAGCAGTATCGTCTTGACCACTAGTTGCCGCTTCAAAATCAAATCCTGGTCTTTTTCCCATTGGTTGACATAAATCGTCTAATGTACCCACGTCTGCATTTGAAAAACCAAATACACTTGCGTCAACATTAAAGTTATCGCCTACTGCGTATCCTGTTCCTGCTGTTGCAATAGTTACTGTCCAAGCCGCACCGTATGTAGCTGGTAAATTTCTTAAAGTTGTTCTGTAATCTTGCCAAGCAGTTAGTAATGATGCTGGCATATCTTCTGATACATGACCATCAGCCGCCGCTAATTTACCCCAACGTACTCTTTTAATTGCTTCCCAATCTGTGTGCGGTTTAATAAACGGATATGGTGTATTCCATTGTTGTGCAACCGGATCATAAGTAATTTCATCTCTATCGTATGTATGGTCTGGTGTTGGAACTTCAGGCTCAATGTGTACAAATGGATTACCTTCCCAATCATTAATTGGAAGTGTTTCACTTACTTTTGCTCTACCTTCTAAAAATAGTGTGTCTTGATCAGTTTCCATTAATTCACATAACAAAGGATTTTCTTCACAGTTAACTTTAACCATGTATTCACCAACGTTTGGCACATAATCATCTTCAACTTCGTAGCTAAATTTAACTTCGCCTGTACGCTTGTTGTCACGTTTACGTAGGAATACCCACATTTCTCTTGGACCTTGATACGTCCACTGCCCTACTTTACCTAATGTTGTAGTCTGATAAAGATATGCATCTGGCATATCATAAGAGAAATCTACATCAATTTCAATAACTCTATTTTGTGCATTTGGATCTATCATATTCTTTTCCTAATTGTTACCTTTAATAATATACCACATATACTGCGCCTTCAGCACCTGGTGAACCACAACAGCATCCGCCGCCCATTGTTTGACCTGCTTCGCCTGCGCCACCTGGCCATGCACCAAATCCTTGACACTCACCGCCTCTTGCACAACAACCATTTGGTCCAATCTTTGGTCCTGCTTGTGCCATTGGAGCAGTAGGAACAAATTGTAGTCCTCTATCGCCACAATGCTGTGATCTTTGTGCAGATCCAGTCATACTTGCAATACCAAAGTCAACGTTATTAGGTTGAATTTGACAGTTATAACAGTTCATACAACATCCGTAACAGTTAAAAAATCCATGACAATGTGTACAGTTACTACAGTAACCGCCACAAGCTACAGCACAAAAACATGAGCCGCCTGTTGGTGTTCCAAATACAAAACTATTATGTCCTGCGTAGTTATTACCTGCATATAAACAACAGCCCGAACGTCCTGCACAAATTGTGAATTGATCACCACCTGCTACGTTAGCTGATTTAATTGCATATCCTCCTGAATCCGATGGATATCCCTGCATACAGCAACATCCGCCTGTTCCTGAGCCACCACCGCCCCACATTTCCCATACAGCAAATGTAGCACCTTGTGGTACTGTCCAACGACAACATTTACCACCATTGTTGTTACAATAATATCTTGATTCTGGTGGAACTCCGTAAGCTGTTGCTGGCCACGCTTCGTTGTGATCTGCGTTCCAAGCATAACTTACAGTAAACGACTTTGGAGCAATAACTCCTACATCGTAACCTGGTAAATAATCTCTTAAACTTGACATATTCTATACTCCCTACGCTATATCCGATTGATAATAAACTACTACTAATCCGCCAGCGCCTGGTCCACCGCAGTAACAAGTACCATTGTGAGTATGTAGCGTACCACCGCCTCCGCCTGGGAAGTCAGCTGGTCCGTCTGCATCTCTACCGTGTGTTTTATAACAGTTATCTCTTGACATTCTAGCTTGTTGTCCACCGTATGGTGCTGACGTCATGTTTTCCCATGATGAACTAGCACACATTGCTGTACCTGCTCCACCACCGTTAAATCCGCACATACTAAAGTCTGCGCCTTTTACACAACCGCACATTCTATTTGGACATCCGCAATGTCCGCCCCATGCACTACCAAATCCGCAAGTTGCACAGCCATATCCGCCGCCACTTGAGCATAAGCACATGTAACCGCCTGAACAACAGCCGTTGCTTGAACACGCATAACTACCACATCCAGGACAGCCCATAACTGGTCTACAGCAACCTGCCGCTCCTGCACATAATGTAAATGATGCCGCATTATTAATTTCTACAATTTTTCTACCGTATGATCCACTTCCACCAGGAAAGCCAGCCATACAACAACAGCCACCGCCGCCGTCACCGCCTGCACCCCACGTTTCAAAAGCGGCCCATGTTACATCGTCACTTGGGTTCCAATTACAACAGCATCCTGGGTTACTATTTCTAGTATTATCAAAAGAACTATGATAAACATAAATTGTTCTTAATGCTGGAGTACCTGTTGCAGTTCCAAGTTGTAGTAATGATCTTAATGCAGACATTTATATTTCTCCTTAACCTATTCCTACGCCATCAGTTGACGGTGGTTCAGCATATCCGCCTACAGTTGGTTCTTCTGGGAACTTAACCATATGTGCTGGATATTCATCACTCTCGCCACGTTTGAACGTAACCGGTAATTCTCTTAATTTTGTTCTGAAATCAATCCATGGTTGCTTAACACTATCAGGCATATCTGCCGCAACTCTGTGATCTGTTGCATCTAATCTATCATTTCTTAGTTGAGTTAGTGTTTCCCAAGTTTGCCAAGGTTGTTTCCAAGTTAGTGTCCAATTATTACTATCTTCATCATGTACACATAAATCTCTTTCGTAAGCATGATCTGGCATTGGAGGCCATTGAGTTGAGTAATTTCCATAACCTTCTGGTAATGCTGTTACTACTTCTGATTGTGATAGTGTTACTGTATGTGGTAGGAAGATAGAACACATTAATGTGTCTTCTCCAGCACAATCTAAAGTAACTAATCTTTCACCTTCTGGTGTAGTATCAGTTGTTGGATTGTAAATAAAATCTTCATCTGGTGCGTTTTGACTCAGTGTGTTTTTTCCTGTAGTAGCATCAACAAATACGTATAGTCTGTCTGGACCTGTATAACTTGCTGTTGCTGTGTCCCCATCCGAGTTTGATTGACTCAAATATTCATTGGGGATATCATATGTAAAGTTTTTTGTAATTTCAGCCATTTTGTTTCCTTCGTTTGTATTTAGTCATATTAACTGTACGATACTTTAACCATTCCGCCTGAGCCCCAATGGCCCCAACAGCATGGTCCGCCACATGCAGTACCATTATATCCAGCGTCCCCTGGGTAAGGTTGAGCACAACCCCATCCGCAACCTGAACAAGTCATTGGATTACCGCAATAATCTCGACCTTTTCTAGTATTTGCACCTTTTGGTGGTCCACTTACGTAGTCCCACATTTGATTGTGACAATATTGTGTAGCCATAGGATTATTTCTACTATGACCTAATCTTAAATCGCCCTGCGTACCGCCCGAAATTTGTGAACATCCAAAGCAACAGTTATATGCATAATGTGCATGACAGTTTGTTCTACCTGTACATCCACCTCTAGCACACGTAGTTGCAATACCAGATCCTGATACAAAACTAGTTGAACCATCAATGCCTAAGCAATCTCTTTCACAACATGCTCCGTTACCAGCCGCACAAATTGTGTATTGGCAACCAGCTATTGTGTTTACTGATCTAATTGCGTATGATCCGCCGCCTGCGTTCTGTGAACTAAACTGACAGCAACATCCTCCTGCTCCTGCGGCTCCTGCACCCCATAGCTCAAATGTTACGTTAACAATGTCTGCTGGTACTGTCCAAAGACAACAGCAACCGCCATTATTAATACCCCTATTATTGTTGTACACATAGAAGAACTTTGTAGGAGCCGAAGTTCCCGAAGTAGTATCTCCTAAAAGTGTTCTCAGGTCTGCCATAGTTAGTATCCTCTCTTCTTACGTTCCTGACATAATCCAGCCGTATGTGGACCCGGAATAAATCAATGTAATAGCTACGTTATTAATGTCTAAAGTTAAGTCTTCTGATAAATTCTGGATTTTTGAACCGTTTCTACCAAGTGTTACATTGTTAGTATTAAAACTACCTGTAACATCAATGATTGAAATAGTATCGTTTACAATTAAACTAGCGTTAGCTGGTAAAGTAATTGTGAATCCACCACCATTTGAATTAGCTAAAATACGATCGTTAACTACAGCTTGATACGTGCTACTAACTTCACGAATGACGCTACTTGCAGTTCCTGTTGTTGATATATATCTTCCCATTTTAGTGTTTCCTTTTTATTACTATATTTATCATTATGCTGTAGATGTCTCAATACCCATTGCTACTGCACTGACATTTGCGGCACTACTATAAACTACCAGAATTTGCCCTGCCGCCATTGCAATACCTGATCTTTCTAACACACCTTTAGCTAAAATTTCAACATCATATTCAATGTATTCACTTGCTAGTGGTGTACCAGCTGATGCGACAGCAACTCTTACCGAAATTGCACTATTTCCTCTATTACAAATCGATAGCGTTACAATCCCGAAGGTGTTTGCAGGTACCGTGTAAAGAGAAGTGTTAGTGCCAGCGGCTAAGTCTGCGTGTCCTAATCTTCCTGTGGCCATATTGTTTCTCCTTTAACTCAATATAAATTGTTGCATTGCAACTGGTGATCCGCTTACGCCACCTGTGAAATGCATCTGTGCTGTTGTATTTATTAATACTCCGGTAGTTGTTGTAATTGTATTACCTTGAATATTAATTACTCCAGCTGTTACACTATTTACGTTCAATTCTGACGCTCCTCCACCAATTTGGCTAGTAATATATGTCTTAATAGCTTTTTGTGTAGGAACAATACTGTCACTATTTGCTGTAAATGTTCCGTCTGTACTAAACTCATTAACTGTTGCACCAGCACCGCCAAGTGCTACTGCTCCAAGTTGTAGTTCTTGTAGTCCTGATATACTAAATGCATCAGCATTTAGGGTTGCAATACCAGTTGCTTGTTCAACACTAAACAAGTCGCCAACTCTAAAGTTACCGTCTTGGTCTGTACTTGTGAAGAACACTCTTCCTCCACCGCCTTCAACAGCTTCATCATTTGGATCAGCTGGTGTAGTTGGTGTGCCTGGATAGTTAGTAGTAGTAAATCCACCAGTACCAATATCCAAATAATCGTGACCTGTAAGTCTACATTGTGAGTATCTAATTCTCATCTCTATGTTATCACCATGTATTGGAGCATCATCTAATGCCATATTTGGTGATATTTGTAACAATGCTGAGTAAGGTGAACTACCTGTTAACTGTGTAACACTAACTAGTTTAAAGAATGTTCCTGGTAAACTAGCAAACTCAACGTTTGCGCCAGCTTGTGGAATACTTTCCATTCCTTCGACTTGGATATACTTGCCATCTTGTTTAGCATCTCTATATCCTGCTCCGTAAGCAATAGTACCGTTAACAATGTATGGACTACCAAGTGTAAGTACTGCTGGAAATAGTCTATAAACATCTAAGTAAAGTTGTAATGTGTCGCCATCAATAACTTTTACATAATAACTATTACCATTAAGTTGAGTAGTACCACCTACACCATTAATTAATACTTTATCTCCGTCTACTAATCCGTGTGTAGCAACAGTAATATTTAAAATACCTGTTCCGCCATCTTTTGGTAAACTGTCAAGACCGTTAATTAATCCTTCGTTGATAATGTCAATTAACTCGCCAGCTAATGTAATAGCACCTGCTTCTGCATTATTAGCATTTGTAGTTTGTGTAGTTACTACTGGACTTTGTAGAGTTGTATATGTTGTATTAATTAAAATATAACTGTTTAATAACGTTCTCATAAACTCATAAGCCGCAAGTTTTTGACTTTGTCTTCCTGGTAGTGTAGTGTTAACACCAATCCAATAACTTCTTGCCGCTTTAATTGATTCTTTAGTTCCACCAAACTTAATGTCATGTGCTAATGCGTCAACATATTCGCCAACATTTGATTCCCATGATGATTTGTCATATGTAAATGCATTCCATAATGTAGAACTACCTGCGTTTGCAATTTGGTTATCAATCCAAGCAATAACTTCGTCTTTAATAAATTCTTTGTTGTCAGTAAGCAATGTATAAGCAAACGGATTAGCAGTAAATGTTACTCCTGTAATATCTTTACTAAACCCTGCATCTGAAACTGTTGCTGTTGCCGCTGTCCAACCTGTTCCTCTTGAAGCAAATGTTGGTTGTGCAAGTACACCATCAGCAACAAATACTTCTAATGGAGCATCTAATGTATTGTTTGGATCTGTAAATGTTACAGTTGGAGGTGTTGTATAAGAAGCACCTGGATGGATAATTCTTACTTCACTAATTTTACCATCTGCAACTTTTGCTCTTGCAACTGCTTGAGCCGTTGCTGTTGATCCATCATTGCCAGGAGCACTAATGTTAACTCTTGGTTCAATGCTATATTGTGTTGTATTATCTAATTCAGCTTCAACGGCTTGTCCTGGCACAGTAACGTCCCAACCAGCTGTGTCATCTGAATACTTTTTAATATTAGCAATCTTTGTACCTGCATTATAAGTGTCAATATACCCATACTGTCCAGCACCTGTTCCGCCTACAAGGAATACTGCCATACCTGTGTATGCCGCACTCAACGAAGCGTCAGTGTTTGAAATTGTAATACTTGTAGTATCACCTGTCTGTGGAGTATTTGTTGCAGTTTTATAATCTGCACCACCAAATGTATCATCGTCACCTGTTAAACGAATTTGCATAACACCACCAGTTACAACTGTTGGAGTTAATCCTGTAATACCAAATCCATCTCCAGAATAACTAAGTGTTGTGTTTGCCGGTACATAATCTCTACCTGCATGAATGTATTCATGGTGTATAATTCCTGCGTTGTCTGTTACAACTGCACCAATTACAGCATCAAAACTTCTATTATCTACTGTTGCTTTAATAGCTGTTTCAGTTAAGTCAACACCTTCTGCTACAGTACCAAAGTCACCGTATGAACTGTTACCGTTAGTAGCACGTATTTTACCACCTGCTTCTGCAAGATAACCAATGTGTCCATAATATGAGAACACGGAAACAAGTTCTGCTCTTCCTAAGTTAGTTACCCATGCACCAATACCTTCATCAAGTACTTGTGTAAAGTCGTTAGCAACAATTGAATCGTTACCACCGTTGTGAATATCTCCGTCAACTTTCATACCAACACATCTTGTACCAAATGTTGTTACGTTTTGTACATATGGTGAACGTGTGTTAATCCACGCATCTTCATCATCTGGTCCCCAACTTGGGTTAAGTGAACAAAATGCTCCTGCTGTTGGACGTTTAGTTCCGTATGCGTTTGGTGCACTTAATGTACCTGTTAGTCCTTTAACAGTACAGTTTCTTAATCCTGTGCCGTTTTCTAAATAGAACATGTCTTCTAGTAAACTTCCGTTAACTGCATTACTAAACCATCTAGCTACTAGGGTTGAATAATAATTGCCAAAGTTTTCTAAATCCCAAAGGACTGCTTTCATGTATTCTTTTAAATCTCTTTTACATTTTGATTGCATACTTGCACTAGCCATTGCTTCTTGGAAGTCTTTTGTGTTGTTTGCTTGAATATATTCAAATCCTTCATCAACTAAGAAATCTAAGTTAGCATAAATTTTGCCTCTAGTATCTGTGTATGCCGCATCAACTCTTCTACCAACTTGTCCTACAACTGTTGGCTTAGTTCCTGCGCCGTTAACTTCATAATCAATCCAATCATGGATGTCTTGTACTAATAATTCTGCTGTTTCTACAGCCGCCGCAGTACCTGCTGGAACATTTGTATCTTGTGTACGTGTGTTTCCTGTAGCGATTGTTGCAACATCCATTGTAAATGCCGCTCCGCCGCCGCTACCTAATGCACTATCTGCAATAGTAATTGTGTCATTAACTGCATGTCCAGAACCTGCTGTAACTACTAGTACGCTTGTTACTGCACCTGTTCCGTCAACTGCAATATCAAAAGTTCCTACTACTCCTGTGCCACTAGATGATCCAGTTACACCTGTGTAGGTTCCTGTTGCTCTACTTGCGTCTGCGGCTCCAAATGTATCCATTGTTAAGTGGCCACCTGCTGGTGTTTTAGTAACAGAATTATTTAAAATTGTATCACTAAGTATTGCCTTCATTCTTAAAATAGCAATTTTACTTAAATTTGCATCGTTAGTATCAGTTGGTCCAGCTGTTGCCGCACTAATTTCAGTACTACGTAATTCATCGCCAACAACTGCTGTATCTGCTGGAACAATAATCGGAAGTACTTCGTTGTATTGTCCTGTTTTAACAAAAATTGACACGTTTGGTTTAATCTTTTTAGCTAAACTATTTGTATTACCTGCTGTAATTGTATCTGTAATTAATATTGTTAGTGCGTTAGCTGTTGTTTCAATGTTTGGTTCAGCAGTTTTAGTAGAATCAGTAATTTGTAAAACTGGTGTTGCTACGCTGTTTAATGTTGCGTAGTTTACTGCTGGCGCTAAGTTAGTAATAATGCTTGGTATTAAACTCATTGCATAATTAATTGCCGCATTGGTTTCGTCTTCTTGTCCTGATACATAGTTTGCACCTGCAGGTGAAATATAAGATAACGCCGCTTCACGCATTCTTACGTTTCCGCCGTGTCTTAAATCCCATAGTAATGCATCTAAAATAATTCCAATGTCTCTACGACACTTAACTGCATCGTATGTAAATCCACTTGTAAACGGAGCAGTATTATTTGCAATACTGTGTGTAATAAACTCCATTGTTTGTTCTTGAATAAACTGTTTATTTCTTTCAATTAGATATGTTGCTTCAGGATTACGCGGACCTCTACGTACTTGTTCAGCCGCCCATCTTGTTGAAAAGAAAGGCTTATCAATTGTTACACCGTATGCTGGTGCAAATCCGTCTGTTCCGTTTGTACCAACATAATAAACTTGATCTAGTTGTCCAAAGTATGCCCATTCTGGAGCATTTTCAGCTTCATTAACTTTTAATACTTGTCCTGCTTTACCAATTGGTAATCTAGTTGGACCTGCTCCACCATAGTAAACCAAATCACCAAGTGTTGTTAAGTTTCCTGATTCAACTCCACCGGATAATAAGTTCCAATATGCTCCAGCTACATCTTGATCTGGTCTGTTTTGTACTGATACTTCATCTGATGTGTGTGCTTGTACACAAATATAAGAGTTAACATTATTAATACCTCTAACAGTATCACCTAAATCATAGTATGTTGCGTCAGCCCATGCATCTTTCCAAGACATACCTTCATTAAGTCTATCCCAGTAAGTTACATTTGGTGGTCTATTTCCTGTTGTATCTTGAATACTAATATATGTGTAGCCACCTACACGTACAACATCACCTACTTTATAAGCAGTTGCGTTGTTATAGTCGCCTTTTAAACTAAATCCTGTTGTAAATAAATCCCACGTTGCCGCATTGCCAAATGGAACAACGTTAGTGTTATTTGCTGTTGCAATATATGAGTAACCACCATAAGTTACAAAGTCACCAATTTGGTATGCAGTTGCATTTGACCAACTGTCTTCAAATTCTAATCCTGGTACAAATGTTTGCCACTGTGTTACTGTTTCAATAGTAGCAACATTAAATGTAAATCCTGTTCCTGCGCCGCCAATTGATCCTGGACCAACTGTGATTGTATCGCCTGGAGCATGTCCTGCGCCACCTTTAACTACTACAAGTGTTACTGCACCTGTTCCGTCAACTGTTGCGTTAACTCTGTGTCCAGTACCAGTACCACTAGTGGTACCTGTAATGTCATTGTATGTTCCTGCTATTCTGTCTGGATCAGCGGCACTAATTGTATCAACTGTTACAATATGTCCTGCGGCTGATACGTCATCAGTTAAACTTGTTGCACTTGATGTATGTTCGTGTGTGTTAATCCAAAGACCGCCACCATACTTAACAACATCATTAAGTTTATATCTTGTATTAATTGCGTGTACTGATTTATATTCAATACCATTGTGTACAATATCCCATTTAGTTTGGTCTGACTCTAAACCATTAGAGGCTGTTGCCGCACTTTGGTGTCCTTCGTTACAAATATATAATTTGCCGCCATACTTAACAGTATCAGAAACTTTATACCTAGTTGCTACAGACCAATCTGTTTTCCAGTCCATACCTTTTGAGAAAATATCCCATTTCTCTATATCGGCTTCTAATCCGTCAGTGTCTGAATTTTGTGAGCTTGCCCCTGTATGTGCAGTATTACAAAGATATAAGTTGCCACCGTACTTAACAATATCGTTAACTTTATAAACTGTAGAAATAGTCCATACATTTTTCCAATTAAATCCTTCTGCGAATAAATCCCATTTAGCTTGATCAGTTTCTAAAATTCCAGCTAGACCAATTTCTATAGACCCGTCTGCAGATGAAGTATGTGCTGTATTACAAATATAGATATAACCGCCGTACTTGACAATATCATTCTGTTTATAATTATATCCAGAATTCCAATCACCTTGCCATTGAACGCCGTCAGTAAATAAGTTCCACTTTGTTGATTCGTCAGTAGTAAAATCAGCTGAGGCAGTATGCCCAACATTACAGAAGTAAGTTCTTCCGCCTTGTCTTACAATATCGTCTTTATAGTATAAAGCACCAGTTGTCCAAGTGCCTTTCCATACAAATCTAATTCTACCTAGTTTAAATTCAGCCATTTTTTCTTCCTACATGCATGTTATATGTATTTATCATTTGTTTATATTCCCCCCGGACCGTAGCCATTTTCGCCACCATCATAGAAGCCATCACTTCCTTCAAAGTCGTCTTGACTTTCAGTTAGCATCATTGTATCCATATTGCCGTTAAAGTATGCTTGTGCCATCATCATACCACTTGGTATCTTAGTAAAGTGCATAGGTACCGGAATATTAATAGCTAATCCACCTGTATTTGATATGTGATTTAAATCACTAAATTTACAAGTACCTGCTGTAACTGCGTTTGCCGCTACGTTTGAACCACCACCACTAATTCTACTCTGTAAATAAGCCGCAATAGCCTTCTGTGTTGGTACAATGTTATTACTATTAGCAACAAATGTTTGTTCTTTTGAGAATTCTCTAATTACAGCATTTGTTCCACCTAATATAAACGCACCAAGTCTAAGTTCGTCTAGTCCTTCTAGGTTAAACTGTGAAGCATTAATAGTAACAATACCTGTACTTTGCTCAACTTTAAATAATTCGCCAACTCTAAAGTTACCATCTTGGTCTGTAGAAGCGTAGAATACTCTACCACCGTTGTACTCTTGAGCTTCATATGATTGCTCTGGTGGATTAATATTACCATACCCGTCTGTATATAACAATGGATATGCAGTATCTGCAAAGTTACCTGTACCAATGTCTAAGAAATCATGGAATGTTAATCGTACCTGACTATAGTTCTGTCTAATATTTGCCGGAGTAGCATGTTCTGGTGATTCTTGCACTCCCATATTAGGACTAATTGTAAGTTTTGCAACTGCATTAGGAGCCGCACCTGACAATATTGTAGCAGTACCAACTTTATAAATTACATCATTAATACCATCAACTCTAAAGTTATCACCCGGACTTGGAATTAGTGTTAAATCACTAACAATAATTTCTCCGCCAATTTGGAATAAATCTGCATAGCCGTCACCGGTAATTGTTACTTGGTTAAATTTAGTATACAATGCACCTCTGTTTGTAAAGTTAGGTTGTCCTAACACTCTATTTTTAATTCTAACTTGATACGTTACTTCTGTAGTTTTTTGTGTATCATGAATATGCAATGAGGGTGGTACCCCTACATTATAACCACTACCTGGATCAGTCATTGTAAATGATTCAATGCGTCCTGTTGTTACAGGGAACGCTCTCATTTTTGCTTTAGCACCATATTTAATTGCCGCTAAGTTTGCTGTTGCCGTTGCAGGACTAATCATAAATCTTGGTCCACTTGTTAGTGTCATTGGACTAATCTTTGGTCTATAGTTTTGTGCATTTAATAAAGGTATAGCAGGTTTACTATTCCAAACATGACCACCATCACCGTATAAAATATCTCCTTGCACACTGATTGCCATAAACAATCCATCACTATATGCAAGACCAAATACTCGTGTTCCAATAAAGTTTGGATCTGAAACAATTAACCATTCTGAGTTTAATGCTCCAGTGTCTTTGGCTGTAAAGCTAATGTAGAATGTACTGTTTAATCCAAACGAAGCACTAGTAGTACCTGCTACGGAATTAATCATTGTAGTTGAAGGATCAAATACAAATGTAGCAGTTCCGTTTGGTTGACATGCCGCTACAAATCTTCCATTACCAAATGCAAACCCTGTTACGTTATATGTTGTTGGACAAACTCTAGTTGCAGTAGTCCAACTTTGGCCATCGTTAATACTTTCAATAGCGGTTCCGTCTTCTTTGACAATCATCCATTTGCCATTTCCGTAAGCTAAGAATTTTTGTCCTGTTCCAAATCCTGTATTAGTATAAGTCCAAGCAGTTCCGTCTGTTGTAGTAATTGCAATTTCATCACTATCGTCTGCTATTGCTATAACTGTGTGCGAAGTTGTTGAATATGATCCTTCAACTATACTTACATAGTTGTGTGCATTAATAGAGTATGCTGTTGAACCCCATGCTGTACCAGCAGTTGACAAGTTAGCTTTGCTACCATTGCCTAGTGCAATAAAGTATTTTAATTTACCTTTACATTTGACAATACAATTTGGTCTTACAAAGTCAGCATCAATGATCGCCGCTGTCCATTGATCGCCTGCTTCGTTACTGTAAATAGCTTTGTCATCTCCTGTTGAAGGAAATGCAACCATTGTTGTTCCTGTTGCTGAGAAACAATCCTGCCAAGCAGTTGCTCCGTATCCTGTAGCAAAACCTTCTTCTGCATATGGAGGAGCTTCAACTTCCATTCTTGATTCAATTCTATAAGTTGTTGATCCGTCTAGTGTTGTTGTAATTGGCCAACCTGGAACTAAATGGTCCCAACCACGTTTGCCATCTGACTCGCGTAGTACATTAATCTTTTTAGTTGTAGTAAAGTATTCGTCAATTATTCCAAACTGTCCAACGCCTTCACCTTCTTCAATGATAATCTTCATTGATTCGCTAATTGCGTTTACTTGAAAAGTTAAGTTTCCGCCGCCAAAATTACCAATGTCACTATCAAGTATAGTAATAGTGTCGCCAACTCTATGACTGTGGCCACCGTTTGTAATTGTAACAGTTGGAGTTCCTGTACCGTCAATAGTAATTGTAAACGTACCTACAGTATCTTTTGCAAACGGGTTATCTGATGTTGCAGTAACTCCTGTATATGTGTACGGAGCATCAAGAACGTTACCAACCCAACCTGGATTTGCACCCGGTAATCCTGTAATCGCTGTTATTGCTCTACCAACATAATATTCTGGTCCGTTGTTATCTGACTGTGCAATAGTAATTGAAATACTATCACCGCCTTGTGCAGAGTTTCTTATACCTGTAATATGTCCTCTACCACCTGGTGTACTTGAATCACCTGGATCAAGTAATCTAACTTCACTAATTGCACCGTTTCTTACATCTGTTGATGTATTATCAACTCCAACACCACTACCTGAACCTGTAATTGCAAAGTTTGCATTAGTATATTCTTCACCTGCGTGTGTAAATCCTAGTGCAAAAATTTGGTTAGCGTTACTGTAAACTGTTGGTGCTTTTGCATTATAATATCTGTTGTTAATAGTTGCTGTAATTGGAGTTTCACTTACTAATTCTCCTTCAGCAAACGATCCATATTTTCCGTATGAGTTGTTACCATTAGTAGCACGTAGCTTTCCACCTGCTGTACAATAATAACCAATATGACAATAATATGTAAACACAGATACAAGCTCTGCTCTACCGTCTTTGTTAGCCCATACACCAATACCATCACTAATAACTTGTGTAAAGTCGTTAGCAACAATTGATTTGTTTCCGCTGTTGTGCAAAGCACCGTCAATTTTTAATCCAACACAAGCAGTACCAATAGTTGTTACGTTTTGTACATATGTTGATTTAGATGTAATCCACACACTTGAGTCGCCTGGTCCTGAACCTGGATCAAGTGCAACAAATGCTCCACTTGCTGGAACTTGTGCTCCATAAGTATCTGGAGTTCCTAGTGTACCTGTTAGTCCTTCAAGAGTCATATTTCTAATTCCACAACCATTTCTAACTTGGAACATATCTTGACTTTCAGAACCTTCTTTTGGTCTAACTGTAGTACTTCTTAATTCGTCGCCAACAACAGCAACGCCTGCTGGAACTTTAATAGGAAGAACTTCTTCGTAAATCCCTGTGCTAACAAAAATTGTTGCTGGTGCTCTATTAGCTTGATCTGCTAAAATATATTGTGTGGCATATTTAATTGTTCTAAACGGACTTGTTGGTGCTAATCCAGCACCAGACACATCATGGCCCGAAGTTGCAACATAGAATACTTTAGCTACTTGTCCTAATGCTTCCCATTGTGCGGAATCGTCAATAACTTTTATTGCATCTCCACTATTACCAATAGCAAGTCTTTCGTGAGTAGTTCCGTTGTGTGTTCTAAGATCACCTCTGTATTCCATTACGTTGCCAGGAGCACCTTGAATATGTTTAACCCAGTAACTATTTGTAGAATCTAGTGCTGGTTCAACCAATGATGAATCGTCAGCTTCGTGTGCTTGAATACATTTCCAAGTAGTACCTGCTTGAACTACAATATCACCTAATACATAATCAGCTGTTTCAATCCATTCACCTCTGTATGCTACTCCAGTTATTACTAACTGCCAATACATTGAAACACTACCGTTTAAACTTCTAGTCTCACCTGGATCGTAGTATCCTTCGCTTTCAGGATCTAATGCATCTGGTTTTTGGTTAAGACTGTCTTGTACAGCAATATAAACAAAGCCACCGTTTCTAACTACTTCACCTGTTTTGTATGCTGTTGAAGCTGACCATTCGCCCTTCATTGCATAACCGGTAATTACTAATTCCCAATCATATAATCCTTGTAAACTTTCACCTTCGTAGAAAACACCAGTTACACTTGGAGGACTACCTAAGTTGTTTGTCATTGATGTATAGGTATATCCACCATAACGTACAATGTCACCTGGTTGGTAACTTGTAGAATTACTCCACTCTGCTTCAAATCCTAATCCTGGTAACCAAAGATCAAATTTACTTTCGTCAAATGTTGCTAATGATGCATGAAATTCTTTACATCTCCACATTGATGGTCCGTATCTAACTAAATCACCAACTTTATATCTTGTTCCTGAAGAGTCGCCGTTGTCTTGCCAAAACCCTGTGTACTCAATTCCGTGTAGTACAACGTCCCATTTAGTAAGATCGTCTTCTAATCCTAAAAGTGCAGTTTCTGCAGAGGTATGTCCTTCATTACATCTATAAACAATAGCACCATATTTTACAACATCGTCATCTTTGTATCTTGTATTAGGAGCCCAGTCAATTCTATAATTATTACCTTGAAATACAGTTTCCCATTTGTCTTGGTCTTGTTCAAGTCCAGCAATAGTAGAACTAGAAGTATGTTCTTGAATAGCTTTGTAAACAATTCCACCGTAACGTACAACGTCACCAATTCTATATCTTGTTAATGCTGACCATTGTGCGGACCAATTAGGCGTTGATGCATATGCTAAAAGTTTATCAACATCATCTGTAATACCATCTGTAGCACTACTTCCTGAAACGTGTTCGTCAGTTACACGATAAATTACACCATTATATTTGACTAAATCGTTAATTCTATATCTAGTTTCAATTTGCCAATTGCCTCTCCATTGGCGACCGTCTGCCATCAGCAACCATTTAGGTGTTGCCGCAGTTAAATCTGTTTCAAAACTAGTTTGATCTGATAAGTGACCAACCATACAAACATAAACGTTACCGCCATGTCTAATAATATCATCTTTGATATATGTTGCGCCTGCAAGCCAAACGTTTTTCCAAGTATATCTTATTCGTGCTAGATTAAATTCAGCCATTATCCTGAGTATCCTGTCGGGTTAGTTCCAAACGGTAAATGATCAGCTGATGCATTTTCATCGTATGTATATTTTGTATTAATTCTTAGGACTAATTCACCTTCTTCATTAACATAATAATAAATGTTTTTTTCGTCCCATCTCATTTGCTCATATACTAAGTTATCAAAAACTAGTACATGATTAGGATTTCTTCCTTCAAAGAAATCTTCGCCAGTTTGGAAGTCAGCAAAGTTACCGTCTGGTCCACCTGGTCTGTTCATTTGGATTGAATCTGATGGACTAGCAACGTCAACCTTAGCAACAAACAATGCACCATCATCATCTCTACGAAGTGCGTAAAAATATCTATCTCCTGTTTGTCCTTCTAAAGGTGCTTGACCTACATACTGTACCATTATACAATCTCCACGTAACTTAAAATTACATCAACAGCATCATCTTGATCTGCTGTTATTACAACTTCGTTATTTCCTGGCAGTACTAATTTTTCACCGCCGTTAATTGCACGTAATGATGCGTTTGGTGCAATCATTACATCTTTAATATAATATCCTAATACACTAGTATCATCTTTTACTTGAATACTAATTCTAGTGTTACCGTCTAGCAAGTTTGCAATACTCAGTCCAATAGCAGTAACTTTACTTGCCGGTGGAACTGTTAGTATTGTGATAGGTTGTGTTCCTACACTTTTTTCTACTTTATTTTTAAAAAACGTTGCCATAACTTATATCTTTATCCCATACTCAAAACTAATTCTAATGCAATATTTTGTGCGTCTGTTTGCGAAACTGATCCTGAACTACCTGCTACTGAATCCCACTGAGTGCCATCGTATATTTCTAAACGTCCATCAGTTGTATTCCATCTCATCATACCAATTACTGGACTAGGGTGTCTTTGTGATCCTGTTCCAACTGGTACAACAAATCCGTCTGTGCCTGCAATTTCAAAGTAGCCAGTTCCTGTGCTACTAAACGTTGTTACTGCATCTGTACTAGTGTTATTTATTGTACTTCCACTGATATTAATATTGTCTATTTGTACACCACCAGTGCCGTTTGGTGCTAAAATAAGGTCAGTATCAGGTGTTGTTGTACTAATTGTTTGTCCGTCAATGCTAATACTATCAATTTGTAGTTTAGCAACATTAAATTCTGTTTGTGTAATACTAGCAATTTCTGTTCCACCAGCATAAAAACGTATAGTATCGTCATTTGCTCCTGGAGTTAATTCAGCTGTAATATATGTATCTGCGTCTAAGTCATATACACCAGTTAACACTACCCAGTTACCATCGTAACCTTCAAACTTTGAAGTAGTTGTATTATAGCGTATCATACCTACAGCCGGTACGCTTGGTCTTTGTGCAGTTGTACCTGCTGGTATTCTAATAGATCCTGTGCCGTCAATGTCAACAACACCTGTTGATGGTGCAAGTGTGATATCATTTATTGAACTAATTCTGCTACCTTTAAGTACAAAATCGTCAATAATAACACTACCGTTACCAGCATATCTTAATTCTAAATCAGCATTTGAAACTGTGTTTTGAATAACACCAGTATCAATTTGTATATCATCTATGTATGCACTTGTAGCGTGTATACTGTTCCATGTTTCAGCTGTGGTTCCTAAATTGTATGTTGCTGTCTGTGATGGTAATAAATCACTTGTAATACCTGCAACAATATTAATAGTATCATTTTCGTCATCACCAATAGTAACATTACCGCCAATGGTAATATCACCTGTTGCTGAAACATTGCCTGTAACATCTAAATTACCTGTAACTAATGCATCGCCTGTAACGTTTACTTTACCAGTTCCGTCTGGAATGATATCTATATCTGCGTTTGAAACTGTTGTGCTGATTACATTGGTGTCAAAGCGTAAATCATCAACATCAAATGTTTTTAATGCTGTTACCTTGTCAGATCCAACTGTAGTAAGATTAAGTGTATTTGCAATAGTACTGATTGTATTGCCATTAATTCTAACATCACCTACATATGCTGTACCTGATGAAATTAAATCTATTGATCTTGCTGTTCCGTTAATATCTAAATCGTATTGAGGAGATGCAGTCTTAATGCCGACTCGACTGTTGTTAACATCCAAATAAAGTAAATCCGTTTCAAAAGCTAAGTCTACTCCATTACGAAGAAGATTTGACTTCAAAAGCGGACCAGTAATACGACCTACAGCCACCTTTTTCTCCTAATACGGGGATCCTGTCCCTCCAACCACCTTACTTTGCGGGTTGACCACAGTAATGTCCCACAGCACGGTGATCGGTATCTCTCCTCTCACTGGTCTTGTACTATGTTATATGTATTTATCGATTTTGGAATTAACCGAGTGCTAACGTATAGATAAACCCTAATTCTTCCATAAAGTCTGTAGTAATTGCATCACCTGCTCCTGACACGTTAGCCCATTGTGTTCCGTCCCAAGTTTCTAAATATGACAGTCCAGTATTGAATCGTGTGGTACCTAATGCTTGTCCAGCAGGTCTAGCGGCTGTTGATCCATATGGTATTCTTAGTCCATATGTGTCATCAAACTCAATATATCCGTATATTCCTGTCTTACTAAGTATTAAGTTGTTAGTTGGGTGTGTATTAGTAATAGTATTACCGGTTAGTTTAAAGTTTCCTGCAATAACACTACCTGTACCATTTGCTGTTAAGTTGATTGCATCATTAGTTCCTGCTGAACTAATTGTTCCATTGTCAATTGTAATGCTGTCTTGTGATACAAGTTTATGTGCAGTTAATCCATCAACGCCCATGTTAACATTTGTTACACCATTAGTATAAAAATCAAATCTATTACTGCTGTCTGCTAATACATAAGTTTGTCTATCTTCACTCCATATACCTTTTAGTGGAGTATATGCATTTGAAAATAACTCAAAGAAATTAGTTGTTGTATTATATCTAACATCTCTATAAGTGTTTGGGCGTTCTGCCTCTGTACCATGAGGAACATTTAACGCTCCAGCGGCACTAATTCCAATACTTGTATCTGGGTCAATTACTAAATCGCCCGATGTTGTTGAAAGAACGCCACCGGAAACTCTTATATTATCAATAACAACTGCGCCTGTACCACTAGCACGAATAATCAAATTGTTACCTGAGCTTCTAGTTGTAATTACGCCTGTATCAATTTCAATATCGCCAAATACTGCTTTACCAGCAGTAACATTGTTCCACATTTTAGTAGGACTACCTAAGTTTAATAAGTCCTCAGTTCTTCTAGGATTTATATCTTGACTAAAGTCTACACTACCAAAATTAAGGGTATCACTTGCTTCATCACCAAAGTTAAAAGTTCCACCTGTGCTAACATTGCCACTAATAGTAATATTGCCATTGGCATGCATATTACCTAGTTGTACAACACTTTTTAAAAAATGTGTGCGGCCTGAACCATTAGGGTCAAACGTAATATCGCTGTTTGACAAACTAGTAATTAGATTGTCGTTGAATCTTAAATTTTCAGTTCTAAGTTCTTCAGCACGAATGTTTGCTTGTGAGTCTAAATTAATATCACCTACAACTGCTCTAGCACCTAATGTATTAATTTCAATATTGCCGCCAGTTATGCGTGTTGCATATGGATCAATAATTTTTATTTGTCCGTTAATTTGTAATAAATCTGTAGGGGAATCTGTTCTAACACCAATACGATTGTTACTAGAACCAATAGATAATAGGTCAGTTTCAAATTTAAGATCGGATTGTGTACGTACTAAGTTTGATGCTAGTAACGGACCGGATATTCTCGCAATGGCCATTATGCCCTCCTATACTATATTTATAGGATTTACTTGTCGAAGTTGTGGAAGATTGTTACTGGTTTTCCTGTTGGTACTGGTGTGCCAAATACTACATACCATCCTGCGGCATAACCACTTGGATTTTGTTCTAATGTATAGTTAGTTGTAGGTATTTGTAAAACGTTTTCTACCATTACAAGAATGTTTTGTGCGGCCGCTGGCGCTGGATTATAACTGTCGCCGTTGTTTAGTGGACCAAATTTTGTTTCTACATCGTTGCCATTACCTGCGGATTGTACGACAATATTAGCTGGAGCAAATCTTCTTACAGGTGCCCAAGACCCTGCTTCATAATTTTCAAACACATTAGTTGTAGTGTTGTAACGCATCATTCCATTAGTTGGATTCAAAGGTTGTTGAGCTGTAGTACCAACTGGTATCATTACAGCATTGTTACTATCTAAAGTAACTAATCCGTTGATGTCTCTACGAATATCTTTATTACCGTAGATTCCTCTAGCATTTGTACTTTGTGCTTTTAAAAAACGCATATTAAACTTCCAAATAACTAACTGTTACACTTAAATTTAAAGGTGCTTGACTTAGTACAGTTACTGAATCTCCTGCTGATAAAATAACTTTTTCACTATCAAATGTAAAAGTTTCTCCACCTGGTACAGGCATCTCTTTAACAACCATATTAGTATTACTCTTAGGTTGTGATTGCTGTACAAAATGTAAATCAAAAGAAGTATCATTAGTGCCTGCCGCATCATATGCCGCTGTATTACACACCATAATAGTTGTAATAGCATATGATTTATTCGCTGGTACTGTTAGTACTACTGTGTCTGTTGCGCCTATTGTTGTTTGTGCTATTGCCATATTGTTGCTTCCTTAAAAAATCATACTTAAAAGTAATGATCTATTTTTACTTACTAATTCGTCGTTTACATTACTACTATTTACATAATATATTCCTGTTTTTCCCACTCCTGGTGCTTTAACATAAATCTTTGCTCCATCTGTTGGTGCTGTAGGATCAACATTTGCATCGTCTGGACTAGGTGTTGCTAGTATATGTAATTGATCATCAACTACTACTGAACCTGCTCCTGGCGCTGATAAAACAAGATCTGCTCCACTTACTGTAGTACTAATTGTTGACTCTTGTATTCTTAAATCGTGTAACTCTGATCTATTTTTAAAAAATGTATTATTAGTTGTACCATCAACCGTAATTATAAACTTACTAGTTGTTCCAGTTTCTTCAAAATCTTCAACTATAATTTCTGTAGGACTAGAAGTTCCAGATTTTAGTTTTTTAAAGTTTGCCGCGGCAACCTGTGTTGCAACTGCACCGTCAACGTATGCTTTGTTTGGAATATGATCATCATCTGTAATTTGATCTTCATAATTGTTAGTACCACTAACACTAATGACGCCTGTGCCTGCATTGATTAAGTATAAATCGCCGCCGCCTGTTGAAATACTTCTAACATTTAAGCCAATGTTGCCACCACTTTCATCAATTAGTGTAAATGCACCTGTCTTAATTGTTTGCGTAACTGGATCATTCCAAGTAATAGTTTCGTCGAATAAAATTTGTGTATCAGGTAAACTACCTCTTTCAATTCTAACACCAGATTGATTAAGAGTTACTCCTGCACCTTGCTCGCCTGCATTGAGTACAATAATGTTATCATTAATGTTTAAATCTGTACTTGTGACATTAGTTTGTTGGCCATTAACAACTAAATCTCCTGTGAGATATAATTGACCAATTTGATTACCGGTATCAATAGTAACGGTTCCGCCACTTTGTACCTTTACTGTATAATCACCATCTGTTACTAATTGTCTCATTTATTGTTCCTTAATAAAGTGGGGGATTGCTCCCCCACATAATTACCTACTTTAGTCTGCTGGATCGTCTGACTCAAAGTCATCAGCATCTGGTGCGCCATCAACGTTGTCGATAACAGCATCATCACCTGCTTCTTCCATTTCAACAGTAGCACCTGTACCAGTGAAGTCCCATTTGATCTTATCGCCTGCTCCTTCAAGTTGTACCAAGTGTGCAGTAATCTTAGTTACTTGCTTTGGAGTTGCTCCGTCTAAGACTGTAATAGTCATTTCGCCTGCCGCAACTGCCGCACTTGCTTTATTAACTAAGAAACAATCTTTTGTAGCTGTACCGTCTGTGCAACGGAATTTTTTACTTCCAAGTTGCTTAACAATCCAGCCGTTTACTGATCCAGTTCCATTGTGAAACTGTACTTTAATTTCGTCACCGCCTGCTGTAGGTGGGCCAAAATATCTTTTGTTTAGTGGTCTTCCCATTTGTTTTCTCCTTTAAAACGTTCTAGGTTTACGCAGTGGGTCAGTTCTGCATAAGTCCGCAACATGCGGCACGATTATTGACACAAGTATTTATCTGATTAATCAATTCGTACGGTTAATGAAATAAAATCCCTTACAAAATCAAATTGTGTTTCTAATACTTCAAACAGATGGCCGTTTAAACTTGTTTTAACTAGGCTGTAGCTGTTCTTTCCTATGTTGCTATAGTAATGCTTGTCTAAGCCGTATCGACGTCCGTAAGACGGAAATACGCTTGTTACAAATAGGCATGTGTCACCTAATTCTTTAGCTGTTAATCTATAAGGTTGTTTTAGTGCAAGGTAAGATTGTGCAAAACTTTCAACGGGAAGGAAATTTGGTTTATCTATTTTAGATGCAAGAAGCATTACTACATATGCTTCAACTTCTACCGGAAGTTCGTATCCTGTAGTCGACTGTGTCTCTTGGACAAGGTCGTAAAAGACTGTGGTGTACTCGTCCTTCATACAAGTATTTAGTCATAAAAATAGGCCCAATAATTGGGCCTATTCTGGTTTTACATTCCTATTTGATTAGGAACAATGATGTAGTGAATAGCAAGTACCACTCCAACTGATGCGCCTAAGCCAATCATCATCTTAAAGAAGTCTTTGGTCACCAACGGAAATACTGTCTTAAACTTTTCCTTGCCTGTCATAGTTGCCATAGCAAGTTCACGTCCACATAGTAGTCCTACAAACACCCACGTTGTTGACATAGGTATATCGTTTAGTTCTTTAAAGAAGAATAAGATCAACCAGTACACACCATCAATGATAGTTGCTGAACGCACATATCTTGTGTTGTGTTTTTCTAGTACAATCTTTTGGATCTTACCACCACCCTCTCTAAACATAAATGCTAGTCCTACAACAAACACAACGCTCACTAGGATCATTAGGTCCCATGGAACTTGTCTGGGAAGGAACACAGCAATATTTGCCATGTCATGACTTAGCCAAGTAAACCACAGGAAGCCTGTTGTTACCCATTGTGCTATTCGCCACGCTTTCTTATGTTGTTCTTTGACAGGCTTTGCTTCGTCTAGTAGTTTAGTAACTCCTATCCAAATAATGTATGCCGCGACTGCCGCGACAGCATAGCCCATCATGCTTTTCATAAGCATCTTCTCTAGTACAAAGGTACTTGCGAAGGCACTTAATACTAAAAAAGAAGTACTAACTGGTACTCCTATTCGTGTAAGTATTAATAATAGTCCTGGTGCCATTGCGTGATACCATTGTATCTCTTGGAACGGTATTTTGTTTAGTCGTCCATAACTAATATCTCCACCGTTGGTATACCAACCATACCAAAGTGTATACAGTAGAACAGCCGAAGCCGCTCCCCACATCGCTTTCCAATTAAATTTTTCGTTATTACTTGCGATCCATGTACCGAGAGTCTGTACACTATCATTTGCGATAACTGCGTAACCTGCGAACAGGAAACCTACAGCCATCCATAGGGTGAGTGCGTCCATTATTATTTCTCCTCTGCTTGCCGCTTTTACCACGGCGCTCACATACTAAGACAAGGCTCAACGTTGCCCTGCTGGAACATTATTGTTCGCAATTATTTAGTGAATAGAAGATTACAGTTTTGTTACAGTGACAAAAAAAGCACCCGAAGGTGCTTTTTTTGGTTACTTCTCTTGTGCTGGGAAGTCTAATGGATTCCTTGGTTTAAACTGAATGTTCATATCGGTTAGATATGGATCGCAACCTTTGTCTTCTAAACGCATTGCGAGCCACATCTCAAATGACTCCTTGTCTTCAAACGTACGAGTAAACTCGTAACTCTTGAACGGTAATTCCCTATTGAACGTTACTACTACTTCGTTCGCGTTTGCGTCTGTAACAAATCCAAACATCACTGTTACAAACATTACAAGTCCTATAAGCATTACACTCAATGCTCCGGGACAATTCTTTTCATTACAACTTGTACCTATCATCATAGTCTCCAAATTTTAGTCATAAAAAAAGGCGACTTGCTGTAGCCTTTAAGCATCGCTACTTGGGTCGCCTTCCGATTGTGTGTTTACTCTATTAGTAAACAATAATATTATTATACAAGTATTTAGTAATTTGTCAACCTAGTTTCGCACTTTTTGACAGAATCTAGCACTGAATATTTTTATGGGTATATAAAAATAACTAATGACACTATTACTAAAGTAATAAGCCATTTGTGTCCATCGTGGAGTTTCACACGCAACCAGTCGGCTTGGGGAGCCCACCATACTTGGCAATCTGTTTCATTGGACCGGTCTTCCAAGCATCATACAGGCCTTTTGCTTTGCGATCCATGCCCAATGCTTTACCAAAGTCCTTTACTCGTGGCACCATTGATGTTTCTTCATACATAGAACGTGCTAACATAATGTGGCTTACCTGTTCTTCGGTAAGCGTCTTGTCATCTTCACGAGCCATAGAGTGCATTACTTCCTCACTCCAATCACTCATTGACACGAGGAATCCGTCACCGTCTCTTTCAATACTCATACTTCATTTCTCCATAAGTTGTTTTTTGCAATGTAATCAAAGTTCCAACGCCCTGCGTCAGGTCTCTTGATTATGTCCTCTTTCTTAAACGTGTTGCGAGGGTTAACAACATTATCCTTGTTACCGCCAATGGTGTGGTCTAACATCATCTGCTTTCCATACTTGATCCTCTTGATCATCTCCTTTCTCCTTGTTATTTGCAGGGTCACCTGCTTCCAAATTATCCAAGTCAGGATTCTTTTTTCCGTGTGGATAACGCTTGCCATCCTTATGGTTACCTGACTCGGTTCCTACTCCACTTATTCTTATCTTTTTCTTCATAGTAATACTATTATACTATCGTAGCAGATAATAACAACCAGGTAATTTTTATGGGTATATAAGAAAAATTTAGTCAAAAAAATAGGCCCAATGCGAACAGAGGGCCTATAGTTGTAGTTCTACTACTTGACTGATAAGTTTATAGCAGAAGGGCCTTTTGGACCATCCTGTGTTTCAAACTCTACAGTATCGCCTTCATTCAACGAGTGTAAGCCTGCGGCTTCTACTGCTGAAATGTGTACGAAGATATCTTTGTCTTCGGTAGCGATAAATCCAAAACCTTTAGTGGCATTGAACCATTTTACTTTTCCTTGATTACTCATGTTTTTCCTTGTTAGTGTTTATTTTGAGGAAGTTTGTATCTAATATTAGGGCGGGAGGGTTGTTATTTCTACTGCGTCTTGTTCTTATTACTGTCTTGTCTCAATTGTATTTAGTCACAAAAAAAACTGCATAAAGCAGTTTGGTTTTGTTTAGTTGTTATATGTATTTAGCTGGTCGACGAAAAAGGTGCTTATAATAGGTCTTTTTGCGAGTCTAAATTTAAGTATAGCAAAATAGGGAGGACTTGGGTACACCTCCAAGTACGGACCGGAATACCATTCCTAAACCGTACAACCTATCCCCGCGGGTTAGTGCGATGTGACTCAGCGTATTTCTACTACCAAGCCTGGGTACCACCCCTGGACAGTCAAGTTCGACCCTTCTGGTAAAGGCCTCTTCCTTGCACTACAAACAAAAGCTAATTACTCTTTTGTTGCTATGTAATTAATATAACATTGTTATTAACAAAGAGCAATCACTTTGTTTACCAAAATATATAAAATGGAATTTTAGTCATAAAAAAGCACTCCGGAGAATGCTTTTTATGTTTCAATGTATAAACAAGTATTACTTGTTCATTACATACATCGTCACTTCAAATCCAAAACGCATTTCTGTTGCTTGAGGTTTAGTCCATTTCATAATAATCTCCTAATAATATGTGCAACTTGCACACTATTATTTAAACATATTACAAAGTAAAAGTCATGCAGATAATCATTAAAAGGCCATAAAAAAAGGGCGACAAATAAATGCCGCCCTTTAATCTTATTCCGTTAAGACTATGTCTTAAGAGAAAGTAGGTGTAGATGTAAAGCTAACTGTACCTAAGTAGTCTGCCGCATTACCTAGAGACGATGCTGTGTTTGACAACTCAACATATCCGTATCTAGTCATAAAGCTAACTACTGGCTCAAAGCTATCTGGATCTAACACTACGCCACTGCTCATTAATGGAATGTATGGGCAGTAAAACGCTGGTGCGTCTGATTCAGAAGAACCTTTGTAACCAACTAGTACCGCTGTGTCATCTGCCGCGTAACTATCAACATAAACTTTCATAGCTGAATTTAATGTTCCAACCATTTTAGTGTTTGTTGGTGCTTCGAATGAACCTTCAGTTGTTCTTGCGAACGCTGAAGTAGTTGCACTCTGAAGTACAGTTAACGCTTGTGGAGATACCACTGCGTAGTTACCAGCACCACGACGTGTACGCTGAGCAATAACGTTAGCAACACGGTTGATCATTACAGCTAAAGCCGCATGTTCGTCACCAACGAATGTTGCAGTACCGCTAACAGCAGTCTGATCGTAGTTTTGGTTGTTAGTTGATCCAGCTAATGCACGTAAAGAAGCTAATACTTCTTGGTCGATCTCAGCAGTAATCTCTTGGGCTAGTGCCGCCATGATTTCTGCTTCGATGTCAATGCCTTGCTGTGCTTGAGCATCTTGAGCCGCTTCAAAAGTCCATCTAGCTGATAGCTTTCTGGTTTTTGCTTCGACTGTTTGCTTTAAGATCTGAATTGACAATCTCTTGCCTGCCGCACCTTCAAGAGCCGCTGTTGCAGATCCTTTTGGTGATGCATCAGTAGCGTTACCTGAGTAAGCCGCCGCGATCTTAAATGGTGATAGTGCTTCTTCACCAACTTCGTTACCATCAGATGTATCTGAGTAACGTACTCTTAATGTGTGGATTTGACCCACTGGACCTGTCATAGGCTGTACACCGACCAATTCGTTGGCGATAACAGTTGGCATGACACGTCTGATTACTGGTAGGATAACTCTATTTAGAGTTGCAACATTACCGGCGCTTGTGCTTCCGGCTGTAGCAGTCTCATTCAACCACTTGCGTGTGTTTTCAAGAGTGCTTGCCATGATTGCTTTCTTATTGCCTTGAAGGCCTTCTAAAAGTGCAACCTTGGTATCCTGCCAGCGACTTTCTAGTAGTTCTGACATTATTTTCTCCTTATTTCAATCCTGCAAGTCGTCTAATGTCAACAATATTATTTGTTGATTCGACGCTTACACTACTAACGTTAGTTTCTTTGTTGCCTGTGATTTCTTTTGCCTCTGACTCAGTCAATTTAGCCTTTTTCTTTTCCGGAGTCTTCCCGTCAATAACGGCAGTAATATACTTGTCAAACGAACTTTTCAATTTGTCTGTCTGTACACTTTCCAGTAAGTCATTCATAATCTCACGTTGATCCTTGCTCAAAGGACCAGTTAATTCGTGCATTACTTCTTTTCTCTTAGTCGCTTCTACAAGTTTTGCAATCTCTGCATCTCTTGTAGCAATGACTTTCTTCGCTTGTTCAGCTACACTTTTTGCTTCTTCAACTGTTTTGTCTTTCAACGCAACAACTTTCATTAGCTTAGATGTTTCTGATTTTTCATTTAAGTAACTATTAGTATACTCATTTGCAAACGTTTCGAAAATCTTACGACCAAAATCGTTTTTACGTGCTGAATCAATATCTTCTTTCAGTGCTGTAATTTCCTTTTTAAGGCCTTTACTTACTGTTTCAGTTACTAACTCTGCACTTCTTTTAACAAAAGTAGTTTTAACTTTTGCTAAGTGTTCTTTAGCTTCACGTACTAAACGTACTTTCGTTTCAGCTAAATCACGTTTATCTTGATGGAACTCTGCAATTTCTTTTGCTAAAGCTTCTACTACAAATTCTTCAAGTTTTCCAAATTTCTCTGATACAACTTTTTGATCTTCATGTAGTTCTCCAACTTCCTTCTTTAGCTGATCAAATACAAAACCTTTTAGCATACCTGCGTTTTCACGCATCGCAACAGCGTATTTTGCTCTTGCTTCTGCTAATGCTTTTCTATCTTCAGCAAATTCAGAAATTTCTTCGCTTAGTTTGTCGTTAACTAGTGAGTCAACAGCTTCAATCATCTGAGCCTTATCATGCTCATACTTTGAAGCAAACTCTTCGCGAAGTTCAGCGGTTACAGCAAGTTTATTTTCGTTAACTTGCTTGTCCCATGCCTCTTGGATGTCAGCTTTAATCTCTTCAGAAAGTACATTGTTTTCAAAAAGTGATTTCAGTGCTTCCAACATTATGGTCTCCTTATTACCTTAGACCCTTGATGATATTCACCAAAGATTCTTTTAAATATTTTTGTGCCTTCGCGTCGCCTTGGACTTCTCGTGCTACATTAAGTGCCTGATACCCCCCACGGGCGTTTAGTAAATGCTCATATATTGGGGTTGGGTATGCACCCGGAGCACTTGGTTGTGCTACAACATCAACTGTGATGATTTCGTAGTCACTTACTTCACCGGAACCGTCTTCACTTACGTTTCCGCTACCTCTTGATGAAACACCTAGTTTAACTCCGCTTTCCAGCATTGTTTTAACTAAGGTGCCCATCGGTGTTGGTAAAACTTTCATTTTGCCATAACCGTTTGGTCCATCCATCCACATATCTGTGATCATATGGCTTACACGGTCTAAGTTTATGTTAAGTCCTTCTGGGTGATCAACTTCTCCAAGAACACTATATCCTCCTGTGATTTGATCGTTGAGAGTTTTGACAGCTCTACCTATCTCAGTAACAGGGTAAACTCGCTGGTTAGCATTTTTTACACCGCCCTGGATACAAATACCTTTAAGATAAAGATCTTTGCCTCCATTCTTGTTTTCAGTAGTCTCGACGACCATACCTGCTTGGTCGAATGTCAATGTCTCAGTTAAATTAAACACCTATAAGTTCCTTAACTATTAAGATCCAATAGTACTTTTACTATCAGTTCCTGTTTCGCCTGCGCCTTTTTTCTCAGCGCCGTGGCCTTTTGAGTTAGCACTCATTGACTTTGAAGCTTTTCCGCCTGGTACGTTAACGTTCCCTGCGTTATCTTCTTTAGCCGAGTCAGCTTTCCCGCCTTTTTCATCACCACCTTGTGCAATGTTACTAGCAGTTCCACCCATGTCGTTAGCGCCAGCTACTGGAGATTTGGTGTTTGCACCATTGTCGCCCATATTAGCTGTTACTTTTTCAACATACTCACGCATTTCAGTGTTGGCATCTTTTTTGCCTTCAAATGCTGGTGCTACTTCAAGATCGGCTTCAGGAGCAAATGCTTCTTCTGCCTCTTCGTCATCACCTTCGTCGTCTCCAGCGTCCATATCCATTTCTGGTTCTGCATCGCCTTCATCTTCGTCACCGTCTTTATCAGCCATCATAGCATCAAATTCAGCTTTTAGGTCATCGAATGTGTCTTCTAAATCAGTAACTCTGTCTTCAATTTCTTCTTCGTCGCTATCTGATTCATCACCTTCTTCGCTGTCTGCGGCAATATCTGCCATCATGTCATCAGCGGCATCGCCACCCATGTCATCTTCTGCTTCTGGTGTAATTTCGTCTACAAAGTTTTCGTCAACTTCTTCATCTGAAGATTCATCAACTTCTTCGTCAGTTGCTTCGTTAGTTTCTTCGTCGTCTGAAGATTCATCAACTTCTTCGTCAGTTGCTTCATTAGTCTCTTCATCATCTGAAGATTCATCAACTTCTTCGTCAGTTGCTTCTTCTACTTCAACTTCTTCTACATCATCTTTTAAAAGATTTTCGTAAATATCACGTGATTTTTCAACCACAATTTCGTGAAACAGTTCTTCTGCTCCCGCTTTGTCTTCAGCAATTAGCTTTTCAAGCATTGCTTCAAATTTGTTTTGATTAGCCATTTTTCTCTCCTCCTGTTGTTTAGATACGATAAGCTGTCAATTGTATTTATGGTTTTTCATTAAAAGGGTGGTTAAACCGGGCAAAACGAGCCGATTTTACATTAAGATTGTAAATTCACGAATTTTTCAATGAATTCACTTACTGTGATGTGTGATAAGTTGCCCAATGGTCTTAAATTATCAGGGCAATAATCATCTTTGTTCTCTACTACTCTTATATATCTTTTTTGTATATTTTTTTGAATTATGATACCAGTCTGTCGACTCCAATTTCCGTGGTATGTAGCACTATCTGTACTTCTTTTATAATTTTGTGTATCTGCAAACAAATTATTAATTTTGCCTTCTAGTCCTTCATAGTCAAAGCCTAGTATGTATATTTCGTTGTGATCGTGTGCTTTACCATAAGTTGCTAACCATAATGCTGTAGGCCCACTTGACCACCCTTTAGGATCGTCAAAGTAATTAAACTTATGAAATTTTTCAAATAATTTGTTTGGGTTAGTCCACACTTCGTGTTCTAATTGATATTTTGAATTGTTAATTTCTGTAACCATCTTAGTATCTACAGCAACAAGATAATCAGGATTTAATCCTGTTCTATAAACTGCATTACATGCATATAGAGTTCCGTGTGCTTTAAGTGGTTCTAGTTGTATAGGTTTTCTTGAGGTACCATTTCCAATAACAAATGCTATTGACATGACTAAACAGCCTGTTCTGCGTTAGCGGCAAGTCCGTACATTTGTCTTACGAAATGTAATTCCTTGTCCTGCTCCTCTTTGTGTAAATCAGATGCTAATCTCATTTTGTTTATCTGACGTAGGGTTAAACGTGTTTTACGTGTATCGTCTTTTTTCATAATTGAATCGTCTGATTTGGGATCATAAGAGTTATTCTCAACTGGCTCTAATGTTTCTTTGTCAAAATAAAATAATTCACGTAGTATCATGCTAGTATTTATACCTCTCCGCCTGGAACAGGAGCTTCTCCGCCTGTTACGGTTTCTGGTGGTGTTCCATCGCCGCCATCTTCTGGTGCCGGTGCATCTGGATCAACCGTTTCATCTTCCATTCCGCCTAGGTCTGCTTCCATACCTGCGGCACTAACTCCAGCGCCACGCATTTCGCCTGCGGCGTCTGTTGGTACTGGTGTAATATTTTCATCATTTTCTTGACGCCATAACTTTTCGTTATCTGCAACTTCTTCTGCACTTAGTCCTAAGAAACGTTTAAGTGCAAATCTATTTGAAACATAAGGTATAGCCGCCATCTGTGTAAACGTTCCAACTCTTGCATTGTCAAGTTCTGACTGTCTGTAACTTGCAAAGTTTTGTGGTGGTTGCATTCTTAGATCAAACATTGCTGTGTCAATGTTAATACCTTTTTCTAATAGGTAGCGTTTAAAGTCTTGGTTAAATTGTTCTGTTAAAAGTCCTTGTAGTCTTTCGCAATAGGTGTTGAAGCGTAACTCTTGAATGTATGCAGTACCCACTCGCCCATCTTGGAATGCACTAGAGCCATCGTCAGGCCCTGTAGGAAGATAAGAACTAGGAATACGCAAACCGCGTACCAACTTATTAGTAAAATATCTAAGATCATCAATCTCTCCTAGGTTAGTTCCACCTGGTAATGTTTCAACTTTAGATCCACGTCCTTCTGCTGTTTGCGGAAAGAAGTAATCTTCGTTGATACTTAATGGGTTATAGCTAGAGTCAATAACATTATTTCCTCCACCTGTGCTACTTGGAATACGTCTTTGGTGTATGTCTGTTTTTACACGTTCAACAAATTGCATTGCCAAGTGTGATGGCATATTACCTACGTCAACGTAGAATACTCTACGTTCTGGTGCTCTTTGCACTCTGTAAATAATAATAGCATCTTCTAATAATTCTTTTTGTTTGTATACTTTAAATATACTTTCTAATAAACTGTTACCAAATGGAAAGTTGTTATCTAATCCTTCTGATAAACTTAGGTGTACAATATGTTCTGCATCAACTGCAAACTCTGATTCGCCTTTTGCAAAACGCCCACCTTGTAATGCTTGGTTAGGTGCACCTGTCATTCCACGTGAACCGCCAGTCATATAACCGTCACCACCACCTGTAACATTACCATTTGTTTGTAATGGTGTAGTTGCTACATTGGAAACAAAGTTTAAGTTTACATTTTTAATAACATACTGCTCAGGTTTTTTACCTTCTGATTCGTTAACAATAATCTTTGTAACGTTTGCAGGATCAATGTAGTGCCATTTTTTAGTTTCTGGATCTCTAATAAAAAATGCATCGCCATACTTAAAAGTATTACGCAAAATACGGAACATTTTTGTTTCAAAGTTTTGTACTTTACACCACTGTTGTAAGTATAGTTTAAGTGTTTGTACTTCTGTGTTAGTTGCGTCTGATTTGAAATCCATAATAAATGGACTTCTATTTGAAGTATTTTTTTGTGTTGTAAATTCTGCTAAGATATCTAATGCGGCATTTACTTCACTATCGTTGTCCATAGTGTTATATTGCCCGTATCTTTCAACACGATTTGGAGAACCTACATATACATCTGGCAAGTAACTTGAATAATTTGCTTGAGCAGGACCCATACCTTGATTAGAACTTCCGCCTAATGGACTATAACTGCCGTCTCGATTAGACCCCGTTGGTACTGGTGTGAAATAGCGTTTCCAGCTCATATTATGCCGCTCCTCCTAATGCATCATTCATCTGTTTTCCACCTCTAGTTTGTTTTTTAAGTTCTTCTAACATAAGTGCGTTAGTACTATTTAACGAAACTAGCATAGAAGCACTTTTATCTTGGCTTTCATTTGATACATTTAATACTTTGGTAAATGATGCTTTGGTTTCTGCGTCCATGTTTTTGTATTCTTCGTTATATTCGGCTATTTGTTTAATTAATTCTTTAATATTTTTGGTAACTTGTTTTAAATTGGCATCGTCCATAGCTTCAACATATGCCGCAATACCTTGTAATCCATCTCCAATATTTTTAAGTCCAGCGGCATCAACATCAGCAAAAGCCTCAAGTTTTTTAGCCATAACATCTAAATTGCCATCATTACCAAAAAAGCTACTAAAGAATTTACCGGCGCTGTCTAAAAATCCGTTACCTGTAAATGCACTAACACCTTTTTGTAAAGATTGTAATGCTGGGCCTAGGTCGCTCATAGTTTTTGGATTAATTCCTTCAAACGATTTAACACCATCTGATAATCCTTCTAATGCTCCGTCACTAATAAACGATGCAACAAGTCCGCCTTTGGCAAGTCCCATCATATTATCAGTTAATGGCCCTAATGATTTACCAACATCAAGTAATTTCTTAGCATCCATGCCTTCAAACTTTTTAACGCCGTCTGCAAGTGTGCCTACTCCGCTAGTAATCGAATCTATCAATGCGGCAATTCCGTATCCAGCTACTCCAATTCCAGCAAACGCTAGACCAATTGCAAGTACACCTGGTACTGCTAGGTTAATTGGACCTGCTAGTGCGCCAATAGCCGCCGCAACGCCAAGTAATACAGCCGCGGCACCAATGCCGCCCCACATTAATGCTTTGCCCCACTCTTCAAATTTTGTAATTATTGGGCCTAATGATTCAAACATTGATCCCATAAGTGTTCCACCTGAGCCACCTGCATCGTCACCTGCTTCGGCGCCTGGCGAGCCTGGTGATGCTTTAGTCTTAGGCTTACCTCCAAACAAGAATCTAATTGGATCAATTAAATATTTTGTTACTAGTTCTCCAATGCTAAGTTTGCCCCAATCATCTTTGAAATTTTGAAACATATTTCCAAGGTTGTCAATTAGTATTCCTAATCGATCTGTAAATCCTTGAATTGATGTTTGTATCTTGTCACTCTGAAACCACGTTGTTAGTTTTGACATTGCTGATTGTACTTTAGTAAATACTCCAGAATCAAGTAACGCAACCATAATTTTACTACGTACTTTCTCTATTGCACTATCAAAGTCTGTTAGTGTTTTATTTTTAGCTGTGGTTGCATCTAGTTGTTTCTGCTGTGCATCGCTTAGTTTACCACCTACTGTACCAGCTTTTGCTAAACTAAGTGCGGCGTCATATGCAGTTACACCCATTGCGGCATATGTACCTATATTTTCTTTTTCTTGTTTAACTAACGCCTGTGCTTGAGCTATTTGCTCGTTTGTTTGTGCGGCAAACTCATCGGCTGTTATTGATCCAGATCGTAATCCTCTAGCCATTTCAGCAAACTGTGGATTTGTACGCAACAACCCTTCTGTAAATGGAGTAAGAGCTACACCGTTAGTTGCAACTAATTCAGTCATTGCATCTTTCATTTCTGGACTCATATTTTTCATCATTGCCAAAGAATTTTGTAAATTCGTTTTGACTCCTTCATCCATATTTGAAATTAATGCCTGTAATCTTTTATCAGTTGCTTGTGATTGTAATTCTTCTGCGGCTTGCTTTCTTGTCATACCTGTAACTTTAGCAAGTTGATCAAGTTGCATAATATAATTCTGTGTGCCTTTAGCTAACTGTCTGTCAGTCATTGTGCCTAAACGGCCTTGAACTTTTTGTAATTCAATATAGTCAGCTGTAAATTCAGTTACATCTTCCATTGTCATACCCAATGCTGAAAACTGTGCTTGTGATTGCTGTACATATTTTGAAATTTTAGAAAATCTATCAGCACCTGTAGTTGCACCGCCAAACGCTAGTGCTAACATTGATGAATTTTCTTGGATTGATCCAGCTAGTGTAGCCATACTTAATCCTGCTTCAGCGGCACGTCTTTGCATAGAGAATAAATCGTCTCCAAAATCAATACCACCATTTGACAGTGATCTGTACATGTCAATTTGATTGTCAAGGACATTTAACATAGTTTGTCCAAATTGTCCTAAAACACCACCAACTATTGGAAACTGACTTACTAGTCCTGTAACATGCTGTCCAAAATCACTAATTCTGTTGCCACCGGCTACTAATTCTTTTCCTAGCCCGCCTACCGCTGATATAGTGTTTCCAACACCACTTAATAATCCACCACTATACCTATCTAATGTTTTAGCAAAGTTTTTAGTTTTTTGGGTAAGACTAGTAGTAGCTTTGGTTTGTTTTTGGGTAGCTTCGGTACCTTCTTGTGTGGCTTTGTTGTCTTTTTGTGCTATTCCAATACCTTTGGTCTTAACAGCATTGGCCATTTTTTCAGTAGCTGACCCACCGCCAGTACTGCCTTTTTCCATTAGTTGGACTAGTCGTTGGAGAGTAGCTTCACTAGCCGCATTGCTAGTAACTCCGTCCATTTGACCGCCTCTGTATGTGATTTCTGCCATTTATTAAGTACCTATATAATGGAAGTTCATAAATATACTATATGAACAACACTTATTATTTATCCGGAGAAAAACCATGCCAGAAATAGAAAGAAGTGGAGCGAATCCACTACAAAAATATTTTAGGCAACCTAAAATATATATCAAATTACCCAGTGGTGGACAATTTTACCCTGAGGGAGCATTAGAACTAACAGAAAACGGTGAGTTGCCTGTTTATGCAATGACAGCAAGAGATGAATTATCATTCAAAACTCCTGATGCATTACTTAACGGACAATCAACTGTTGATGTAATTCAAAGTTGCATTCCTAACATTAAGAATGCCTGGGCAATGCCTACTGTTGATATTGATACAGTACTGGTTGCTATTAGAATTGCTACCTACGGTGAAAAATTAGACCTAACAACTAGAGTTCCAAACACACAAGGGTTAGAAAGATCATTTGGTCTTGACCTAAGAATGGTGTTAGACAAATTTGCGGCTGTAGAGTTTAATGACACTATCACTATTGACGAGTTTACAATTAAATTGCGTCCTCAAACTTATAAAGAGTTTACTAGAGTTGCAACAAAAACATTTGAAGAACAACGTATTGCACAAGTAATCCAAGAAGACGATATGGATGAACAAAAGAAACTAGAAATCTTTAATACTGCATTTGAACGTTTAACTGCTATTACTATTGATATGGTTATTGATGGAGTAGTGTCTGTTCAAGTTGGTGACGATGTAGTAACTGATAGAAATCATATTGTTCAGTTTATTCAAAACGCAGATAAAAAGTTTTATGCTGGCGTTGTTGAAAATATGGAAACACAAAAAAATAAGTTTAGTTTAAAACCTATTGAAATTGAATCCACTGAAGAAGAAATTGCGGCAGGTGCTCCTAAAAAATGGGACATGCCTGTAACATTTGATCAATCAAATTTTTTCGCATAAGGATAGCTTCTCAGTCTCTGGAGGATATCCTAAAAGAAGTTGACAACTTAGAAAACGAGACCAAAAATTTCAAGATGGAACTATCTCGTATAGTTTGGTATATGAGAGGTAGCGTTAGTCTTGAGGAGATCTATCAGGTTGGTCCCGAAGATAGAGAAATATTTTCTAAACTTATTAAAGAGAATCTTGAAACTGCTAAGAAAACAGGTCAACCTTTTTGGTAGGATCTATTACTTTGCTATTAACATTTGACGTACTTGTTTTTGTACGCCTGCTTTACTAATTCTATCTACTAGATCTGGTAAGTTAACTCCGCTACTCTGTTGTGCAGTTCCTCCACCTAAACTTTGTTTAACACTATCAACATTTACACCAGACTTTTTAATTTTTTGTGCTAGTGTTGCAACATTGCTTTGTGTTGGTGTAGCTTGTGCTGATCCTTGTTTAGCTTGTGCTTTAGCTTGTGCTGAAGCTGGAACTTTTGGTTTCTTTGCATAATCTCCGCCTGTTGCTTTTGCTGGTTTATCTGGAGTACCTGTAGGATAACTTAGGGGAGTTTTGCCCGGAGTAGGTGAGCTAGATGGCTCTTGTTTGTCATTTTTAGTTGATGCTTGTGCTTGTGTAGCTGTAGCTTTATCACCGCTTGTTGACGCTGTATCTGCGTCTGTGGCACCATCTGTAGGTGCTTTAGTTACTTCATCTGGACTAATTGGTGCTTGTGTTGATCCTGCAATACTGCTTATCTGATCATTAGTTAACCCTGCACCTGATAATATATTTACAATGCTACCAGAATCAGTTGGTTCGCCCATCTTCTTCCAATCTTTATTAAGTTTGTTAGCAGTAACTTTATTACCTACATCTTTGGCACCTTGCTTAACTGCACCAACTGCACTTTTAGCACCTTGAGCAACTGCACCTGCGGCTCTACTTGCAACTTTGCCTACACCACGTTTTAGTTTAGCACCAAGTGTGTTAGGATTGTTTAATGGTAGTTCACCTTGTGCAGGTTCTGCTTCTTGTAAGTATTCGTTAAATGCAGTTTCATAATCAATTGATTCTGCTTTGTCGCCTACTGCTCCAAAGTCTGAAAGTTTTTGACTCTTGTCAAAGTTTTTATCTACAGGTGTTGCATCACTTCCGCCTTTAAGATCTAATTCAAGTTGTTTCTTTTCTTCTGGATCAATTGGTTTAACTTTGTGCATTTCTTTGTTGTTGTCGTCAACAGTTTGTAAAGCACCTTGTGCCGCCGCACCAATTGCGCCACCGGCGCCACTTAATGTTTCAATTGCTTTGTCAGCATTGTCAAGCACAGCAATAGCCGCATCCAGTTGATCACCTGTTAGTGCATCTTTAGGAATGTCTGCTATAGTTTTTGCAAGTGCAGTTAGGTCTGCGTTTGCTTGTTGTGTTGTTGACATAAATCCGTGCAACTTACCTGCCGCTTCGTAATATTCAGGACTAAAAACTTTTGCATTTGATGCCGCATCTGATAGTGCTTTATATTGTGCAACTTGATCAGCAGTCATAGTTAAATCATAATTGTAAAAGAAGCCGTTGATGTTACCAGACATTTTTAAATTACGTGCACCGTCAAGTACACCTGCATCAAAACCTGCATCTGCTACTGCACCATCTACTGCCGCAGTAAAGTTGGCTTTTTCAAAAGCATCCATCATAGCGTCTGCTTCTGCTTCACTGCCCGTTGCAATGTTATCAACCATATTATCAGTTAGCCCTTGAATTGCCAAACCAGCAAGAGCACCATATGCCGCTGTTTTAACTGACTTACCAACTGCTGTTGAAAGTTTTTCACCTTGTAATAGATCTTTTGTTGAACGCAGTACTAAACCTGCGGCCGCACCACCTAATGGTCCGCCTGCAAAGGCCGCAACAGTTGTTAAAATACCAACTGCTAATGAAGCCTTACCTGGATTTGCTTTTGCCCAATCACTGACAGCTTTTACACCTGCAACAATTTTACCGTCACTTGATCCAATTTTCTTTTTAAGTTCTTCAAACTTTGCATCAGCATTTTTAATTGGGCCTGCGTTTTGTGCTAGTTTGCCCAGCTCATTAATCTTTGCATCAACTTTTTTAGCTAGGTCAACGGGTAATTTAGCCGCCGCTCCAACTGCTGAACCTGCTTTACCAAGTGCAGTTTTGTTATCTCCACTGGCCATTGCTGTTTCTTCAGCGCCTTTGAAGATTGCTTGTATTTGATCTGATGTTAATTCTGCTTCTGCTAGTTTTGCATAAGACTCAACTAGTGGCCAAAGCTCTAATTCAAAGCGTGTTAGATAATTTTGTTGTGCTTCGTTTAGATCTTGCCAACCCTCGTTTAAAATTGTTTGGGTTTTACTTGTAATTACTTCGTTGAGTTTCATCAGTCAGTCCTTAGAGTAGTTTTGCTAATTCTGCTTTGTCCTGAGGACTAAGTGCATCAATTTCTTTTTGTAAATCTGCAGGAATTCCTCCTTGGGCACTTGCTGATCCAAATTTATCACCTAAACTAGCTGGACTACTTGCAGTTGCCGCTTGTCCTGCCGCACCTTTGAAAGAATCTTGTGCAATTCCTTGTAACAAATCGTCTACTTGTTTAGGAGTCATTTGTCCTTGTACACCTTGCATACGCTTTGTTGGAAGTTTTTGTTTTTGTAAAAAGTCCATAACTTGATCTGCTGTTGGTTGTTTAGCATTACCACCAGTTTGACCCATATAGCCTCTATATTGTGTGAATATCTCTTTTGCTCTGGCGTTTTGATCTACTTTACCTGACATGCCAGCCGCTGTGCCTTTAGCGCCAACGGCGCCCGCTACTTTTGCGCCAGCTTTTCTTGCTAGGTTACCTAGGGCACTTCCGCCAGGAGCCTCAGAGACTGTTGTTTCTGTAACTATTTGATTGATTTTCATAGCAAACTCCTTTGTATAATATATTTATACTTAATTAGTTCTAAATCCTCATTAAATAAACAATATGGTTATACGTTATGTTATATCGTCTAACGGCGAAGTAGTTGCAACACTTAATAGTATGGATGAAGCAACACAAGCCGTTGAGATGTTTAAACTTCAATCTCCTCATAATACATTCGAAATCGATACTATCAATGTTAGTCTTGTAAAGTCTGGTTTTGGAAGAGATCCTGATCTACACTAAATAATCCACATGTGTTCGCCTATATTTTACTTTGTGATTTTGACTATTGTGTTATTATGGATACTCTATAAACATAATTAGGAACAAGTACTGCGTACTTGTTGTTTTTCGCTATCGCTCAAACACTTATATCTTTTAATCTTAATAAGGAATAATTATACTTAATAATAAGTGCGAAGCACTTTAGCATTATCTAGATAGTTGAGCCACAATTCGCCCGTTGCCGGACGAATTAAAAAAAATGACTACTCCTACATTATCTGAGTGAGCATCGCCACAATCTATTAAAGAAGATTGTAATATAATTACACGGAGGCGGCGTACCGCATACCCCCTACTTCAGCATTCGCATAATACGCGGAAAGCAGTTAATCCCTAATAGTCGAAATTACTTACTTTGTGGTTGTATCTTTTTCACAGAGCCACGATCTTTTATACCTAAGTTAGTATTGTCCTTGCAACGCACTAGTCCACCGGTGTATTTCTCACAAGTTCAAAGTGAGTCGAGCTACCTCGACCAAACAATGTTGCTATGTTTGCCTATAATTTGCGTAATTCTTCTTTAAGAATCTTTGATCCGCCAACTCTAACATTAATGATTCCGTTGTAGTAATCATCTGTTTCAAGTACTCTGCGTTCAAACTGCTCTCGTGCCTCTAAGTAACTTGCTAAGCCTCTGCTTTTACAATAATATAATATTTCTCTGGTGAAATTTTTCTGGCCTAATTCTTCAACGTCTCTTAATAAGTTATCACTGGAGCCCCAATAGTCTCTCCAATCTGATTCTTTAGTTCCACGTCTTTTGTTTTTTCTGCCTTTGAGCGGTGGCTTAGTTGTCTTAAACTTAGCTAATTTTTTGCCTATGTACTTACGATTGTTAGTTTTATTAGTGATTAAGTAAACAAATGCTTCGCAATCTGTTGGAAGTTCGTCTATTTTTTTACTTTTGTAAGTCCACTGCATGAACTTACTTACATTGTGTCTAGGGGTATTACTCTTGATTGTGGTTCTTCTTGTTAGATGTAAAGTCGTCCATGATTTCTACTCTGCGTGTAGAGCACAAACGACGAATTTCGCTTAACCACCTACGTGCTTCACGTTTAGTACGTTCGCTTTTGCGAATTTCAAACGCTTCATTGGCTTTATAGTATTGCATATAAGCCTTAGTAAGTAAATCATGCGTATCGTCAGTCATTATCGTATTTCTATATCGTTATCATAACTAGTAAAGCCATTTTCCTTAACAACTCTAAGTACATTTGTAACTCTACCAATTAGTTCATCTTTGTGTGAGATTAGATAAACGTTTTTACTACGCTCTCTAGCCATTTTCTTAAGAATACTAATAGAGCTTTCAACACCTGCGGTATCCATACCACTATCAATAAGCTCATCAATGAATAGTAAGTTAATGTTTTGATATAAACTTTCCCACACATCACGGAATGACCAACTCATACCAAGTATAAGTCTGTTACGTTCACCTCTACTCAAGTTATCAAAGTCTAAGTCCTGTCCTAGTTGTTGTATTTCAACTGTTAGGTCATTTTTAAACACTACAGTATGTGGTAACCCTATTTTGTCTAAGTAATATGTAAGTCTGTTGTTTAAGTATGCTAAGTTTTGTTCAATAATCTTCTTACGAATAAAACTATCTTTGTTTGTTAGTAACTTATATAAAAAGTCTTGATGTTCTTTAGTACTAGTCAATTCATTTACTGTTTCCCAGTTAAGTTCTTGAATAGCAGTTTCTTTTAAATCATCAATTTGTTCTTGGTAAGGGTCAACTTCATCTTGTTTTGCCTGCAACGTAAGTTTCAAATTTTCAACATTATGTTGATGCTCATATGCTTCTTTGGCATTTTCGTAAAATGTGTTAGGCTTACTTTCAACGTCACCAAGGTCTTCAATCTTTTTAACTACCTTTTCAAACTTTTCAGCAATCTCAATTAGGTATGTGTGTGCATCGCCATAATCGGTTTGCAGTTTATCTTTAAGTTCTTCTAATTTTTCATCATGTAAGTCTTGTCCACAAGCATAACACTTTGCATGTTCTAAGTCATCTAGTTCTTTACCAGACTTTTTCATGTTCTTGTCAGCTTGTTCTAAAGCACGTTCAATAGTAGCTCGTTCTTTGATCAAGTTATTGTGTTTAGTTGTTTTCTCTGACCAAGAACTTAACAAGTCATGTGCTTCTAGTTCAGCATCAATATCTAACTTTTCTAATTCTTTAATTGCTTTGGCAAGTTTATCACAGTCTTGTTTGTTTTGAGAGATCCATGCTTTACGTCTAGTGTGCAATCTATCAATATTTTCTGTAATTTTTTCGTTACTTGCTGTTACTGCCGTGAGTCTAGCAGTTTCTTCTGTGAGTTGGTCCTTAACAATCTTAGATTGCTCTCTAAGTTTATCAGCCTTCTCACTTAATATAGTAATACCTAATAGTTGTTCAATGATTGCACGTTGATCGTTGCTTTTTAAAGATAAAAACGGTTCAGTATATGTGTTAAGTGCAAGAATATGTTTGAACATCTCATGACTCATACCAAGTAGTGTGTTAATATCTTCTTGTGTCTTGCGACTATCACCTTGACTTTCGTCTGTAATCTCTTGATCAGTACCATCAATGCTAAATTTTAACAAATTAGGCTTACGTCCACGTTCAATATGATAATTTCTACCATCTTTTTCAAACGTGAGTGTTACTAACATCGCTTTGTTATTAGTTTTGTTAACTAAATTATCTTTGCGTATGTTAGTTAGTGCTTGGCCGTACAGGGCGTAGGATAATGCGTTGATTATCGTAGTTTTACCTGTACCGTTACGGGAACCAGAATCGTCACCTCCTTGATCTAAGTTTTCACCAAGCACTAACGTTAGTTGTTCTCTATCAAAGTCAACTCCTTGTGTAGAATTACCTACACTCATGAAATTTTTGACTGTTAATTCTTTAATTTTAATCATCTCTACCTAGATCCCTGTATATGTCTAACAGTTTTTTCCTATCAAAATTGTCTGAGTCAATTGCTTCAATCTCTTTAGCTACAATTTCATCAACACTTTCAAACTGTGCGATGTCAATTTCACTATTCATCTCGTCATCTTTGGTACTAGGAATTAATGTAATTTCTCTACATTCGTATTCTTTAATAAATGTTTCTTTAATAAAACTTGCTTCTTCGTAACTAATAGGTAAGTCTAGTGTAACTCTCAAATACATCTTGGGTTTAATAAGTGTATCTTTCTCATCTAGTAGTTGGCTAAGTTTAACTGTGCGATACTTAGGACAGTTCCACCAGTTAATATACTGTGGTTCACCGCCATGTTCTAAAATCATCATACCACGCTCGTCATCCCATGCATCTGCATAGTTGTGTGGTAAAGCATTTCCAATATAGTGTACAGGCCCTTTTACTTGTCGCTTGTGAAAGTGTCCACTAAACACATATTCTTGGTGTTGGAAATGTTCTGCTCTAAGTTCTCCGTGGTCTGGCATCTGTACCATAGCATTCATATAGAAACTAGGCAGTTCAAAGTGTCCAAATATATACTTGCTTTTAATTTTACTAATCTTTTTCCATTCGTCGCCTACTAACCAAGGAACAAGTGTACTATCACCAATGGTCATTATTTCATTAACCATTGTAATGCCTTCAATATGCTTACCAAAAGCAACTGAATTTAAATCTCTTTTATCTTTATAATATAAATCGTGGTTACCAGGAAAGAAATAAAACTTTTCAAATGCCTTACCAAGTTTTTCCAATGCTCGAAGCGTAGCATCAAGGGTGGTAATATTCAAACTGTTTCTATTATGATGCCAGTCACCCATAAAGATGCCAGTCTCACAGCCGTTAGCCTGAGCCTGTTCAATGTACCAATCTACAAATTCTTCGCAGTCGTCATTGTGTGTTTTAGAATTGGACTTGAGTCCAAAGTGTATGTCTGTAAAGACAGCCGCTTTTTTAAACAAAATTATACCTCACGATTCATACTTTATTGTACAACATATAGTTTTTACTGTCAACCTATTTTTTAACGGGTATAGTAGTAACTGTCGAAGACGATGCATACTTTTTATTATGTGCGTCTAATTCGGCTTCCCATTGTCCTTGATTCTGTCTTGTAAAAGATGGCGTCATGTCGTTCATCTCAAGGATGTCATCTCTTATATTTTGATTACGTTTTTCAATATTAATAATTCTAACAAATGAGTTTGTAACCGCCGCAGTATAATAAGCAAATGGATTATTTGATTTTGACTCGTCAAACTGTAAACCAATCTGTGTTAATTGTAGGATTGCCTGTCCTCGCATTTCGTCATTATATGTATAACCTCTTACATTACCACGTGTAGCATAACGCTCACATAGCTTCATCCACATCATAGCAAGTTTTCTAGTTGCTTGTCCGCCAGATAAACTAAAATGTCCATTCTCCATTCCACCTTCCCAATGACTTTTACCTACAAGCTCTAATTCGTCGTTGTCGTTAAACTTGTAGTGTACAAATGGGGGAAAGTTTAATTTTACCTTAGTATCTGCTACTGTTTTAGGATTTTTCTTCCTACCTTTTTCTTCTGGAATGTGATCATATGTCATAACACGGAAAATTAGGTCTGTTTTAGCTATTTTTCGGTAGTCTATTTCAGTATCAGCTTGTTTGACCTTTTCACCAGCCAGCTTTCTTCGAGTATATTCGTCATAACTGATTCGTTTTGCTTGGTTTCTTTTAGCTTCTGCTATAGTTCTAATATTAATTTTTGCAACATCAGGTAAAATGATGTCAAATTGTGCATAAGCGTCATCTGTAAAACTGCTAAATGTACTTTTAGATTTGTGTATTTCTAATAACAAATCTCTGTTGTTTAAATAATTTACTTTTCTCATGTATGAATTCTCCAGGTTATAGTTCTATTATAAACTACTAACTTAATAAAGTCAACTAAATACTTGTAGGAGATTGCCAATATGTCAATAGATTTTGCGAAAATAGGAAACAACATCAAAAGTGGTGTCCAAGATGCTACCGCTGATTTCACTAAGGGAGTAGCCGACGCGGCAAATGCTATTTCAGAATTTGTCAACGTTGACGGCTTTGCAAAAGCTCTTCGTGGTAAAAATTTACCAGGAAAAGACAAAGGCCCATTAGGAAATATGGACGGCAACGTTTCGTTTGCCAAACCAACCAACCGTGATTGGCGTGTTAAATTAAGTATGCCTAATCTTGAGTCTTTCAATAAATCTCCGTTATTGCAACCACTTGCTAAAACAAATGGTTTAGTTTTTCCGTATACGCCTACAATTATTGTAGCACACTCGGCAAACTATAGTGCAATTACTCCTACACATACTAATTATCCGTATTATGCGTATCAAAACTCACAAGTGGATCAGTTGGTTATCACAGGTGACTTTTTTGTACAAAACGGAATTGAAGCAAAATATTGGGTTGCGGCATTACACTATCTACGTTCAGTGACTAAAATGTTTTATGGCGGCGAAGGAGATACACTAGGTGCTCCACCTCCAGTTATTAAATTAAACGGATACGGAGATTTTATTTTTAACAATGTCCCTTGTGTTGTTACTAACTTCACAGTTGATTTACCACAAGACGTTGATTATATTGCAACAGGATTGAATACACCAATTACAACAAAGTCAGATCAAGAAACTGATAAAACTCCAGAGAGTACTAGAGACGGAGTAAGTTGGGCACCAACACAAAGTTTAATAACAGTTACAGTACAACCAATTTACAGTAGGCGCGAGATTGAACAGTTTAGTTTACAAAAATATGTCAATGGCGACTATGTTAAAAGTGGTGGAGGATTTATTTAATGGCAGACTATTCCCAATCTAGTCCGTGGTTTGCTACTCCGGAAAACGAAAGCGGTGAGTATATGGACTTACTTAGAGTTCGTACTGTACCGGCATCATCAGATGACGCCTTATACGAAATTGAACCTCAGTATAATTATAGACCAGATCTACTAGCATATGACTTATATGGAAGTCCAAAGTTATGGTGGGTGTTTGCCCAACGTAATATGGATACTATTAAAGATCCTGTCTATGACATAAAAGTTGGAACTAAAATTTATCTACCTAACGCTTCTGCACTTTCTGATAGACTAGGAGTTTAATATGGCGGACTATCGTGACAAGATATTTAAAGACGCAGAAGCCTTGGAAAAGAAACGAGTTTCCGAAAAAG